GCTACAGGACCAACGGGCGCCACGGGACCAACAGGTGCCACGGGACCAACTGGAGCCACAGGCCCAACAGGTGCCACGGGACCAACAGGTGCCACGGGACCAACAGGTGCCACGGGACCCACTGGTGCTACGGGACCAACTGGAGCCACAGGCCCAACAGGAGCCACAGGCCCAAGAGGTGCTACGGGCCCAACAGGTGCCACGGGACCAACAGGTGCCACGGGACCAACAGGTGCCACGGGACCAACAGGTGCCACGGGACCAACAGGTGCCACAGGACCAACAGGTGCCACGGGACCAACAGGTGCCACGGGACCAACTGGAGCCACAGGCCCAACAGGTGCCACGGGACCAACAGGTGCCACGGGACCAACAGGTGCCACGGGTCCAACAGGTGCCACAGGTCCAACAGGTGCCACGGGACCAACAGGAGCTACGGGACCAACGGGCGCTACGGGACCAACAGGAGCTACGGGACCAACGGGCGCAACAGGACCTACGGGCGCTACGGGACCAACAGGCGCTACGGGACCAACAGGTGCTACGGGACCCACGGGCGCAACAGGCCCAACAGGTGCTACGGGGCCAACAGGTCCTCAAGGAGCCACAGGTCCTGTACCTTCAGGAAATCAGGGGCAGTTGATTTTTATAGGTCAAACAGGAGCTCTGGCTGCAAACATATACCAGAGTCTTACCAGTAATAGCGTCGGAATAGGAACGACGAACCCTCAGGCCAATCTGCACGTCATAGGAACCCTTAATGTAACGAGTACGGCCAATGTTTCAATCATCAATGTAAGCAGTAATCTTTATGTATCGGGGGCAATGGCTGTTTCTCAGCCTAACATGACCCTCTTCTTTGATACTCTGACGATTCCATACATAAATGCACTCAGCATAGTCGCAAATTCTCTTCAAATTTCTAACATTACTTCACCGGCTCTAAACGTCACTGGTAATTCGTACTTTTCAAATCTCACGGCAGCAACAGCCAATATATTCAGTTTACAAAGTCTTACTGTAGTCGGTGGCTCGACTGTCACGTCATTGTACTATACTGATGACCTTTTCAAACGCGGTCCGCATTTGGTCCCAAATGCTACGAACGGACCTATTATTCAGGGGTGGATATCTGCCGTTTCTAACGTGGCTACTCAGCCGGTCCGTTCATGGTGGGCCACTTCTCCGACTCCTTCTTTTGCAAATACTGCTTCGATTCCCGTAACTTATGGATCTGCCTACGCTGGATCGGTACTTCTTCCAGACGAAAGAATTCTTTTCATCCCTGCAAATACAAACATAGTAAGTATTTATAATACTTCTCAGCCTTCACAAATACTCGGAAATACGCTGACGGTTTCAAATACATTCGGATACTTTTCGGGAGGACTTCTTTTGCCCACCGGAAACGTAGTTTTCTGTCCGCAAGTCTCTAATGTCGGAATGTTCAATCCTCTGAATTACTCATTTTCTATGCCCGTATCATTACCAGGGGGTCAGTACTCTGGAGTCCTGACTGCAAATAACGTAGTATTTGCTCCCCAGGGAGTTCCTTCAAACATCGTGAACTGGAACTATTCGACTGGCGCCGCGACGAATGTTTATGCTTTGACTAATACATATACAGTGAATTTTACAACGAATACTCAAGTGGGGAGTAATGACTTTTATTCAATTGCCTGGTCCCCGCAACTAGGAATTTTTGCGGCAGGCTGCAATGGAAATTTTACGTGGTCTACAGACGGAAAGAACTGGGCCCCGTTAAGTACTTTGGGGAGTGTTATCTGGCAAGGAATTGCCTGGTCGCCTCAGTTAGGACTTTTTGCGGCATGTGGAGGAAGTGGAAATTTTACTTGGTCAACTGACGGGAAGACCTGGGCCCCGCCAAGTACTCCTCAGGGTGCTGTTAACTTTTATTCAATTGCCTGGTCCCCGCAATTAGGACTTTTTGCGGCAGGTGGAGGAAGTGGAACAAATGGAAATTTTACGTGGTCAACTGACGGGAAGACCTGGGCCCCGGTAACTAGTTTTGGCGGTTTCATGGTATCAATTGCCTGGTCTCCTCAGTTAGGTATTTTTGCGGCATGTGGATCAACTGGCACAGGTGCAGCAGTTAGTTGGTCAACTGACGGGAAGATCTGGACAGCGGGAACTTTTGCGGTCGGTTACGTCATGAAATCATTGACCTGGTCCCCACAATTAGGGATTTTTTTGGCATGTGGAGAGAGTGGAAGAACTGATACTTCAACTGACGGGAAGACCTGGGTATACTTAAATATTGAAACTTCAACTACCTTTAATTCAGTGACATGGTCCCCGCAATTAGGACTTTTTGTGATATTTGGAATAAATAACGGAAATGGATGTTTTTTTTTGTCAAATAACGGGAAGAACTTTCCGCCTCGAGTTTCGACAAGTGTAATCGTGCAAGCATCGACCTGGTCCCCACAATTAGGAATTTTCGTGGCAGGTGGAAACGGAGGAAATTTTACGTTCTCTGTACCTTCCTTCCCTCTCCAGACTGGAGCCTGTCTCTTGCCAAACGGTAACGTCATCGTGCCCTCCCCCGGAACTGCCAACGTCATCCAGTTCAATCCTTCGAGTCTCGCAGGCTCTAACATATTCGTGGGAACAGCCGGGTTCAACGGTCTCGTCCTCGCGCCCAACGGAAACGTCATCGGCGTCCCCCAAAATTCAAACATTCTGGTCATCAATCCGAGTACTTTCACGTCATCAAACGTACAGCTTCCTCTTTCGAACGCAAACGGAGCAGTCTTTTTCGGAGGTGGGTGTTTGTCCCCCTACGGAAACGTGGTATTTGCTCCGTCTCTCACGCGAACGGCGAACGTCGGATCTTCAAATATAGTTAATTACGATACACTCCTAGGAGGCTACTCAAACACGTCGCCTGCAGGGGCCGCATTCTCCGGGGCGACCCTTCACCCTTCGGGCCAGATCGTATTCACTCCTTGGGGTCAGACGAGTACAATAGGCGTCCTCCAAACGATGGTCTCGGCACCCAAAGAGTTCTGTATGAGTCCATACTTTAACAAATCTTAAGACGCAGCGTGTCGCTCATATATTAATATGCTTTATTATTAGATGTCGGCATATTTCTCTCGTTCAGGAAATACGACTAATAACCTTATTGCTCCAGGTCTAGTAAGAGTAATAAATAGTTCCGCAAATTCTCAGATTAACGGATTTGATTACATTTTAGACGTGAATTATACTGGCGCCACTCTTACACTTCCTTCTAGCGGAACATTAAACACTCAGTCTGGAAAAATTTTTATAATCAAGGACATCACTCAACAGGCTGCCCTGTTTCCTATAACTATACAAGTCACTTCCGGAGACACTATAGAGGGCGGCCAGACGTCCGTGACTCTTGCCTATAACAACGGCTGCCTGTTTATCATGTGGGATGGGAGCCAGTGGTTAATAGACAGTTCCAACTATTCAGATTTTGTTAGTAACCGAGCTCCATATCTTCAACCCAGTCCTACCACCAACGTAGTCATTCAGAATTGGATAAGCTCGTCGACCGGGGCTTCACGAAGTTCTTTTTGGTCAACTTCCAATAAGCCTTCTATTTCTAACGTATATTTAGAAAAGGTCCAAGCGAGTTTTTTTGGTGCCGTGAGTATTCCAAACGGTCGTCTCATCATGGCTCCTTACAATTACTCGAATGTCGGAAGTTACTTTACAGATAGGGATGAGTACTCTGATATGTTAACTCCGGTCGGATCGGCTCTCCCTTCTGGTGCTTTTCAAGGGGCGGTTCTCCTTCCTTCTGGAAAGGTTGTTTTCGTCCCTTATAATTCTGGAAACGTGTGTACGTACGTAAATGAAGGAGGAGGTGTTCTCAGTAATTCTGTAGCTCATAATCAAACTGTTCCGGCCTATTCCGGGGGAGTCCTTGATTCCGGTGGAAACGTGGCTATGTTTCCTGCTCGTAAATCTATTCCACTGGCTTCTTATAAGCCTGATCAAGCCTCTTTTACGACCTATCCATTCAGTTTCGATGGTAGTTTCTTAGGGGGCGTCCTTTTGCCAAACGGGAACATAGTCATGGTCGCCAATACAAACGCAAACATCTGCCAGTTCAACCCGTCCTACACGGCAGTTTCAAATTCTGTCAATGTAGGAGCTTCCGGGACGCAAAAATACGCAGGGGGTGTTCTTGCACCCAACGGGAACGTCATCATGATCCCTCAAAACTCGAATGTAGGTGTTTTCAATCCTTATACTTTAGCCTTTTCTAATATAGTGACTAATACAGCAAAATTTTCATTTTGTGGAGGCTGTCTCCTTCCTTCAGGGAACGTGATCATGGCCCCTTTTGCTTCAGCGAACGTGGGAATGGTAGATCCTATAGCTCTCACATACTCGAACAGTACTCCTTTGATACCTGGACAAGGATCTTTCACGAGCGCGTCGCTCGTACAGGACGGGCGTGTTCTCTTTACTTCTCTCCAAGGGAACGTGTGTATACTTTCTACAGTGACGCCCCCGAACAAAGAGTTTTTTTTAAGCCCATATTTTAATAAATTTTAATAACAGAATGCCCGAGGTGGTTCATACAGGAGGAGCTTCACAGATAGGACTTAACCAGGTCCAAACGCAATTAGTAAGTTCATCCGGAGTGTCACTTTCTAGCTCTATTAATAACTTGAATCCTTCTGTTTTTCATGGAAATTCACGAGCGAAAGTTCCAAGATATCAGGTAAATTTTTCAGATACAGATGTAGTAGTTCAAAATGGAGACCTTTACGCGAACAATGCCACATTTAGCGGTTTTACAACTCTAAATGATCTTACGGCTCAACAGATTAATTTTACAGACAGTCTATGCTCAATTTCAGAAGCTAACCCAGATTATTTTAACAATTTTAACAATTTTAAAAGTATAAAATATATACGCCGAGATACAAAAAATAATTTTTATATTATTTATGAATATAATCAAACTACATATCTTGGAAAATTTGATTTAAATTTTAATTTAATAAGTAGTCTTAGGATCAATTATGCTCAATATTCATATCTTTCAAAAGACGAAACTTCTATATATTTTACACAAGAAGATTCAAATGTATATATTGTAAATACAAATACTTTTCAACTTACGACTGTTTCTGTTTCTCCGTATAATTATTCTTTTGTTTTGTGTTGTGTAAACTCTGTGGGGAACGTATACGCATATGACGTTAGTACCACATTTCCTGTAATTTATAAGTTTACAGATAATACATGTACTCAAATAGCATCAACAATTCCTATAAATAATGGTGTTAGTCAAGGTCTTGCTGTAGATTCTGAAGACAACCTGTACATAGTTGCTTATGATGGTATAGAATATTTTGTAGAAAAAATAGATGATACTGGGACTGTTTTGGTAACTTATTATTCAACTTATACAGGAGGAGGAAATATTACTTCTGTAGATGTTGATTCTAATCTTAATGTTTATGTTACAGACCCTTATCACAATATAATTTACAAATATTCGAATGACGGAAATATAATATACATATATTATACTCCCGGGGCTTTGGATCAATTGTTATTTTCTCTTAATAATCTTGATGAATTTTGTATGATTTACATACTTCCAGACTCCATCGCACAACTAATCAGATATCAAACAAAGATTGTAGATAGTAGCGGAAACGCGCGTTTATCCCTGGCCAACGTGATGACTCTGAACGTCGGGAGCCTCTTTGGGTCTGGGAACAACCTCACGAACGTACAGGTTTCAACCCTCGCAAACCTAGTGGTCTCAAACTCTGTGACCACGTCAAATATATTTGTGACAGGCCAAGTGGGTATAGGAACAACCTCCCCCGGAGCAATGCTAGATGTCGTGACTTCTTCCTTCCCTTCATCTGGAACCACACTCGCCCAATTTGGAAGTACCGCGTCCCCCAGAATTCAATTTTTTGATGAAAATGGAGATTCAAATTCTCCTCCGTATATTTATGGAAATTCCGGATACGGTCTAGGTCTTTCATCAAACGGACCTATACAGTTAGTTAGCAGCCAAGTAAACATTAGCGCGAACCTACATATCTCAAATGACATTTCAACTCCGTCTTTCTATACAAAATTAAGTCAGACTCTCCTTGTTGAATCTGGAGAAGGAGTTGCAGTTAGTTCTGATGGAAATTGGGTCGCTTTTGGAAACAAAATTAGAAATAATGTATGGGTCTACAATAATAATGTTCAGTTTGGTTCTAATATTCACAATCCGACAAATTATTTTGGGGCATTTTTATCTCTGAACAGAGATGGTTCTGTTCTGGCTATTGGCGGCGAGTATGGAGTAATTGCTATATATGCGAGAGGCTCATCTGATTGGTACTCTTATAGTTATTTAACTACCGGAACTGGATTTGTATTTGTTCCTTCATTGAGCGGAGACGGATCGCGGTGCGTCGCCGGTCCTTATTATACTGGTAATAGTCCTATGACTGGTACCGGTACTCCGGCAGTATATGGCTGGAACATTTACCAAGGCAATTCCCCTGCGTGGTCTATACCCTACACTGCAGACTTCTCCGAGGATATGTCTGATTCTTATTTTACTGTGATTAGCGGAGATGGGAGTACGGTTGTTGTAGGGCGTTCTGCAACACATCAAATACATATATATATGTACTCCAATACAAGCCCGGCACAGAGTATTAGCGTTCCGTACATCAATGAGAGTCCTAAAAATATTTACGTTTCGACGTCGTATGATGGAAGTAGAATTGTAGCGGTAAATAATGCCAAAGTTTATATATATAATAATACATGAATATTACGGAATACCTTGATCAAAATTCTATACTATGGTTTCCTATAAATATTCATTTAAATCCTAAAAAGGTTCCTAGAAGAATTGAAAAATATGAAGATGGAAAAGAATGGGTCGACACGTGGAGACCAACGAATGAAGAAATAAAAGACATGCAAAAACATCTCGATTCGTGTAATGCATTGGCTATCGATACGAGTATTGTCCATCAGCTTGATGTAGACTTTGCTTCCCCTCAGGCTCTTAGATTAAAGGACGGGTCGCCATGGTACGAATCATTCTGTAAAAAACTTCCTCATATTTTTTATCGTTCAAAAACTACTCCCACTCTTCCTATTCAGGATTACAAGTACATTATAGGAGTCGAGAACCTGACGGGAAGGTGGGCTTTTGCAAGTAAAGATGTTGTAGTATTTGGACATGAAAATAAAATAATAGAAATATAGAAGATGGTATGGACTCTGAGCCAAACTATAAATACTGACATGGCCATTACAGGAGCTATAAGCGGTGACGGTCAGACCATAATCATAGGTCAAGATAAATTACATCCATCAATTTTATATGGATTTGAAAATGATAATTTTAAATTGAAAGAAACCATAAATCCACCGGACAACGTTGAAAATTCTATTTTCGGAATCTGTCTAGGTATTGACATGTTAGGAAAAACTATAGCGATAGCGGCAGATCGAGCTGGAGGTATAGATTATCCAGTAATCGAGTCTCATTCGGTGATTCTTCAGCACAATCTCTACGTAACTTCTAGGCTTTACGCGCTAGAAAATGTAGGTATAGGAACGACAAATCCTACTTCTAGCCTGCATGTCATAGGAGACGTCAATTTGTCAAACATAGTCGTCCCCGGAAGTGCGCCAATCCCTGGGTACGTCCTTTCAACTACAGGCTCTCAAGTTCAATGGGTCGCTCAGGCAACAGCCTTTACTCAGCCTCTCGCAAACCTAGTGGTCTCAAACTCTGTGACGACTACGAACCTTTTTGCGAGGAGTAATGTGGGTATAGGAACGAATTCGCCACGAGCGTCGCTCGATGTGGTCACACCTGGAACTCCTGGAGTTGGTTCAGTCATAGCCCAATTCGGATCAACTGTTTCATCTCGTTTAGTGTTGTATGACGAATATGCAACGAGAGGCCTCCCTGGATACATTTATGGAAATGGTGGGAATGGCCTTGGCTTTGCATCTCCGGGGGCTTTTAAATTTTACCCAGGTGCGCCCTCTCCTGGTACAGAAATATTGTTTTTGAATTCCGGGCAGATGGGTATCAGTGTACCCATTTTTGCACATCACGAGTTGTATGTCGAAAAGGGACTAGTAGCAGGTCCAGCAAACTTTAATAGTTTCTTTAGTCCTTATAATAGTATAAATACAGCTGATGGGTCTGTAGGAACGTATGCTTTTACTATTTATGACAATGTCGATTCAGGTTTCGATCCAAAATCCGAACCACACGCAATGACAGTTTTTCAGAGACTTGAGAATAATGATGATGGAAACTTTCACTTGGAGTTTTATAACGTGACACAGGGTTCAAATCCTGATTATGGCGTGGGATTTGGGTTTTTTGACACGACGCTAGGCTCGGAATCTATAGTAACAAGTCCTTTTATTATTTGTCCTCACTCTGGATCGACATTTACGGGCGCCGGATCGACATCGGGTGTGGCAATTTCCATATCTACCGAAGGTTCCGGAAACGTAGGAATAAATACAATCGCACAACCTGTACCTTATGGTCAATTACAAGTTGTGACCTATAACGATAGTCTGGATCAGTACTCCTTTCAAGTCTGTGATAACGGTCAGCTTAACAATTTTAACGCATATTCGATGACGGCTATCACGAGGACCGAATACGCAACCTCAGGAACTTCGTATTATCATCTAGAATTTATAAATTCTCCAGTGGGTCTCGTAAATGGATACGGAGTGGGTATGGGATTCTACGGGGCAGGTTTTGAAGGATCTCAGCCATTTATATTAACGGCGCACAGTCAGGCTGGAGGATTCGCAGACACTGTAGGAAATTACGTTAATAGCACAGACGTACTTGGGTCTGTAGTACTGGCCACAGACGGTACCGGACATGTGGGAATAGGAGGTCAATTGTTTCCTTCGTGTGCATTGGACGTTCAGTCCCAAGGAACAGCGAGTACTGGTCAACTCATGGCCCAGTTTGGTTCCAAGACAGGGGGGCGGATCCTTTTCTATGATGAAAACACTTCGTACCCACCTTACATTCGTGGAAAATCTACAAAAGGTCTTGGTCTTTCTTCGACTGGTCCTCTCGTTTTTTATCAAGGGTCGGAAGTGGCCAGATTTTCAGGGACGCGTCTGGGCATAGGGACAACGAACCCTACTTCAAACTTACATGTTATAGGAGACGTCAATTTGTCGAACATAGTTGTCCCTGGAAGTACGCCAACACCTGGGTACGTCCTTTCGACTACAGGCTCTAAAGTTCAATGGGTCGCTCAGGCATCAGCTTTTACTCAGCCTCTAGCGAACCTCGTAGTTTCAAATACAGTAACGACGACTAATATAATTTCTTCTATAGGAACATTTTCAAATATAAGTGGAAATGGGTCGGGACTCACATCAGTCAATGCGGCAAATGTTTCTGGTACTTTTTTACTAGCCAATGTGGGAACCCTGAACGTCACGACCCTTGAGAACGTCTCGAACCTCTCGGCAATCCTGGCCAATGTGGGAACCCTGAACGTCACGACCCTTGAGAACGTCTCGAACCTTTCGGCAATCTTGGCCAATGTGGGAACCCTGAACGTCACGACCCTTGAGAATGTCTCGAACCTTTCGGCAATTTTGGCCAATGTGGGAACCCTGAACGTCTCGACCCTTGAGAATGTCTCTAACCTCTCGGCAATTTTGGCCAATGTGGGAACCCTGAACGTCTCGACCCTTGAGAACGTCTCGAACCTCTCGGCAATTTTGGCCAATGTGGGAACCCTGAACGTCACGACCCTCGAGAACGTCTCGAACCTTTCGGCAATTTTGGCCAATGTGGGAACCCTGAACGTCTCGACCCTCGAGAATGTCTCGAACCTTTCGGCAATCCTGGCCAATGTGGGAACCCTGAACGTCTCGACCCTTGAGAACGTCTCTAACCTCTCGGCAATTTTGGCCAATGTGGGAACCCTGAACGTCACGACCCTCGAGAATGTCTCTAACCTCTCGGCAATTTTGGCCAATGTGGGAACCCTGAACGTCACGACCCTTGAGAATGTCTCGAACCTTTCGGCAATTTTGGCCAATGTGGGAACCCTGAACGTCTCGACCCTTGAGAATGTCTCTAACCTCTCGGCAATTTTGGCCAATGTGGGAACCCTGAACGTCTCCACAATCGAGAGTGTCTCAAACTTGACAGTCACTCAGTCTATCACAAGTCCTGGATTTTATTCAAATGTAAGCAATACAAATTTTTATTTTGATACATTTACAATTCCGTTCATTTATAGCACTACCCTCAACGTAGCCACGGTCCTGACTACACAGAATTTTACAAGCACTTTATCCAACATAAGTACCCTGAATGTCTCTACCCTCGAAACAGTTACGAATCTTCGAACGACCCAGGCTAACGTTTCGACCCTCAATGTTTCGTCGTCTTTCTCGGTTGCGGGGCAAATATCCACAATCGGGAACGCTACACCTTACTATGGCGTCTGTCCTCCTTTGACTGCTCGTCAAGGAGTCGCCGCCAGTTCCTCGTGGAATCCATCAGGAGGAACTCAAGGAAACTTTTTCTTAAATTCTGGAGTTATGCAGATGCAGGTTGGATCTAACACGATGGCCGTGTCGCCGACAACCATAAGTTTTCCGATAGGCTACGTCAATAATCCAATTGTTCTGTTGACTCCTTACTCTACGACCGCTTCTACGGCCCCATGGGTCTCTGCAATCACTACAACCTCTTTTCAAGTCACGTGGACAAATTTCGGAACCTTTGAATGGATGTCTATTGGGATGTAGTAAAAGATCCTACTATTGGGCCAAGGTATGTTATAGTTACAAAGCCGTTACTAGAATTGTATCCGAGTTGATTCATGGGATACGGGCTTGGATATACGTATGATCCCCCGCCACCTCCACCTCCGCCTTGTCTCCCTCCTCCGCCTCCGCCTGAATAACCTCCCCCCCCTCCTCCTCCCGCTCCAACGCTAGGATTATTTCCTGTTATGTACCCGCCTCCTCCCCCTCCTCCCCCGAACCCTCCGAACGAACTCAGGGCCAAATTATATGCAGTATTTGACTGATATCCCCCATTAGCTCCTTGGAGAACACCATTTCCTCCGGTTCCCATGTTAAAATTGCCCGGTGCATTCCAGACCTGGCCACTTGTAAAGTATCCCCCTCCAGAGCCGCCTGCATTACCAATAGCACCATAATTTACAAAAGAAAGACCTCCTTGACCGTTCGTCCCTCCAAAATTGTTTCCGTTACTCCCCGGGGACCCCTGAACTCCCGATGTTCCATAACTTGCGTCGTAGCCGGGATTTGGCCCAGATCCGGCCGAGGCCCCTCCGCCTCCACCAGCCGCCACGAACAGTACTCCTTTCGTAAAGTCCGTGACGAAACTCCCTCCTCCTCCTCCTCCTCCTACATTAGAAGTAAACTGGACAGCTTGCGTATTTCCAGTCTGCCCGACTATTATAGAAATTATTTCACCTTTTGAAAAAAGAACATTTGTTGAAATAATTACTCCTCTTGCGCCTGCGACTCCGTCTGAAGATCTCCCACCTCCCGCGCCAGCTGCCGTCACGGAATAAACTCCCGAAATAGGCACAGTCCACGTTTGGATCCCCGCATTGCTAGTGAGCGTCAGGGACGGGTACCCGGTATTGAGTTGAGACTGAGTAGGTCCTATGTTTGACGTGTAGGCCCCCACATTCGAAAAAACCTGAGAAGAATAAGCGTATGAAAATACAGGAGAATTTGGAAATTGTATGGGAGACATGGACCCTTGTGTAATCAATACCCCATTCTGATTATATATCGACTGGACTTGGGCCTGAGTCAGCGCTGTAGGATATACCCTTGCATCACTCACAGTATACGTATTATTTGTGTAGCCTTGTGTTCCCACCTTATTAAACGCGGTCGTCCCGGACATATCTGTAGTGTAGGCGATGGCCCCTCCCTGTTGGACCCCATTCACATAAAATGTCATAGTCTTATTCGAACTTCCGCCAAACACAACACATAAATGATACCACGTGTTAAGGGTCGCCACTATTGACGAGTCATATTCTCTGAATCCGTTTCCAGGATCATTATAATAGTATGAAGCTTTCCAGCCATTAAAAAATCCTAAAATTATTGAAAAAGGATTTGAATTGATTCCGCTGATTAAAGGACTAGTCATGTATAAAATATTTATTTTCGAGCTCCCTCCAACTCCGGATGTCATTTGGGCCCATGCACACACGGTGAGTCCGTTCACGGTCACGATGTTGGACGCGGACGGTATAGTTCCGGTCAAATATAGAGTCGGTCCTCCGGACAAACCCTGAGCATATTTTCCGGCCGTATAAACAGGCGTCCCGGTCATGGATATTCCTTGGACCGAATCCGTGAGAGTCCCGTTAAATGTCCATGCGAGACTCGGTGAGGCCGATTGGCCGGACATTACCCCCTGGACCGAAAGTACTCCATTTTGTTTATAAATAGAATTTACTTGCTGGGCACTCAGGGCCGCAGTGTAGACCCGGACATCTTCTACATATCCCGGGAATGCCGCGTTGTTGTATTGGCCCGAACGACCTACATAGAGATTAGTTACGTTCCAAACGGACGTGTTGAACGATGCAGTTCCTAAAGACACCCCGTTGAGATAGGCCTGTATGGAAGTTCCTGAAAGGACCGCGCACAGATTGTACCATGTGTTTACAGAAACTGTCGAGCCAGTAATTTGTCCAGCGGTTCCGTCCGGGTTGTGAAAATACACGCCCGCCACGGAGGGTGAAGGATATCCCACCTGAAAATCGAAATATCCAGTACCGTTCATCAAAAGTCCTAGCATAGACATGTAAGCCGAAGTTTTAGTAAGAGTTGAAATATTGAACCAAACGGAAAGTGTCAGCGGGGACGACAAAGAGACCGTGTACTGTGAATAATAATATGCTACCGTTTGGGTCGACGTAGGGTTCGGCATAGAATAAGAAAGGGAGCCATATAATCCGCTTGTGTACAAAGGAGGTGCATTATTGCTAAAAACAGGACTCAATTTTGTGAATGTTTCTACATTTGAGCCGTTGAATGACCATGCCAGTGCAGGTGAACTCATCTAATATTCTCTTAACATATTATATGTCGGCGATTTACCTTAGCCGCACAGGAGGATCAAATCTCCTCGTCCCTCCGACAAATGGGACAGTGACTTTGTCCTCGAATCTGGTCGTTCAAGGAATATTGAGTACAGCCGGGTGCCCCGTCATCACCGGAAGATCCACATCGTATTCTATTCAGGCGTCCGATTCCTACATAGGCGTCAACGGAACAGGGGTCGTCCTGACTTTACCTCTCGGGTCGACTCTTTTGCCCGGAAAACAATTCGTGATAAAAGACGAATCGGGGACGGCCCTCGCCCGCCCAGTGACTATAAACGTCTCTGACTCTAATCTGATTGATGGAAATTCTTCAGTCTCTCTTTCTAAGAATTACATGGCCCTGACTTTGCTGTGGACCGGGTCGGTCTGGTCAATTATTTAGTCTCGGAGTCTACTAAGGATGACGTACATACCCGCAGTCGTGGCGAACGTCTCTTCGGTCAACTCGACCTCTGCGCCTCTTGGCTCTGGCGCCGTTTTCACAGGAACTCCCGAGGATGTTTCTCAGTACGCATCCCTGAGTGTTTCATACTATGTTCAGCCCCCTACAGCCACGGGAAACTTGCTCGTCCAGTTTTCAAACACAGCCTCCCCCTTTTATCCAGTTTCAAATACCGTGACTCCCGTGTCTTCCCTCACGTCCAACGGATTCACCCTGGATACGACCATGACTGCCCAATTCTTCAGGGTCCTCTACATCAATGATTCCGTGTCTCAGACCAGTCTCATGGTCCAGTCTATCTATCACCCACAGGCTCGAATCGCCGTCAAGTCCGATCGCCTCGCTGTACCTATGAATAATTATTCGGACCTTTTGAATACCCGGTCGGTCATGGCCGCCCAGACCCAGGGAAATAATCCTACGGTTGAAATTCTTGGATCTAACGGTAATCAGTCTCTGAACGTCTGTATCAATGATCCCAGAACTGCTTATAACGAGCTGTCCATTTCACAACTGTACCCACTGGCCCAGATTGATTTTGTCTACGGAATTAACACAGTCATTACGTCTAGTAACATCGTGAGTAATGCATCCGTGACCGCGTCGTCCAGTCTCCTGAATGTGACCTCGAACGGGACCAGCGCAACCTCGGCCGCAATTTTCTACGCCAAAAAGTTTGTCAAGTACCGAGCGGGACAGGGTGCACAAGCTCGTATTACTTCTCTCTTTTCTCAACCTTCAAGTGTGAACGGTTCTATTTGCGTTTCTGGAACAGGTTTCGCTGTTGCGAACACGACATATCCCATAGACTTTGTGGGGTTCGGGTACGGGAATGTCTCGGCCTCAACCTCTTTTGGTATCCTGTGGCGCAGGAATGGAAACGACACATTTTATCCTCAGTCATCATGGAACCTGGACAAGGTCGACGGGGCGACAAAATCTGGGATGACCTTGAACCCACAGGCTCTCAATTCGTGGCAAATTCAATTTCAGTACTGCGGGAACATCCTTTTTTATTTAGAGAACCCTTACACGGGGCGATTCATTCTCGTCCATTCAATCCCGTCTACCCTGGTCGCCCCGACCGTTCCCAACTTCCAGAACCCGACCCTTCAGCTCATGTGGTATTCGAACAGCGCGGCGACCTCTTCCAATACGTTATCTTGCTACGGGGCATCTGGGGGTCATTTCCTCGAAGGTTTGAGAAATCTCACGGGTCCCCGCGGGGCCCTATATTCAGCCCCGGTTGCGAACCTCGTCCCTGGCGTCGAGACGACGATTTTCGGAATCAAGAATGCTACGTATTTCGGGTCGAACCTGGGCAATATCATTCCGTGCCGAAGCCAGATTCACCTCAGGAGCTTTAGCATATCTTCTGGAGGGTATGCGACTGGAGGTCAGGGCCCGTCGGCATTCACGACAAGCCCGGCTCCGGCAACCATAAACATTCGTCAGATTCGGAACCCTGCGAGTGGCGGACCGTCCATCTGGGCCCCATACAACGGCTCGAACGTCATTGGGGTGACTGACGGATCGAACATTTTCGGCCAGTCGACCTTGAGTTCTAACACTTCTCAACTCACGGGAATCACTGGGGGGAACATCGGCTTTGATGTAAATGTAGCGTGTGGATCCTCACAAAACATTGACCTTGAACAGTACGAATCGGTCGCGTATCCCGGGGACGTCCTAGTTTTCACGGCAAATCTCCAGAGTTTTGCGGCCGTCACGTCCTACGTGAACGTCTCCTTGGCACTCACCTGGAACGAGGATCTCTAGTCGCGCTCAACTTTTGAAAAAATAAAAATAAATATTTTTAATGTTCTTGATGCGGATGGGCCCAGAGCTCGCAGTCGTGGATGGGACGGATGGGACAGTCTGTCATGTGTTTGAGAGGGGCGATGAAGGCCGGGCCGTCTACAACTACATGACACGCTGGATCGAAAAGAATTGGTCAGGGGACTTTTCAGGAATGTGGGAACGGGCCAAGGAGGCCTGGGACCAGGTCAGCACAGAGAACAAGATGTATCTCTGGTCCATAGAAACAAAAAATGAACAAAATTTTAAGGATATCAAAGAAGGGCTCTTAGCGACTCTTCACGGTTATCAGGGAGGGGCCGAAGTAAAGAATATGTTTGAGGAGGCTCTGAAAGACCTGGAGTACTGAGAAGTGCTTAACACTTTATGAATACACCAAATTCCACACAAGGTGACACAAAAGAACGTACACGAGTGCATGCAGGAGGACGCCCATCTGAGTAGGACGTCCTGTGGCATCCGCGATCCGTGGACCTAGAATCTTGCCTGTCAGCATAAACATGCGTGGGTTGGCCACCAAGAAAAAGACTATAAAAGGGATCATCATTTTATCAAGCATTTTATAATAGTCATAGATATTAATGTCGAGTCCGACCATCTGGTACTACGGTGACCAGACGGTCACTGGGGGCTATACCCAAAATCAACAACTGTCAGTACTAGGTTCTGGTACTTTTAACAACTTTACAGGACCCACACTAGGATCTTCCGGTTCTCAATTTAAGTCATTCTATACTTCCAATGCGAACGTGTCCGTCCTAAATGTTCAGAGTCTTAGTTTTATTTCACAAGTTCCCGGAAACGTCAATGTGACAAATGCAATAAGCGTATTTCAGTTATCTGCAAACTCAATGAATGTTACGACTCTTTCTGTCCAGACCATCCCCGGAAATATAGGGTTCGGTACGACCGACAATTCCTCTACTCTCTACGTCGGGGGAAATCTGTACTCGAGCGTATCTGTAGGGGGTCAGAACGTATTTACGCCAAACATGAACGGTTTCTATACCACGACTACTTCCCTCGTCCAGGTCCAGTCGACCCTGGTCACGAATGGCAACGCAATTGTTTCTAATTCTGTATCGGTCAATAATGTTTTTGTAACAACAGGATCTGTCAACAACATTAAAACCGCCAACATTTTTTCTAGTAATATTGTTTCTAACATAAATTGTTTGACCGTCAATACGTCCAGCCTCTTTGCGAATACTTTTTCTATAGGAACCAACGATAGATTCACGTCCCTCAACGTTTTTGGAAATGTTCAGGTCAGTAATTCCGTTCAAGTAAATAATGTTTTTTCTAAACAAGTTTTTGTTTCTGGAACTTCAAACATAGGACAAATTTTTTCTAGAACCATGGGTCCTTTGGGCAACATAGTTGTATCGAACTCCGTCACGACCACTAATATATTTGCAAATTCTTTGACTGTTTTTCAGTGCAATGGGGTTTCGTTGATTTCTACATATTTGTTATCTTCATTTACGTTTACATTTACGACGATGGGTGCGACCGGCGCATTTGGTCCGACTGTAGTAACGTACTCACAAACACCACCGGGCTGGTCAGGGCTTTATGGGGGTATTCAATATTGGACTGTACCTAATTCGGGTATTTATAATTTTGTTATTGCCGGGGCCGGAAGTCCCGCCGTTCAAACATTTAGTGGTGATTTTTTGGCAGGTTCAGGATTTGTTTTGACAGCAAGTTATTTTTTAACAGCCGGAACACTATTGGCCATACTTGTTGGTCAGATGGGAATTGTCTCCACTAGCGCGGCCGGAGGAAGTGGGGGCTCTTTTGTAGCAATTGTGAATGGAACAGATTCAGCTTCTTTACTTACAGCCGTTCCTTTATTTGTGGCTGGAGGTGCGTCAGGAGTTGGGATTGGTAATAATCAAAATGTAAACGCAAACAATACAACTTCTGGAAATTCGGGGGGTATCGGCCCACCACGGTTTTCAGGTCTAGGAGGCACGGGCGGGTACGGAGGAGGCACGGCAACTAACTCAGGGTATTCAGCGGCGGGAGGAGGAGCTGGATTCTGGGGAAATGGGGCTGTCTCTTTAAATGGTTCACCGTCTAATCCTCCTGCACAATCATTTATAAATGGAGGACAAGGTGAAACTAATTTTACAGGTAAAGGAGGATTTGGAGGAGGAGCCGCGAGTTTGGGATTGGGGGATGGAGCCGGTCGTTCAATAGGAGCAGGTGGCGGCGGATATAGCGGAGGTGGTGCGGGCGGCACCGGCTCAACTGGAACAGGAGGTGGCGGCGGTGGTTCGTACGATATTACCGGTATGTACTCGGGATCAGCGAAGAATTCAGGCCTTCCGGGATACGTAATAATCTCATTTCCTGTGGTGATATCAGGAAACGCATACTCGAGCAACTCTTTAACAACCCCAACACTTAATGTCGCGAGTGTAAACGTGACGAGTGTAAACGTGACGAGCATACAGGGCTCCCCTGGATACTTTGTTTCGGGTTTATCATCGAGTTCAGTTACGGCCACAACTATAGTCGCAAATACAATTTATTCAGGGACGACCATAACCATGCTCGCTCCACATCTCACACCAAATGCTACAAACGGGCCTTTGATTCAGGGCTGGATTTCAGCAACGTGTAATGCATCCAGTCAACCTACAAGAAGTTGGTGGTCAACTTCTCTTAGTCCGTCATTTTCAAACGTATTAATCACCACCCCCGGAGGATATCAAGGAGGTGTTCTTCTTCCTGATGGCCGAGTTTTGTTCGTCCCGTCGACCGCCTCTAATCCTTGTTTTTATAATCCAAAGACTTTACAATTTTCAGTTTCAGGGACGAGCGTGACTCCTGGAAACTTTGGTAATGGCCTACTTTTACCATCTGGGAACGTCGTCTTTTGCCCCCAGAATTCAAATGTAGGTATGTTTAATCCTGTGTCTGGTAAGTTTTCTAACGGCGCGGCATTGTCGGGAGGAACGTACTCTGGGACGCTCACGGCAAATAACGTAGTATTTGCTCCCCAGGGAGTTCCTTCAAACATCGTGAACTGGAACTATTCGACTGGCGCCGCGACGAATGTTTATGCTTTGAGTGGTAGTACATATCCCGTTAATTTTATAATGAGAGCTCAAGTGGGGAGTAATGACTTTTTTTCAATTGCCTGGTCCCCGCAACTAGGAATTTTTGCGGCAGGCTGCAATGGAAATTTTACTTGGTCAACTGACGGGAAGAACTGGGCCCCGTTAAGTACTTTGGGGAGTGTTATCTGGCAAGGAATTGCCTGGTCCCCGCAATTAGGACTTTTTGCGGCATGTGGAGGAAGTGGAAATTTTACTTGGTCAACTGACGGGAAGACCTGGGCCCCGCCAAGTACTCCTCAGGGTGCTGTTAACTTTTATTCAATTGCCTGGTCCCCGCAATTAGGACTTTTTGCGGCATGTGGAGGAAGTGGAAATTTTACGTGGTCAACTGACGGGAAGACCTGGCCCGCGTTAAGTGTTTTGGGGTCTTGTAACTGGACATCAATTGCCTGGTCCCCGCAATTAGGACTTTTTGCGGCATGTGGATCAATAATTGGTGGATCAACTGGATATTTTACTTGGTCAACTGACGGGAAGATCTGGGCCCCTTTAAATACTATGCTCGTGGCCGCCGTGCAATCATTGTCCTGGTCCCCACAATTAGGGATTTTTGTGGCATGTGGACTTGAAAAATTTGTTACTTCAACTGACGGGAAGCTCTGGACTATATCTTTTTCTATAGGAACTAACTTTACTTCAGTGACATGGTCCCCGCAATTAGGACTTTTTGTGATATTTGGAACATTTAGCGGAAATGGATATTTTACTTGGTCAACTGACGGGAAGAACTTTCCGCCTCGAGTTTTGACAAGTGTAATCGTGCAAGCATCGACCTGGTCCCCACAATTAGGAATTTTCGTGGCAGGTGGAAACGGAGGAAAATTTACGTCCTCTGAACCTTCCTTCCCTCTCCAGACTGGAGCCTGTCTCTTGCCAAACGGTAACGTCATCGTGCCCTACCCCGGAACTGCCAACGTCATCCAGTTCAATCCTGTAAATCTCACGAGTTCAAATATATTCGTGGGAACATCCGGGTTCAACGGTCTCGTCCTCGCGCCCAACGGAAACGTTATAGGCGTCCCCCAAAATTCAAACATTCTGGTCATTAACCCGAGTACTTTCACGTCATCAAATGTCAACAATCCTTCTCAGACCTTTTATAACGGAGGGTGTCTTTTGCCCTCAGGAAACATCGTATTCACGCCATCTCTCGCCTCTAACGTCGGCCTTTTCGATCCATCTACTTTTGGGTTTTCAAATTTCACGCCTACAGGAAACTCCTTTTCAGGGGCGACCCTCATTCCAAACGGTCAAGTTATTTTCAGCCCCCAAAGCAATCAAATAGGAATTTATGATTCTTTAACTCCAGTATCAACTGAATTCTGCCTGAGCCCTTACTTTAATAAATTCTAGATACCTAGTAGATATGGTCCTTATAACCAATTTTGGGGACGTGACAACGACTGGAAACATGTCCGTAAACGGAACTCTTACCGTCTTGGGCGTTAGCACGTTCGCGAGTATCCTCCCTCTCAACGGATCTGTAAGCATAGGAACTCAGGGAAATCCGTTTCAAGGAGCATGGGCAACCACCCTGAACGTGGCCACGACCGCAAACATAAAAAGTATTTTCGGAAACCCCGGAATAGGAGTAGGAACTACGGATTCATCGGGCACGACCCTCTTTGTTCTAGGAAATTTGGCCGTCGCAAATACACTTACGACGAACAATGTTTACGCGGCCACCGCAAATATTATAACAATGAATACTGCAAATATATTCAGTTCTACAGGATTTATTGGAATAGGAACTACGGTCGCATCCGGAACTACCCTTTTTGTCAGAGGAAATATATTTGCGAGCAATGCGATTACCGCCCCGAACATACTAGCTATCAATATAAATACGGTAAATTTGAATACAGTATCTTTGTATGTTTCATCCAATATAGGCATAGGGACGAGTCCGAGCCTCGCGAATCTCACGGTTCAAGGAAATGTTCAGATTACAAACGCACTCACAACAACAAATATTTTTGTATCCAACATTTTTTCCTCAAATATGACAGTCTCCGGGCTTCTCACGGCCTCTTCAATATCTTCAAACCTGATTAATTCAGTCACAATAAACACAACCTCCCTCATTTCTCAAAATGTGGGAATCGGGACGGCTCCCAATTTGGCCAATTTATTCGTCAACGGGAACGTACAAATAAGCAACGCACTTACGACCACAAACATCTACGCGACTACTCTTAACGTCACGACCCTCAATACGAGTAGTATTACTAGTCCGTCCCTGTACATTCTAGGAAATGTGGTCGCGGGGAATGCCGTGTCGACATCCAACATCTTTGCGAATACGGCAAATATAAATTTTTTAAATGTTTATTCTCTTTTTGTAACATCAAATATAGGAATAGGAGGAAATCCGGGAACGACAAATCTCTACGTAGTTGGGAATATGTTCGTGAGTAATTCCTTGACGACCACAAACCTTTACGCCACGACTGTAAACGCAACTACGATCAACACTCAGAGTATTTTCGCGCAGTCCCTTTCAGTCCAGGGATCAGTTAGTATAACGGGGTCCATCACCGCCACAACCGTCACGGCAACCCAGACTCTCTATTACTCGGAAGATTTATTCAAGCGTGGCCCGTATCTTCAGCCCAGTCCCGCAAACGGTTCTACTATTCAGGGATGGATTTCCGCGACGTGTAACGCATCCAGTCAGCCGACGAAAAGTTGGTGGGCCACCTCGGCCGCTCCCACACTTGGAAACGTTACTCAGGCAACGACTGGTTCTTGGCAGGGGAGTGTTCTTTTGCCCGACGGAAGGGTCTTGTTTGTCCCTACTTCTTCGGGTTCCGGAATCGTCTTTTTCATCCCGAGCATCGGGGGATATTCTAATTTTCCAGTGACTTTTAATACTGCGGGGTTTGCAGGGGGGGTCCTTGCTCCCAACGGAAACGTGGTTCTCATTCCTAATAGTTCATATTCAAACGTTGTCGTTCTCAATCCCTTGTCTATCGTATCGTCCAATATAGTCACCGGGGTCGCTGTGCCCGGAGCTTTCCAGGGGGGGGTTCTCGGGCCCACCGGAAACGTCATCATGTGCCCGGCAGCATCGGCCAACATAGGTCTCGTGAATCCAGTCTCTCTGACTTATATAAATATAGGACCTACATTTGCCGGACCGTCTTCCAACTTTGCTGGAGCTGTTCTTCTTCCAAACGGAAATGTGTTTTTCGGGGGGTCGGTGGGTTCCAACTCGGCCATGTACAATACGGCCTGTCTGGCGACAGTATCGACATCTACACGGCTCGGAGGAAATTTTACGAATGTGTACACAGGGACCTCCAACATCTCTTCGGTGTTCTTGACTCCTTCTGGCAATCTGGTCGCTTTGTCTTCTAAACTTTCTGGAAATATAGTTTCAATAGATCCGGTCACTTTCAATTATTCAAATACTTTGAGCAGCGGCGGCTTTCAAGGAGGGGCCATGCTCCCGTCTGGAAATCTCATATGTGCTCCAAACACCGTATCCAACATAGGAATGTTTGACCCTGTGGCTCTTTCTTACTCTAACATACCTGGTACTACTCTTTCAAGAGTGTCAGGGGCTAGCCTTCTCCCCGATGGAAGAGTCATATTCGGACCTGATCCGACTGGTAACATAGGATGTCTGAATTCCATGGTACCAGTGGACACCGCGTTTTGCCTCAGTCCTTATTTTAATAAGTTCTAAGAGTAGATGTCTACGATATATTACGGTGGTCAGAACCTGGCCTCAATTGGAAAGGTCGGCATAGGGATGACGAATCCTAGCACCGCATTACACGTGAACGGCACAATAACGACACCAGGATATATAGATGTCCCGCCAAATAATCCTGGAGATCTTATAAGCGTACGATACGCATCCAGTGATAGGTATGGAATTGGACAATACATCAATGGAATCACTCGCGTGTTTACGTCTGGGACTTTCGCGGGCAGTGTCCGAATTTCAAAGGCCGCCGATGATCTCCGTACTGGTTCGGCAACCTTCACTGATTTAATGACTGTGCTTAGCAATGGCAACGTCGGCATCGGGGCGAGTCCTAATTCACCCCTTCAAGTACAATGCACGGATGGATATCAAGGAGGTATTACGCTATCATCAACGGCCTCGGGCGCTGCTTCATACTTTGATTATATGATTCAAAGAGGACCTAGTAGCGGTTCAACTATTTTGGGGGCGGGTACTAATTTATCAAATGTTATGTTGTTTCATACTATAAACGAAACTTTTAATCCGGCTCCGCCGGGCGGGACAAAAACGGGTTTTGTATGGGCATCTTCAGGTCAGAGACTAGGTATGTATTTTGATACTACGAATACTCGTTTGGGCATCGGGACGACAAATCCTACGCAGCTATTTGAACTGTATTCTCCTGCAGCATCAACCTCCCATTCTACATTATTCACGGGAAATAGGATTCCTCAGACTGGCGGCGGAGTTGCAAAAAACTATTTACAAATTCAGTGTCAGGACGCAACGACATTATCGTTGGGTTCTAATATAACTCTGTTTACTGATACATTCAGCGTAGGTCCTTCAATAGACTATTCGTCGACGCGGCACAATTTTATAAATAATTCCGGAGCTAAAATCGGATATTTTCAAGCCATTCTTTCTGGAAGTACCACTACTACTTTATCAGTTGATACGTCCGGCGGCATATTTCGTACTGGATCTGATGCACGCCTCAAGAATAACATTCAAAATATTCAATATGGTCTCGATGAGATAAATGCTCTCCGACCCGTGACACATACGTGGATAGATAAGAGATACGGTTCTGGTCGCCAAATTGGTATGATTGCCCAAGAAGTTGCTCAAATCTTGCCCGAGGTTGTAGGTGCTGCAAATGATGAAGATCGTACATTGAGTCTGGATTACCAGAAAGTCGTTCCTGTGCTCGTCAAAGCCGTCCAAGAACTCTCAGCGAAAAACGCAGCCCTCGAGGCCCGCCTTGCAGCTCTCGAGGCAAAGTAGGCCCTCTTAAATTCCCAACCTAAATTAGAATGAACTACACGCCGTCTTCCCCAAGTCGCTTGCTGTTCGGAGATTCCCTCAATCGGGACACGACCCTGTACCCCCAATGGAAACCCTCCACCTGACCCGCTCGATTCGGAACATCGAGCGTGTAGAACTGGTCTCAGCCCCTACTACGGAACAATACATGGCGGCTGTCGGAAAGGTCATCAAAATCCTTCCCGACGGAAGGGCCCCATCATAGTCAAGGTTGCGTAAATAAGTTCTGCGAACTTAATAGAAAATGGCCGCCAAAGAGGTTATCCTCTTTGGAAGTTCAAACAGTCGTGACCCGACTCTCTATCCCTCAGGGAACTCGTACGTTCTTTTTCTTTCGAGTCCCGTGAAGAATATAGAACGTGTGGATCTCGTCAGCGCCCGTGTTCCCAACACTCTCTACAATATTACGAATGGAACAGAGGTCCTCACCCTGGGACTCGCAACCGTGTCATTGAATACAGGATTCTACGGCGTATACGACATGGCCACGGCCCTCACAAACACCGGCCTCGTCACGTGTACCTATCTCACCTTTGAAGGAAAATTTCTTTTTAGTTCTTCGGGTCAGTTCAGTCTCACCGTCAATACACAAGAACTTTCAAAAATTTTAGGAATTCCTATGGGTCAGCCGCTCCAGGGGACTCTTGCAGGGTCTACCTGGCCAGCCTACACCAATAAGTACATCCTGACATCGGCCAACATCGTCAACACTTCGACCGGGGACCAAATCTTTCTTGACATTGACGAACTCAGGACTCCAAGACACGTCTTCACAGGCGGACTCCAGTACGTCACAAAGACCGACGGATCTAACCAGTACGTCGCTCAGCTAACATCTGGAGCAGGCCCAAGCCGGGCCTTTGCCCCCATTCCTCTCGATGTAGGCTCTGGGTGCATGAAAAACTTTCAGGAAAATAGTGATTACAAAATTTCAGTATTTTACCCAGAGCCCATAAACTCCCTTCAGCGCCTTACGGTCAGGTGGCTCGACATAAACGGCCAACCCCTCATATTCAACGGACTCGAGTCAAATTCGTTCATCTTGCGTCTTCACGTGAGGGCAAAGGTCATGGAGCCTGACGAGGACGAGACCGAACTCGAGAAGAGGGTCTCTCAACTCGAGATAGATCGTATGGTCGCGGACGCCAGGGCCAAGGATGACCTTCCTCCTCAAAACAAACCAAAGACTCGTTTTGGAAAGTGGACTGTGGTTCTCCTCGCCCTTCTTGTAATGTTGGGTTATGTTGTCTATAAAAGGTTCTTGGTTCCTAATGAGGTTCCTGTCTAGGCTCTCGTGACTGCGTAAATCTGGCCCGGCTTGTTGATGACCACATTGCGGGCCGTCATCTTGATGATCATGTAGACGATGACCGACAGCAGAGTTGTCAGCAGAGCCGTCACGAGGAAAAACTGGCTAGTGTCCCTGGGGACCTTGATGAGCATTCCTACGACGGACCTGACAAAGTCGAGCCAACTGAGAGAGGCTGTGAGGGCCAAGGACCCCACGATGGCGTTGAGCGCAAAAGATTCAACCTCGACAGCTGCTGACACTAGACTACTTGCCATTACTTTAGTGCGAGAAAAAATATTCCAATTACTGAAAGGACCGTAAGGACCAGAAGAACCTTCTCGCGCCAGTCCTGGGCACACCGACAGTTGTGAGTCTGGATGGACCAGAGTGAAGTCGAGAGTGCGAAAAAGGCTACGATCCCGAGAAAGCCTAGCATCTTCGTGAATACGGCCGGAGGTTTCCCCATGTACATTACCAGGGGCCACACGAGAGCCAGAATGTACCAATACTTGAGAAACTTCCTGCGCCAATCGTCAGTACAGGAACACCCTTTCTTTTCGAGATCCATGACCCACGTGAGAGCCATGAAGTTTACGAGAGTCGATCCGACGTGTGCTGCCATTACTATTAATAAATAATTTTTACTCAGTGTCATAGTCTGAAGAGTCTGGCTGAATATTGGAAAATTTTTCAAACAATTCTTCTTCTTCCGAGTCACTCATTTGAAAAATACTAAATTTTGTTTTTTCAAACGGGCGAGGGTCTTTAATTATTACGTAAAAAAAGTCTCCCCCTGGATCAAAGGGCTCCAGCTCCATTACTGATTCATAGCCTTTTCTACCGCATCTTTGAGCGCACGTTCAGCGGGCGTCTCTGGCTCCCATTCTTCCCACGTGTCAGCGCACTCATTGACGATCCTGAGTTGCGGGTCGTCTCCTTCGTACCTGGTCCATTCCTCCTCCTCCTCCTCCTCCTCTTCTTCCTCCTCTTCCTCCTCCTCTTCGTCGTAAATCTCTGGGAAAAGAGAACCTATTTGTTTTCCGACGACGTGACGAGCCGCGAACATGAGGCCCATACGGACATCCTGGACCTGTACGCAGGTTCGGCCAGACGCCTTGGCGTAGTGACTTGCGATGACTATGGCAGACTCCATGGCGGGCAAGAAGATGTCCTCCATTACTGTTTTTTTGAAAAAAATCATAGCAAATACACGAGGTATCCATCGTCGCCCTTTCCGTCGAAAAGGTTCTTGATCGTCTTGAATCCGTCAATTTCTAGAAATGTGTAGTGTCTGGCCCATATAGTCAGAATGCGGTCCTTTGTAGTCGGTCGTAAAAAGAAATCAAAATATTGATTTTTTATTCTTCCCATGTTGACTGATCCGGTAGGTTTTGGATTTTCCGGATCCAGAGAAAAAGAGTACATGTAGAACGGTCTGGTGGGTACACGGGTATGATAATCCAAAAATTGGGTCGTTCCGAGATAGAGGCTGGTGGCCCACGTAGGATTTACTCTCTGGACACCCTCAAAGTACATCGCCATAGAATTCAGGTGATTAATGTTTGAAAATGTACTGGACCAGGATCCCTGGAGCGTGTTCGGGTAGTCGTACCAATAGTCAGGGACAAGAGATGAAGAATTTCTAATTGTAAAGAAAAGTTCCTTGACCGGGTGAAGAAATTGAGTAACGCACCTGACATTAGCGCTCTGGGTCGTCACGTCAAACTGAGCCCGTTCTATGCTTTCACCCAGGTACAGGGTCGGCCCTCTGTTTTTTATAAAATTTCTTTCAGGCTCGCTCAAAACTATAAATTCTGTCAAAAACTTTATTTGGACTGGAGGGACGGGCCCTGACAAAAAGGAGCTTGTGGGGTTCAGGCCGACCCTGAAGTTCATTCCAGGAACGAGCGGAAGTCCGTGTCTTAGACACTGAAAAGGCAAGGGAACCGTGAATTTGAACGGATAGCTCGTAGGAACAAAAAGTGATCCAGGAGTCCCTCCGCCCAAAATACTCGTCAGAGAACTCTGTTTGCTCGTTGGGACCTGACACTCGTTGAGGAGACCGATACATTCTCCCCAAAGTCTTTCTATGAGTTCGGACCCCGAGTAAAGTTCTACAAAGTTTATCATGAGAAGACCGGCCTGGGGATTAAATGACTGCCCGTACGAGATGGGAAAAGTAAAGTCGAGATACATGGATGTCATGAGGTCTCCGTTGAGTGGTATCTCGACTTGTTCCTCGGTTCCGAAATTTAGGTCATTTTTGAAGGATACTTCTATGACTCTGCTCGCGTAGAGACCCTGAGTGGCGTATCCCTCTTTGAAAAATGTAATTTCAGGTTGTCCGGATAAAATGATGTCAGCCTGGCCCAATTGAGCCAAGAGTTGCCTGCCGGCCATCTACTACTCATTGATATATAATTCCTGCCAATCCATCTTCTACTCGCAGAATATTGTAGGATACTGCCATGAGACGGAGAGTCTTTGTAGACAGAGACGCCAATGTAGGAAAAGTAAATGTAATATTTTTTTGATTTATTCTGCTCATGTTGACTGAGCCAGTCGGTCGTGTATTGAGGGGATTCCTGCACAAAGGAACCACGTGAAGAATTCTGTCGGGCTGTCGAGCGTATTTTTCGAGAGGTCCTATAAATCTCATAAAATTGTAATTCATGGTACTAGAATCTATGTAGTCCTCGCCATTGAATCTCAGCGTGACTCCTAGACCAGTATCGGTTTCGTAGACGTACGGGCCGTCCGATGAATCTTGAATGACGAAATATAATTCGCGGACGGGTCCTATGAAATCTACGGGGAAGGTCAGACTCGAGCCTAGACCGAACGTGTCGTACTGGATTTGCCGAATTATGTAATTCTGACGATGTCTCTGGAACCACATGATTTCTGGATCAGATAGGTATGCGTAATCGACAATCACGGATGTTGTGACTGTGTATGGAGTTGGTACTTGTCCCGGAGTCGTGAGTAAATTCTGAAAGTTGTTAAATGTTACCCATATTTCCAAATCCTGAAGATCCAAGGCGCAAATGGGCAAAGAAAGTTCTGCTGATCCATAAAAGAAAAAGGGTAGATTGATGTAATAGGTCCTTGGGTTATAAACGGTAGAAGAATCTAATTTTCCCGTCAAGAGGCTAATTCCTGGCTGATTTTCTTGAGGAACAAATAAATCATTATAAATTTCTATCATTTCTCCCGTCAAGGTTTGTATGGACTGTCCTCCGATCCGGAGTTCTGCACTCTCGACGAGGTATGTCCCCACGGAATCTACGTAAGAATATGAAATTGTTTTTCCGGTCTGGGTCATCCCCACGACTGTAAAGTATGTGTTGGCCGTCACGTTGGTCGTCGTCTGACCGGCTACCTGGGCTGCCATTCCTACCCGAATTTGATAGTTGTTTGAAGTGAGTGTTATAGGAATAACGAAATCGAGAGTGTACCCTCCCGTAATACCTAACGGAAGGGTCCTAGAAGCAACGAGAGCCGCGGACCCCCCGGGAGCCAAGAGAGCATCGGACGAGGCCGACCAGACGGTCACGTTGGACACGTATGAATTGCTCGTCTCAAAGTATGAAGTCAGCCTGTACTGAGAAACGTTGCTGAAAGTGAGGTTCCCCCCAGGAGTCACTGACACGTGATACGAAGATCCATAGACATTAGAGACTGAAAAAAGATTTATATTTGAGGTGGCCAAAGGATAATTAGCGACATTTGACCTGAGAAGAAGACCGTTCTGCCCAAAGTCATTCTGATGGGAGGCCGCGGAGGACCCGAAATATTCTATACCGAAAGAGGTTGGCGATATAGCATTCCCTAAGGGGTTCGTGTCATTCGTAGAAACAATTATAGAATAGTTGTTTGTAGATGGATTGAGGACTTGGACCGGAAGAGAAAAATTGACGCTCGGACTAGATGACTGTGGACTGTTCCATTGAGAAATGACGTTAGCCTTACCGACTCTGTTAAATCCTATGAGCTGCTGTTCCACGAGAGCCACAGAGCTGATGGTATTCGATGAATTAACTGAAAGAGATCCGTAAATGTTATAGAGTCCGGCCGTTCCAAAACTGAATGTATTACTTCCGGATGACGTGTTTGGTGTAATTTGCTGGTTAATTCCGTAACGCGTGAGGCTGGAAAAATTCAGGGTGTTATAGTTTATGGATGAATTGCCAGTGATTGACCAAAATTCGTTTATATCTGTGACAACTACTTCCGCATCAGAACCAAGAGAGGTTCCAGTGGCAGTTTCAAAATCTATGAAATAGAACTGAGTGGTGTCCGATACGATGACCGTGAGGACGGCCCTGGGGTTCTGACCTGAGAACTGAACGTTGTACGTGTAAACGAAATCGTACGTGTATCCAACGACGGGCCGAGCGTCTGTAGACGTGTGACCGACCCCTATGCGGGTCGGGGCTCCTAGTCCGGAAGGAGTTATCATGAATGCATATGTTCCTGGATAATTGAATTGGATATTTCCTGATTTAGAAAGAGTCATGAAAGAAGTCACGCCTATGACGTTGGTAAAATTTTGAAAATTTATATAAGTGGGTAAATTAAACTGAGCTTTTGGCCCATTCGTGGGATTCGTGACCGGGCTCGTGGAAATTCCAACATTGGCGGGGGGAACAAATACCAAAGAGTTTGCAGAGTTCAAGGTTGCCGAGGAACTGTAATTTTTCCAGCCAGACTGGGACACGGAGAAGTTGACCGGACCAGGACCCTTAAAATTCCACGTTACTATTGATTTTCCATTTAATGTTCCGACTGATGAGAAGCCGGCCGGGTCAAGACCCCAAAAAACTCCGATAGTTGTAGCATCGGCCGAGTACACAGACAAGCTCGTGACTCCGTCCTTGACCTGGAATTGCTGAGTCGATGAGCTATACGTAATGTACGGATCAAGTGGACCTAACCAAGATGGAGTCGGTAAAGGAACGACGAAGAATGTCTGTATTCCGGCCGATGTGAACAATTGGTTAGAATTGCCGTTTACAAAAAGGTACGGCTGTGGACTCTGGGCCTCGACGGGTACATTCCATTGATACTGGATAGAAAAAGGGAAAATCTGAGGGAGAGTGACTGCCAAAGTCGTAGACTGAATCATGTCCCCCTTAAAAGGTATTCTACAAATGCCCTGATTTCCCCAATTAATAGTCTGATTTTGAAAAGGAATATTAAAAGACTGAACGCTAAAAGGCGTGTGTCTTCTATAGACTCCCTTGAAATACGTGATTTGGGGCGAACCAGTGAGGTACGCGTCTTGCATTCCGAGAGAGGCGAGTTGAACCTCTCCTGCACTCATTCTATTAAGTTGCTTGAAAAAAAGGAGGGGAGCACAACGTGCGCAGTGTTGTGATCAAAAATATGTCCGCAACTCCCAGGATGACTGTACAGTTGCGAAAATTTGACCCTAAAAGCATGGCAGATGACAAGGTGTGTATATTTATAGGAAAACGTGGTACTGGAAAGACCAGTCTTGTAACGGACATCCTATGGCACAAGAGACATCTTCCAGCCGGGATAGCAATGTCAGGCACCGAAGAAGGAAACGGACACTACAGACAATTCATTCCAGATTTGTTTGTGTATGGCGAATACAACAAATCAGCAATTGAAAAGATTATAGATCGTCAAAAGAAAAACATTGCACTCGGAAAAATAACTCCAGTATTTATCCTTATGGACGACTGTATGTACGATAGGGCCTTCATGAGAGACTCGTGTATCCGCCAGCTCTTTATGAACGGGAGGCACTGGAAGATATTCTTCATGATGACGACCCAATACTGTATGGATATGACCCCCATGATTCGGACAAATGTAGATTACGTCTTTGTTCTTCGAGACAATGTTCGTCAGAACCGTGAAAATCTGTACAAAGCTTTTTTTGGAGTGTTCCCAACTTTTGATCAGTTCTGTCAGGTGATGGACGCGTGTACTGAAAACTACGAGTGTCTGGTGCTTGATAATACGTCCAAAAGTAATGATGTTCAGAATTGTGTGTTTTATTACAAGGCGACTCTCAGAAAGAATTTCAGGTGCGGGTCTGCAGCCCTATGGGATTTCCACAAGAAGCACTATAATCCTAAGCATGGTCTGGCTGGGTCAAAACCGTTAGGACTTGCCAGGAAGAGCAGTTCAGGGTCTGTGATTGTAAAGAAGGTCTAGAGACGAAGAGAGGCCCGCAGGGCCCCGCGCCCCTTCTATTTTTAAAAAGTAAAAGACAACGATAAATGGAGCCATACGATGCGAATGGGTCTACCGATATATCATCAGTGATACCCCAAGGTCTTTTGGAGACTCCGCTGAATCCTCCGGAAAAAAACGTTGGTGAATCTCAAATGGCGGAGTTTTCTACGTCACTTGATGAAATTGTCCCACCCGGTCCAAGCATGCAGATGCAGAATATGGTCATGGGGCAGGTTCCTCCTCCTTCTGCCCCCATCCAGCAGCAATCGCAACAGGCCCATCACGGGAAGATCCCTTTCAACATGACTCCTGAGCAGTACATGGCGTGTCTGGCGGGTCTGGCGGCCGTGGTGGCAGGATCCAAACCCGTACAGGAACGACTCGCATCCTTCTTTCCAAACATAGAGGCGGGTTCCATGACGTCCATGCTCATCACGGCTCTCGTGGCAGCTCTGGTATTTTACACGGCTCAGAGGTTCCTCTGACCCGAGTCCTTCGGACTCGTCCCTAGGCTCTAATATTCTCACCACAATAGGGCCCAACATTGCCCATTGTATACAGGCCGTGCTCTGAGCAGTACTGCTTAAAATCTTTAAAGTTTTCCCAGAAATTTGTCGAGTGCTCGTATTCCGTTACGGACGAGTGACACAGCTCGTGAATCAGCACATGCATTGCTGTATTGATCCTAGTCTCTGGATCAATACTCGGGTCCATGTCCATGCATATATAAATTTCGTACCCTTTGTTTACGTTGAACCCTATAGCCCCCTTGGATTTGTTCCAACCGTTCATAGCCGTAAGTATAACGCGGCGTTTGATTGGCTCCCAGCGCGGGTCAAGATTTGGATCCTCGTGTAGTATCCATAAGAGTCTCTCGTACCGATTCTTGAGTTCTGTCAAGAGGTCCGGCTGATCATTGAGCGTGAGGATCGCCACGAGGAAGCCAACGAGCATCAAAGCTGTAACGACCTTCATCTACTATACCTTTCGAAAAGAAAACTTGGTGTACAAATCTGAAATAAGTCTGTTGGGTGTGGGAATCATGGGTTCCCACATCAAGACCTCAAATCCGAGCCTTTCTATAAACTCGGGTCCGTCTAACATGGGTTCTTCCCTCGGTCCATCTGCATAGAATGGTCCGTCTGCCAAGTTGACCCAGAGTCTATCTCCTCGAATCTCGAGTGTGTTTCCGAGCCGATCCCTCCAGGGCTGGCCATTTGTGAGCATCTCTGCCCTGGCCTTTTCGGGAACTATACCAATGAGAAGCCCGCCAGGAACCAAAGCCCGCCTGATGGCCTCCAGGGATTCTTCGTACGAGTCTACTATGTAGTGGAGTGAAAAGTTGTAGCACACAACGTCAAACTGGCCCTTTATTGTACGAATATCCCCAGGACCGATAATTCGGACTCTACTTCCGCTCTCAGCGGCTCGGGACAGAGCCTCCTTAAGAGACTCTTCGTCGGGATCTATAGCCACGACTTCTTTGGCCTGGCTCTTCTTCCATTTGTGAAGATCGCCTCCTCGGCCGCATCCACAATCAAGAACTCGAGCTCCGGGGCCAACAAATGTATAAATAATATCCCTCTTACATTTGTTATGGAGTTGTCTCATGTGCTGCGTCATTTTACTTAAAAAATAAGAGCCTTTTACTTTTAAATGGGTTCTCTCGAGCCAGACTACCTGACTGTTCCCGGCCAACTCTTTGCGTGTGTGTCATTCGTTGGACCTGATCAGCCCCAGAAGAATGAGCTTCTGGGCATGAAGATTCGCGGGTGCTTTCCGACCCGTGATGAGGCTTCCAGCCACGCCAAGCGTCTTCAGAGGGAGGATGGGCTCGTGGATATCTATGTGGTGGATATGTACAAGTGGCTTCTGATCCCTCCAAATCGTGATCAGATTGATAACGTCCACTATGCCAACGAGAAGCTTGAGGAGATTATGGTCAAGTACCGCGAGAATCAGTCTCAGGCGGCGGCAATGTTCGAGAAGCGCAAGCGGGATATGATGGCCAAGCCCCTTGAGGGTCCCTACCCTTACGCAGATCCGTCCGACGAGAACTCGATCTATTATAACCGTCCAGACGTTCCCCCCATTCCTCACCCAGCAGAGATCTTCGATAAGCTCAAGGAGGAGTTTCCCGAGAAGGACGAGGAGGTTCTGCGTCGCATGGCGGCCGCCGAGGTCAGTCTCGAGATTGCCAAGCGCAAGAAGGAGGATGACGAGCGTCGCGCGGCAGCTTCGGAGAACCCGGCTCTTCAGCCTACAATCAAGGACGGCGATCCGGTGACTCCAATTTCGGAAGTTGAACCACCTAAAATTAATATGAACTAGATAGTAGATGTGGCTCGCTCTTCTGGGTCTGGCAATGGTCCTGTGGCTTCTTTCGACCGCCTATGGACTTTTGCCGATGCTCAAACCCCCTTCGTGGGAAAATCCATTCCCAAAACCCCCATACTACGATTATGACTATATGAAAAATGTAACAGACAGTACTCGGCGCGAAGGAGCCTGGGTAGGATTTCTTCAGGAGGATGTATATAAAAACAGAACTGGACCCATCGGAGACTTCGTGGGGAACGACTCTCCGAGTGATAAAGCACCCTTGTATTTGATTACCTAGACCGAGTGATCACGACCCTTCTGGTCGGTCTACTTTCCATGAATCACCATAGGTCTCATCGTCATAAGAACCCCCATGACGATTACACCTATCGCAATCCCTATAATCAACTTGTTATCGACAAAATTGTTAGTTTTTTCCTCGAACTGGAACCTTGGTTGTTGGAACCTTGCGGGCTGCGGGGGTTCCGGATCGGGCTCCAGCCACTGGGGCGCGTACTCTGCCTGAGGAGTCTGTTCCTGATCCATTGTCATCTTCATCACTCTCGTTTTTATCTGGAACAATGAAATCATCAATGTCCGAATCGTCCTCTTCGGCCTCAATCTCCGATTCACTAAACTCTACGGCCGAACTCACGTCCGACTCGACATCTTCGTCATAATCGTCAGTTTCGTAGTCATCTTCTACTTGCTCAATAGGCTCGTACCTAACTGGAGGACGAACGGCTCTTCCGTAACGAGTACGAACTTCAGGCCCTGGTGTGGCCTCCGAGGGCGTCGATATGGGGGCTGCGTCCAACCGGGTTGACATCTATGGTATACATTGGTTTTGAATCGTTTAAGTAAAGAGTCTGTGGTTGATCTGGAATAACTTCATTTAAGAATTTAGGTCTGAATGCTGTTCCGTTCGTCACGGCCCTCTGATTCAAGAGAACCTCTCCTTCGTAGCCAAGGCGATCCGCCAGTGCATTTATCTCATCTGTAAAGTTTGTATTCATGAGTCCCAGGTTTCGTGCATGTTCTACGGCCGTGTAGAGGGCAGGACCAGTTAGATTTCTGTCAAATTCCTGCAGGTTCGTCAGAAACAATTTCCATTCTTCTGGATCCAGGCCCGAGTACTTGTGCATCTTCTTTACGAACCCCTGAAAGCGTCCCGCGCCAGGACGAGGGAAGAACGTCCATAAGACGAGGACGAGTAGAAGTATCCACACGAACAGGTTCATTACTAATAGATGGAGGGAGAAAATGCTCGCGCCCAGAAAACTCTAGACATTCTTCATCTAGGCACTTTTGAACGATAACCTTTCCGTTTATGTAGAACCACACATGATTTGATCTGTGTTCTCCCTGGATTCTCTCGCACCATTTCGAGTCAGTCTCTACATAAAATCCCTTACCCTCACCCTTCTTTGTACGTCGTACGGCGCGAACCCTTGCTCGCCCTTGACCTTCTATATTGTTTTGAATAAATTGTTCAAGATTTGAAGGATTCAGCCCGCTCGAGGATTTTGACGGGCTTTTAGACTCTCCTTCGGACCTGACTGAAAAGAGTCTGAGGTATTCAAAAGATGGGGTTGGAGAAAGAACCTTTCCTTCTGGAAGGGATCTCCACGGGACATAGGATCCACTGACACCCTTCTTCATGGACCACAAACACCTGAGACCTGAACCCCTGTAGACACTCGCGTCGATCGTATCTGCCCAGTGATCTCCTTCGAGGTCCATGAGGATCTGAGTTCTGAGAGACATTGCATAGTTTTTGTCAACTATGAGTTCGGGCCAATGAATATGAATACCTGATTTTATGAGACCCTTTTCTTCACGAGGAGGCGCCCTGGACACAAGGGCCGGGCTCGACCCGCCGACAGCTTCGTAAATCTTTCTGCAGAGTTCGAGCGTCTCGTCGTTTGAAAGGGTCTGTTCGGCCCTATAGTCAATATCAACAAAAAACCGGAAATTGTCAGTTTTTTGTTCGACGACATAGAGTTTATGTCCCGAAGCAAGATCGGAGAGATAGGCTCTCCAAAATTCATTCAGATCTTTGTCCGGGACGTGCAACTGACCTCCATTCATAAGAACGTGGGTCGGAGGTTCGTTCCCTTTACGATTCCATTTGGAAATCTTCATCTTGCTAAGAAAGAGACGGGAGTCTCTAAGACTTCCATCCAAAAAAGTCATCAAATGCGCTTCTTTTTATTGGAGGTGCCTCGTGACCCCCTATGAGAGCCGCCTCTTCAAGGGTTTGATGGGCCGACTTGGCCGCCTCGCGCTTCTCATCCTCAATCTCAATAAAATGATACAATTGTGACATTGAATATTTTAAAAAATCTGAGGGCGGTGTAGACTCGTCACCCCGAAGTTTCAAAAGGCGGGCAATGAGCTGGTCCTTCTTTTGAGTCATTTGTTTTAAACTATTTTTTTATTTTTATCTAAGGACGTATAAAAAAAGGTTGTTTCTCAGGTTTTGCTAAAAACTTTTGAAACTGGGGATTTCTGAGAACATGGGTCCTTATCATGTCCCAAAGATCCAAGCGACCCGTGATTCCCTCGAGTGTATCAAATTCGCACGAATCATTCTCGTCATAATTCTTTCGAAACGGCACCTGACGTCCGTCCATTTTTGACTTTTCCTCTTTGAATTTTTCAACTATACGACTCTGCTCGGTCTCAGACATAGGGACGTCAAAGACGTACACGTGATACACGTTGTTTACACCTTCCGAGTCTTTGAAGGAAAAACTGAAATAGGAATATGTTCCCTTTTTCAGATTTATGATCCCACGAGTCTCCTCTTCCAGCTCGCGAACCGCACAGCGGAGAGGATTGAAGATTTCACGACGGCGACACCCGCCCGTTACAAATGTCCATTCTTTGTATCTTCGGTCGTGGACCAATAGAAACTTTGCAGGTCCTTCTTTAGGACTGCTTACCGGAATCGCTATACTCTTGTGCCGTTCGTGCGGAAGGTCGTTCCGCCTCGGTGATGGATCCATCACGCTCTACTACTGGACTGTCAAAATAATTGGACAGGTTACGCGAGCCTGGCTCGTAACTAATCAAAAATATGAGACCTAGGAGAAGAAGCCAGGGCCAGAATTGCATACTGTAAATTACAAAGAAAATTCTAGGAGGCGTAAAGCACGGAGCCCATACCCTTCTGGAGACGGAGCACGTTGTAGTTAACTGCGTAGAGGTATGGGGTTCCTACGTATCCTGCGAAACCAGAACCACCCCAAGCTACCGATTGCTTGAGAGTCAATCCCTGGAGACCGTTTAGCAGACCATTGGGGACGACCAGGCGGTACGTATCGAGACGAGAGAAGTTAAGCGTCCCGGTCGGCTGGAGTTTGGAAGTGTCCAGACAGTAAGGAATCAACAAAATGGGCGTCTCGGCGCCATTGGCGTTGTAACCCCATGGCGTATGGTAGTAATGGTTCACATCGGACCACAAAGGAAGTGGGCGGGACTCGCCGACATCCACGCCATTAATCTGTACCTTGAGTTGGTAATTGGCGGCAGTGGCTGAAAGCCCTCCAAAGGTTGAATTTGCGTCAGTAGAGTATGTGTTTCCGTACTGAACACACTGGAAGGCTAGGAACTTGACTGGCTGGGCCAGGGCGAGCTCCTGTACGGCGTTGTTGCCGATGGGAACCCGCTGAACCTGAGTAATCAGGAGATCATGAGTCGCCTGGGCAAAATACTCGCGTTCGGCCTGATCAAGGTACACAAAGTTACACCAGCATTGATAAGACAGAGCTGCGTAAGTTGTTCCAGTGGCGGCTGGAGGCGTGGGCACAAGAGTGCTCGATAAAGTATTAGCCCAGGTGATGCGGATCTCTACATCATGGTACTGAAGAGCCACGAGGGGCAGACTCACTGACCAATCCTTGCAGAAGAAGAACTTCAAGGGATAAAATGAAGATTTCTTGTTTCCAGGTTTTGTTGCATAGTCTTGTCCAGTGTTGGTGTTCAGGTACCTCTGGGACCAATTCTGTGCTCCCACGACCGGCTCGACATCCAGATCGTAATTTGCATCGTGAAGATCGATCACCTGGCCACCTATGAGGAGCTCGATGCGATCAATGACCTGCATCCAATCGAGATTGGGAACCTGAGCGCCGTTGTTATCACGGGCCGTCAGGTACATGTAAGACAAAAGGTCGCCCTTCTTCTCGATACGGATAGTAGAGATGGAACCGGGGAAAGGAACTCCCTGAATAGTCTGGCGCTCTGGAGCTGCTGCGTAGTGCGTGTACCGCTTGTAGTTGGAACGAAAAAAGGAAATTTCGGGCTTTCCAGAAAGCCAAGTGTCCTGGGCACCTGTGGCGACGAGCTGGACGATTCCTCCACTCATTTACTAACTACATCTAGTTTTTTCACACAGTCGCCCACGCGGGAATAGCCAAAGGATTGTTGATGACCTGGTTCCGGGCAATGTTGAGGTTCCTCTGAGAGGCCAGTGGGTTCGGCTCGCTCTTGTTGTTATTGAGACTCCAATTCTCCGGAGGTTTGTAAGGCCCAGCGCCTCCTGCGGCGTGAAGATCCATAGGACCTGGACGGAGCGGGATGGACTCGGCGCGAGTGCGGGTAGCGGCGCCGTTTGCACCTTGAGGATCGGCCCGAACGTTCATACGGCCGCCGTTCGCAGCCCTGTCAGGGTTCACGCGATTTCCAGTCGAGTGAGGAAGGCTCTTGTCAGTCAGGTTTGGATTGTACGCCTGGTAAACTGCGGCATACTGGCCAGGACCCATTTCAAGACCGTCCGTCCTCATTCCAGTCTCCTGGCGAATGGTCGTCTTCCTAGTCTTGATTTGGTCCGGACGACCCTCGGCGGCCCGAATGATACCCTGACCCTGGCCGCTGTTCTGGGCTGGAGGACGGTTCCACGTCTTGGTCACCTTGGCCTGATGGCTCATCTGGCCGTTGATGAGACCATTATCTGGAAAGGCGACACCACCGCTCTGCACAAAGTAGCTGGCCGGACCCTCACCTCCTGGCAGAGTCACGAGCTTCTCCTCATTCACGTTGTTTGGAAGAGCACGGAAAAACTGCTGGAAGCCTCCTATAGCTGGAACGTTCGGAGAGACTCCCAGACCAGGTCCTACGTGTACACGCTCTACTGGCTGAAGGTTGTTCATTTTGTTCGTAACGTTCTCGCGGTCATACAAATCATAGACTGGCTGACCATTGGGGTATCGGTTCGCCATGGGAGAAAAGTCCTGAAGAGAAGGCACGGCCTCCTTGGGGGGGAGGTAATCGTCGCCGATACGACGCCCGAACGAAGGATTGATTGGACGAAGACCAAAAGCGTCGGCCTTCATCCCGGGAGCGCCCGCGACCAAATCAACATCCTTCTTCGTCACCTGATGAGGAGACATAATAGGTACAGTGGTTGCAGGAGCAGGATCAGACTCGCTGAATCTCTGACCCGCAAACACAAGACCGACAATCGCTGCTAGAGCCAACGGGTCCATATTACTTTTAGTTTATATTTTAACCTACGTACTTTACTCGGCCTGGGCCGGACATTGCCGCCCATGGGGTCGGACGAAGATTGAGGTAAGGGACGACAGAAGGGTTTCTTTGATCAAAACGGTTATTCTGGTCGTTGCTGTACGTGCTGATGGGGTCAAACAGACGAACTGGAAAAGGATCCCCGCCAATGTACAAATTCGGAAAGTCGTATGGGGTTTCCGCGTACTGGTTTTTCCACGTGCTGGTTGTCTGAGAACGAAGCCGATCATCTTGTTTTACGACATCCTCGAGCATAATTTGCGCCGGACCTTGCCATATGCGGGGTTGTAGCATCAGCTGATCAGTCATAAGATTACGACCCATTACTGTTTGTGAAGGTTTTTTTTTCGAATGGAGGCAGTAGGCCTCTGTTCATAGACCTCCGATCTGAGCCCTTCGGACTCGTCTCTACCTCCCGTTACCCGCGCGCATCTGCGGGCGCTCTGGGAAGTGGAAACGATCGCTGTCGATATTGGCAACCCCAGAACCATCCTTGGAAAATGGAGCAAACTTGGCCCCGAAAGCACCCTCTGCAAAAGCGGTCTGGTCGTTCGGAATGGTGGTGCTTGCAGGCGTGTAGAAATTTCTCTGGGCCTCTTTTTTATTCTCGAATGGATGAATAAAGTCCCATACGGCTTCAGATTGGGGCTTGACACTTGCGGACCATGCTGCTGGGGGGCGGTCTGGATTGTCTACATAATCAGTCAACAACACATTTCCCATGGGATTATCAATTGTAGGAAGGGTCACGGTGTCACGGGCCCAATAGGGCGCACGTCCTTCACTTTCGGTCGGGCGAATCTTTCCGTCTGGAATCTGATTGTTTACGTAAAGGAAATAAAGAACGGCCAGGACAAGAACTCCAAGAGCGAGTATACGAGCGTCCCGCTTTATGAGGTACAGGATACTCATCGCGTAAATGATAAAACGGGTCGTTGCCGAAACACGTTCTTTGGCTGACTGAAATGATGTTGGCCAAAATTCAAGAAGTTTGTCCTTGCGAAATATATCATGAGGATCCATCTACTATTTACTTTTTACTTTTTTTCTGACGGGAGCCGCTTACTACACGGCGCTGGGAGGCGGGGGAGGAGCAGCTCAGGCCGCCGCCCATCATTCCAGACAGAAGGCCGGACAGCGCCGACGGATCAAATGACCCGCTCTCCGCGCACTTCTTAGCAGCCGCCTCAATCGCCCCGAGCGTCTCTGGAGGGAACATAGAAAGAGTCATTCCGATCATGTACATACCGTTCAGATGGTTCCAAATAGCCTGCTTAGCCTGGTCTGATGCACCGTCCCAGACTGGCGCGAAACGCATTTGCTTTATGAAGGCTGGATCACGAGTCGTAAGACCCTTTGCGTCAATCTTCATAAAGGCATCGAGTGGACCCCGAACGGAAGTATAACGGGCCGCCTCGTAGTCAGCCTTGAAGGCCTTCACGGACTCGTCATCCGGAAAAGCGCTCTCAAGGTCACGAATAAAGTCAGAGTACAGCTCGTTAAAGGCATCCAGGGAACTCATTTTAAAGAATTCTTTTTATTTTTTTAAGTCTCCCTCGCGAGACTTCCTCCTTAGGTATCAAAAAGGTTCCAGACTCACAGACTCCCTGTGTCCAGACCCCTGTGCCACTATAAGGTACACGAGGATGGCCACGAGAACTGCCGGCTTAGCATACTCTGAGTTTGGTGCACTGGCCTTTCCATTCATTTTGTTTTTGGCCATTATATAAGCAACCGTGACAGCGCCTGCGATCAATGCGGCCGTCGCTGGCTGACGAAGGTACTGATCCATTTCTTATTGTTGAGCAGGATTTTTCATAGTCTCTGGCGCGCTCGGAAAGAGTTCCTCTTTGTGAGGAGTCTGAGTGACTGGAGTGACGTTTATAGTCTTGGATCCTCCGGGGGTCTCGTCCGGAGTCGGGAGTCCGGTTTCGTCTATAGGTGTCCCCTCGGCAGGAGGAGGACCTTCAGACGCTTCTAGTGCCGCATCCATATCAGGCTCTTGCTGAGTATCCTGAATGAGGTCTTCTCCAGGCTCTTCTTCGGGCTCATCATCTTGTCCCATGTTGAAATCATCAATATCTTTTGGAAAATAATTGTCCATGATGGCCTCGAGTGGAACGAGGTTCTCTATAGTCTCACGGATGCACTTGGTGAAACGCCTCGTCAGCTCCTCGCGACGCTCGCTCGTAGACTTCTCTTCCGTGATACAATAAGGATCTTCGTAGAGGTCCCGTGCGCACTCAATGAATGAAGTATGGACAAAGACGTCGTTGCTTGGCAACTTTAAATTTATTTTCTTTGAAGATTTATCTATACGGATCGCGCTGAGAATCTTCACGTGGATGACGAATACGGCCGCTATAAGACGGGGGAACAAAGGGCAGGCCTTGAGTATGTTTGCTACGTGCTCTTTGACCTTGACGTTCGACCATTCACCCTTGATCTTACGAAGGTTCTGACGGTAATTTTCAAGGTATTTGCGATCCTTTGTCTCCTTCTTGGTATCTTCCCAAATAGTGACGAGAACCTCAATGATTTCTGGGAGCATCGCATCTACGAGTTTTCTCGAGTAGCGCCTCTCTGCGTCATTGAGAACTTCCATTAGTAATAGTGTACTTTTTACTTCCCGCGGAGTTTCGCAGCAACCTTCTGCATGTTTGCCAGGCCTGCAAAGAGATCGTCTCCTGGTTCGGTCTCGACCCCTTGGGCCGCCCTCGTAGACCTGCCTGACTCCTTGCGGGTCGATTTCAGGTCCCACGTCACTATGTACTGACCTTGTTCAAGACCCTGGGAAACACGATATCCCGAAAGAGTCAGTTGTCTCCTCAGGTACCAGAGGGCCTCTTCATAAGGGTACATAGGAAACCCGAGGACCATCGGAGGAACTTGAAGGATCGCATACTTTTCTCGGCGCTCTACAGCAGCCTGAACTTTTCTTGAAAATTGTTCAAGAATATTTTTATAAGTATTTTTTCGGATGCTCCTCCGTTCTCGTTCTTTCTCGGCAATTTCACTGGCCGATATCATTACTAGAAGCCAGTAGTTTTATGAACCCCTAGTCTACGCGACAACATTCGTCGTACCGGGAAGTTCGCGACTTTGCTGAACGGCCTGTTTGAGCTGAAATCCGAGAGAATCTCGTACGTCCGAGTAACTTTGGTACTTGTCAGGGGTGAAACGTTCGAAAGGTCCGTCTGTAGAAGGAGAACTTGTGCGCGTGTTCCTCAAGAGATTCACTGCTCCATCAGGCGCCACAGTTGCAGTCACATCGTACTGCTCTCCGAAAAATCCCCGAGTATCCAAAAACATGAACCGAGCGTTATAGTTTGTCTCGCCCTGAGGATCCCTGATTGGATTTATAAACACAGTATTTACTGGTTGAAGCCATGGAGCCCCTGCCTGTATCTTTTCTATGATAGCCTGGATTATGCTCCTCGGAACTGATGGAGTGTTGATAGGAGCGACTGGGTCCGCATATTTTGCCGTCAGAGAAGATGTATTCCAGAAAAGGTACGCGGTCAAAAGAGCAACCACCCCAAGAATGGCCACATCAGTCTTCATGTGTTATTACTGTATTTTAAAAAAAATTATAAAGTTTAATGGCGCTACTGGTTTTCAGTGACAAGTGTCAATACTCATTTGAACTTTTAAATTTTATAAAATCTAATCCGACTCTAGGGCCAATGATCAAGTATCATAACGTATCTACGCACGGACGGCCTGCAAACCCTCACGTAAAGAGGGTCCCTACACTTATAACTTCAGAAGGAAATATACTCGTAGGGGGTGAGGTCAGAAACTGGCTCGAGTCTATGATACCCGTGGAGATTGAGAATTGGTCTTCCGGGGGTATTACGTCTGCATCGCTCGACGGAGGTGAAGGAGGACGAGACATGTTTGAACTTGATTCATATGGGATGAGTATGCAGCCTATGCTCACCCCAGAACTCAAGGCAAAGATGACGAAGGACGTAAAGGATGCTTATTCTTCAGGTATTAGCAGTTAAAAGAAATATGTACTTATTCGGAAAGATGCATCTACGCACTATTCAGGCGAATGCTATTAAAGGCATTTTTGAGGTTCTAAAGGACATAATAAACGATGTGAATGTATATTTCGGCCCGGAGGGTCTGAAAATCCTGACACTTGATACCGCCAGAGTCACCTTGGTCCACATGACAATGTCGGCCGAAAATTTTGAAGAATATTCTTGTCCTCAGGAGATTACGGCCGGATTGAATATGGCCAATACGTTCAAACTCCTCAAGTCTGTCGGTCCTTCCGATACACTTACTATGAATATAGAAGGGTCCGAGACTCTTCAGTGTATCATAGAAAATGTGGCAAAAAAGTCAAAGACGACATTCAGTCTAAAACTTTTAGATATTAATGAAGATATTTTAGATGTCCCTGAAATTTCAATGGATGTCATCACGACCATGCCGAGCATAGACTTTCAGAGAGTGGCGCGCGACATGGGAAATCTTTCGTCCGACATGAATGTCTACAGAGACGGTAACCTGCTCGAACTGTCTTGTGAAGGAGACTTTGCAAACCAAAAGACTGTTTTAGAATTTCCGGATTCCTATCCTAAAAAGATTGGAGCGACCTATAACCTCAAATATATCAACATGTTTACCAAGGCGACGGGTCTCTGTTCGAGCGTTCAACTCATGCAAGATTCTTCTGATGAAAATATGCCAATTGTTTTTCGGTACGGAATTGCAAACTTGGGAGACGTAAAGTTCTACTTGGCACCCCGAGTAAACGAAACTTAAAAGTTTTGGTATCGGTTCCCGTAATGGAAGCCAGATTTAACGAAAAGGTACGCGAGTTTCAGTCTAGAATAGAGGGGGCCCAGGGGTCTGAAAAGGGGAGAATAGAGGGTGAAATGTATGAATATATGGCCATGACTGCTCCATTTATAAAGGAATATCACCACGGAGAGTCAGATGCATCTTTAAGTACAAAGAAGGTGGCCGGAATTCAGGTATCGTCGCGCAAGGGGGTCCAGCGCCAGGATATCTACACTTCATATCTCATTCAGGTTGAGGGTCAGCCCGACCCCAAGGTTCGTGCTAGATGCGAAGTGACAATGCCAAACATGGCATGTACAAAGTGTGGAGCTAAATTTTCCAAGTTTATGGATGAAACTCTTAGCGAAGAAATTTGTAAAAATTGTGGGCTGACTGAATTTATTCTTGGAGAAGAGGTTGGATTCAAGGAGGAGCAAGAAATGGAAAAGAATGTGGTCTACTCATACAAGCGTGAAAATCACTTTAATGAATGGGTCAGTCAGTTTCAGGCCAAGGAATCCACGAGTGTTCCCCCAGAAGTTATAGATGAATTGAGGGTTGAATTTAAAAAACAAAAGGTGAAGGATCTTACTGAGATTACTCACGAAAAGGTCAAGGCTCTTCTCAAAAAATTGGGACGCTCGAGATTTTACGAACACGTTCCGTATATAACGACGATTCTCAACGGGATACAGCCTCCGACGATGAGTCAGGACCTGGAGGCCAGGCTCAGACTCATGTTTCACCAGATTCAAAAACCTTTTGAGAAACATCGACCCAAGGACCGAAAGAACTTTTTGTCATATTCTTACGTTTTGTATAAATTTTGTGAGTTGTTGGGAGAGGATGATTTTTTGCCGTGTTTCCCTCTCCTCAAGTCAAAGGAGAAGCTGTACAAGCAGGACGAGATCTGGAAAGGAATTTGTGAAGAATTGCGCTGGCAATTCTTCAAGACAATCTAGTTCTCTTACTCTTCCCGATACGCATGAGGTTCTTTACTCCTTGATGTGGAGATTGTTTGAGACGAAGCATCGCCGCGGCTGCTGAGTTTGCCCGCCGCGCGCTCGCTGCCTCCTTAGCCGCCTTGGCCGCCACGCTATTAGCCTTGCGGGCTATCTTCAGGTACTCCTGCTTCTCCTTGAGAGTCAGGGGCGCGTTAGACTTGCGGACCTTGCTAATGAGACCCTTTACACGTGTCTCCTCAGCTTTTACCAAGTGGCGCTTTTTGTAAGATACATGCGCCTTCTTGAGACGGGTGCCCATGGCCCGTAGACGAGCAACACTCCGGCCCAGAGCTCCTGCGACAGCCTTGGTGCTTCGGCGCGCCACAGAGGCGAGAGCGGACGCTCCCGCGCGCACGGTCCTGACTCCGTGACCTATAGCGTTTTGAATACGCACAATCATATCCAGAGTCTGCCGAACCTTTGTCGCCCCCGCTCTGTACATTGCCGCGATGAGTTTGGCAGAAAACTTGAGGAATATCTTGGCGGTCACTGTCGACATTTTAACCCCTACTCTGGCGATAACCAGAAGGGCCTTGGCAGCAGCGACAACCGGTGGTCCAAAAAGGCGCGCACTCTTCTCAGTAATGTGAAGAGCTAAAAGAACCATCATAGTATAAAATCCAAACTTGGCATAAGGCGTGACCCGTGCGATCAGTTCAGCAACTTCGGCACTTACGGACTCTGCCAAAGCGAGAATTCCGGCGGCCGTCACTGCATTCATCCCCTGTGCCGGCACGTGAACATCCACGCGGGGAGCGCCCGCCCTTTGACCCAGTAATCCAGCGGCAGTTTTAACCACTGTAGCTCCTAGAGCCGCGGCCATCTGCATTCCACCTCCATGACCTCCTGTAATCATAGCCATTTACTTTTTAACAATTTTATATTTTGGATCCGTCTTGAAACGGCTCGCATATTTTGCGCGGACCCACTTGGAATCAGCCTTGTATATACGGCTGGCCCGGGGGAGATGGCCCTTTGTCAATGTGCTGATTGCCACGAGTCGACGAACGACGGCCCGAGGCTCCTCCTTTCCTTTCGTGACTGCTTTGCTCAGGGCCTTGTGGCGATTGGTCATTGCTTCTACCGGGTGGTAGCCGTAACGAGTCAACATGCCCTTCTTGAGGGTACCTATGCGAACTTTGGACTTTCCTGCCGTTCCTACATCATAGGCCGGGACCGCCCTGACACGGGTCCGACTCGCCTTCCGGATGTACGAGTAGGCCTTCCGTCCCTTGCTCGCCTTGACGTAGATTCTCTTCGAACCGTTCTTCCGAATGTGGCCAGTTCGGATTGTGTGCTGCATTTACTAGTGGACAAGATTTTTGTCCGTCGCAGAAGAGACGGAGCCTGTCTGCACTGAAATCAAATATATCCATAGTTGAAGTATCCAACTTGTATGTTTGGACAGAGCTCTTGTGACGCAGACGAAGTGCTGAATTAAATAAATTCATTATAAAACTTGCCAAGGTGTTGGTGGGGCGCGGAGGAGCCTGAGTTGTCTGAATGGCCAGGGTTTCCAAAAAAGGCCTGTCTACAAAAGGCATGAAAGGCACCTCTTCCTGCATGGCTCCGTCGACATATCTCCACGGACCTATGAGGACCGCTGAGAATATCAAAGGAACGGCTATAGACGCAGAGACCACTTCAGTCACGGACTGATTCGGATGGGACTTGTGGGAAAAATATACCGTCTCGCATCTGTCGATACAAAATGCCGACACGTAGAGGTCCACAGGTCGGGCCCTGTACAACTGAGAGAACGTCATGTCCTTCACTCCAAAACTTTTTAAAAATATTGTTTGTAAACTTTTTTGGATCCGTTCAAGTGGTATCAATCCAAAGTGTAACAATAAATTTTTAATGTTTGGTTTCATGACAGCCCTGAGTGGAACCTTCAGGGAAAAATCGAGAATTTCTGGAATGTCGCCCTTAAAGACAACCCAGAGAAGCGCGAGGATGGAGCCCGAGCTGCACCCGCTCACGGCCCTGACATCTGAAGTGTCAATCTGTGACAATTTTCCTAAAAATAAATAAAAAGCCATTGCTCCTGGGCCTATTATGAGATTCTTTGGTCTCATGACCTAGTAGTAGGCTGGAAACAAAATACGGAGATAAGAAAACACCAAGAGAAAAATGAGGCCCTTGCCGACGGTCGTTGTAGGACCATCAAAAGGCATAGGGGCCATTTCTAACATAATTGTAAGAACTCCCGGAACGATAATATCGGCCGTAGTCACGTTGTGCTTAAGGACAAAGCGAATGATGACCCATGAAAGTATAGGAACGATAAGAAAAGCAATTCCTCGTGTTTTGGATGAAATCTGGGTCAGCATGAAAAGTGTGGCGGGCACGGCCACCTTTGGGGCTGCAAGGTCAGGTAACATCTTATTTTAATTCAATATAATATTCAAGCCATGTCTGGAAACTTTGAGGATCAAAGAGTTCCCTGAAATGAAGTTTCCGGTACAGACGCATGACGTCCAGACGAAGTACACAGTCTGACCAGAACCTTTCGGCTTCGTGAATAATCTGGGTATACTCTGCAACCCCATATCGGTGCTTTACACGATGGCACCCGTCGTAGACAAATTCTTGAATACGCACGACATCTCCATAAATCTCATCACTGTACAGAGCCTCAAAATCCTCTGGATGTAAAGGCTCTGGGCTCTCTTCACAGTCAGAGTCGGAGGCTGAAACCTCCTGGTCTGGCCGCCTGAACAGAGCGTCACGCGAATACTCGTCACCGAGTCCCATTTTTAATTGTTAGTATAGAGACGCTCCCCTTTAATCAATGTCAATACAGAGCATGTGTGAGGACCTCCAAAACGCTTTTCAATAACTCATCTTGCGAGGACCCCAAAACGTTTCATCCGGCCCGACCTATCAGGGCGAACACGGAGTCTCCTGTAGCCTGATGAACTCCTGAGAGTCATCCAGGCCAGCGCAAGAACAAGAGAGAAGATTATCAATGATAAGATCTTCATTACTTATTAAACTTATTTTTTTTCATTTTTGAGACCAGTCACGCTAACAGACGAAACATCTTTGGTCGGCTGGGCCGCCTCTATCGCCTCTATCGCCTGATCGACCCGAGCACCATCGTTATTGAAAAAGTTCAAAAGGCCAGTGCGTATAACTTGCTTCGTGATGGCTCCTTTGGATGTCTTTTTCTTGAGATTGACCTTTACAGTGTCTTTTACCTTGACAGTGTCAATGTCATTCTCAGTCATGTGCTGAGTGATCTGGGTCTTGAGTTCCTTCTCGCGCTTGTTGAGTGCTGAAAGGTCCTGACGAGCAGCAGCGAGCGTGAGTTTCAAAGAGATCCATTCCTTCATGGCTTCAGAGAAATCCATTTGTTATTGTTTGCGAAAGAAATGAATGAGACTGTACGCGTTTAACGCCGACGGCGTCTGTGGTGCCTGTCATCGTCATCATCGTCGTCGGCACGGTTGAGAGGGGCCGTCGTAGGTTTCGTAGTGACTGCGGGAACAGGCGTGGTTTGTGCGAGATTTGCAGATTTAGCCACCATGGAAGTCGTTGGTGTTGTGTTTGTCATTGTAGTGACGGAAGTGGCTCCTGGCATCGTCTTGACGGGCACCACGCTGGTAACTGTGGAAGGTGTGGAGCTGGTCATCGTCTTGACGGGCACCATGGTAACTGTGGAAGGTGTTGACCCATACATCGTCTTGACGGGCACTACGCTGGTAACTGCGGAAGGTGTTGACCCATACATCGTCTTGACGGGCACTACGCTGGTAACTGCGGAAGGTGTTGACCCATACATCGTCTTGACGGGCACCATGGTAACTGTGGAAGGGGTGGAGCTGGTCATCGTCTTGACGGGCACCATGGTAACTGTGGCAGGGGTGGAGCTGGTCATCGTCTTGACGGGCACTGTTCCTGGCGCATCATAGCCTGATGACCGATTGAGGGTCATCCACGCTAGTATGATGACGAGAGCAAAGACTACCCACGGGAGAATCTTACTCAACTTCATTACTTATTAAATTTATTTTTTTTTCAAACATGTAGACTTTAAAAGTTACATATATTCTGGGCTTATCTCGAAGTGAGGGCGCATGGTATCCGGAGGAATTGTGCTAAGGTTAAAGATGGATACTGGGGTCCTTGGGTTGATGGGCTCTGAGCGGAAGTCGCGGTTGGCATTACGGAGAACGCCGCCAATCGTCTCTGGGTAGCCAATCTGGCTGCGGGGATCCAGGTAGTTCTGACCCTTGAGGATCGCGTCTGGGGCAAACTTACCAAAATCTTCCATTGTCGTAATTTCACGAGGGATGAGACCCGCCGCGCTCACGTCATAATCAGTGCTGTTTGCGGCCATAAGTCCAGCGGGGGCCGCGTTGTACGTAGCACCTGGACGGTCTAGGTCACTTCCCTGGATACCTGATGCGTAGTAACTAGACCTGGGCATGAAAAGAGCGGCCAAAAGTACCACAAGTAGGACAATCGCCACGACAGTCTTGCGTGAAGGCATTTGTTATTATGAGCATACTTTTTTCTGGAGTCAGTCGACATAATCTGTAGGATCATCCTCGGCGACCTCATCCTCATCCTCAAACATATACTGTGTTGGAAAGGATTGAGGTCGGGCACCTCCTCGGAGACGGGCCTGGACAACACGCCAGACCGGGCCAAAGGACTTCTTGAGGAACCACAGGCCGGCCAGCTCGACAAATAGATCGCACTGGGCTCCTGGCTCCACGGCGGAAAGATCAATTGGCTCCTTCTGGCTGTTGAACGCCTTTGTTACAACCTCGCCCTTGAGCTTGGCAAGGCTGGCGTTCAGACATCCTTCTGTGACGCTCCCCTGATATGCTCCCTGAATAGTCTCGTCGCTCAGCTCACGGCCGAACCAGGCCACCTTGGATTTCTTGGCCTCCTCGACAATCTGGTCATCGATAGATGAAAACTTCTCGGAGTACTCTGGTACCTCGATAGTGATAGATGATGTCAGACCCTCCTGGACCTTTACGTTTTTCAGCTGAAACATCTGACCGGTAATTTTAAGAAAGTAACGACCATCGGGCAACTTCTGAGGCGACGCAAACTCCATTATAAATTATTAACTAAAATATTCTTTAAGAGTAATGTGCAGCTGTCTCCCAGGTCCTACTGGGACATTCTGCGGATGGATAGGAAAGGCAGACGGAATCGTACGTCCCTGTGATCCTGGGTCTTGCCAGCCCTCTTGCGACGGACCTCCTCCTTCCAGTTTGAGTCAATACCAAGCTACGACTGGAGTAGGCCTTCCTCCTGGGTTTGGTCTGAATCTGATGACGAGCGAACGGGCAACAAAATTTAAACTTGAATCAGACTTTGAAACTCTTCAACCAAATTACGGACCTCCTTATCATCGCCGCTTCTTTTGGTTACTTTTTCTCACAGGAGTCATGGTTCTCATGTCCGTGTTCCTCATATAAAGACTCGGGCCCCGTGTATAATAGAAATGGCCACTCTTGATTCTATCGCTCTCGACATTGCTGCCCTACAGAAGGACCTGAAGGCCCTGCGGAAGATGGTCCGCAAGGTCATCGGAGACATTGAGGATCCGACTGGTGAGAAGAAGGAGGCTCGCACGAAGAACAACGGTTTCAACAAGCCCCAGGTTGTCACGCAGGCTCTTCGTTCTTTCCTGAACCTTGGGGCCGACGAGATGATTTCTCGCTCCCAGGTGACCAGGGCAGTAAACGCTTACGTGACTGAGAAGGAGCTGAAGAAGGGCCAGAACATTACCCTTGATGCCCCTCTTCAGGCTCTGCTGAACCCTCCCGAGGGCACGCAGATTACCTTCCTGAACATTCAGAAGTTCCTGAACCAGCACTACGTGAAGCAGGACAAGCCCGCTCCTCCTCCCAAGGAGACCAAGGAGCCAGTGGCCGAGAAGCCGGCGCGTCCAAAGGTTAAGAAGTCATCTTCGGCTTAAAAATATAATATGTGTAATAAGAAAACATGGAGGCCATTCCTGGTCCTCCCAGAAGTGTACTGGATACACTTGTGGGAACCAAGGTGAAAAATACAAACTATTATATTAGAGCATTTACCCATAAATCAGCGCTCAAGCGATATGAAGGCCTTTCGTCCTCTTACGAAACGCTCGAATTTATGGGTGATTCTGTCCTCGGCTTTGTAGTCACAAAGTGGCTTTTTGATCGTCACGAAAAGGAACAAGAGGGGTTCCTGACCAAGGCTCGTACGAAGATGGTCAGGGGTACTACGTTGTGTGAGATTGCCAAGGAGCTGGGTTTTGACAAATGGATCCTCATGGACGAAAAAGGTATAAGGAACGGATGGAACACAAACCCCAAGATTCTCGAGGATGTCTTTGAGGCTTTTGTAGGCGCTATATACCTCGACCTTGGGATGATTTATGCAAAACAATTTATTTTAAAATCTTTTGAAAAAATTGAGACTGACGTAAACTTTGACGACAACTACAAAGACCAGCTGATGAGGTGGTGTCAGGCTGAGAAGATTGACTTGCCCGAGTACAAAGTTGAGGGAAATGTGAATGGAATTTTTGCAGTGTCCCTAATAGTAGATGGAGCAAAAATGGGGTGCGGGTACGCAAGTACCAAAAAACAGGCTGAACAAAACGCCGCCGAACTCTTACTTAAGACGGACAAGCGGTTTAAGAAGAATGGAGCCAAGAGTAGCGGAACTTCTGAACCGCACGTACTTTGAGCAAAGGAGTGAAGAATGGCTCTCTCTTCGCGAAAATATGTTGACGGCCAGTGACGTCGCGAGCGCCCTGGGGCACAATCGCTACGAAAAACCAGATGATCTTTTGGCCAAAAAAGTTTTGAAAAAAGCTTGGGCAGGGAACGCAGCCACGGCTCACGGAACGCTCCTGGAGCCTGTCGCCCGTGATTTGTACGACGCACGGACCGGCCGCAAGACCCACGAGATTGGCCTGGTCCAGCACCCAAAGTACCCTTTTCTTGGCGGGTCAGCCGATGGCATTACTGAAGACGGTCTCTTGGTCGAGATCAAGTGTCCTTTGACTCGCAAAATTGAGGACAAGGTCCCAGAACACTATCTCCCTCAAATTCAACTTTTGTTGGAAATTTTAGACTTTGAGGATTGTGATTTTGTTCAGTACCGTCCAGCGACCGTCACTCACGTGAAGACCAAGGGCCCTTGTGAAGAAAACGGAAGTCCTCCTCGTTTCGCCGAAGTTCCTGTTCCTGAAATTTTTATGGTCACTCGCGTCAAGAGAGACCGATCGTGGTTCGAAAACCATATCAAGACTATGCAGGTGTTCTGGGACCGTGTAGAAAATGCTAGAAAAAACGGGTTATGTGAAGTCGTGTGGGACGAGCCATACGTACAACAAATACATTGTGAAGTGGTAGAAGATGAACCCCAAGACTGTTTACAAGTGCCCGCACAAGCCCAAGTTTCTGACGTGCAAGGAATGTCAAGTGAATTTCTGTGCGAGGTGCATTCAGCTTGAGGTTCATGATTGCCCCAACCTGGAAACACGTTCCAAAAATGAAAAAAATATTTTGTCTGAAAAGCTCGTAAAAGTGGTGGCACCAAAGGTGATCAAGATTTGAATTTTGTAAGATAGATGGCGGCTGCCGCCAGAACAATCACGAGAATGAGTGGACTGGGCGAGGACGTACCACGCCGTCTCATAAAGTCTGGAAGTTTTTGAGACCCGATAAAGTCTTTATCATAGACATAGTTAAAGTTGAGATCTGGGCGGACCCACGAGAGTTTCCCATCGTTCCGCTCGTACTTGCGGGCCGGAAAGGAGGGGAAAGGAGCTGTAGGCTTACCGGGCATGGTATTGAACCACATGTTGCTCGCGTCACTCAGGGCCATCACGTTAAAGTCCTTGAGATCGCGGTTCGTGTCGAGACGATCGCTAGGAGTATTGTCGTAAGGACGCGTGAAGGTTCCGTCTGGCTGCCAGTTGTGCGACCCATCGCTTGACACGCCATACGTTCCCGTCCAGGTGTACGGGTTGAAGCGGTTTATGCTCAGGTCATCATCTAGCATAAGCGCTGTGGCCATTAATAGACGCCGACATTTTTTGTATCCTGGTAGACTTTTCCCTGGACCTTTTCACGATGAAGAGCCCACATTTGATCCAGATCTATATTCAGCATACCCGCTAATTGAAATAAATAACTGAAAACGTCGCCCATCTCCTGAGTCACGTCCGTACCCTTGTCTTTTTTGAGTCCTGTCTTGCGATAAGTCCTTAGCATTTGACGTATCGCACTGGCCAACTCGCCATTTTCTTCAGTGTAAAGCATCCATACTGTGCTTACAGTCGCCTTGTCCCACCCTTTGTGTCTACACATTTTCATAGTTTCATCACGATACTGATTCATCTTAGACTAAAAGTTCAGTTTCTGTTTATCTGGGCAAGAGGCTTGCGAAACCTGATGACCAAGAAGATACATGCAAAGAGAATAATCATTTCGGACGCCAATTTCCAGTTTTCTACAGTCTCTTTACTGGCTCCCCTCGCCAGGGCCCTTGGTTCCACGACCGCGTTACTGAAGAGTCGTACGGCCCGATCGATGGCGAAGAAAATGAAGAATCCTATGAGAATGTCATCAAGGGCTTTCATCTACTAGAACCCAAACTTAAAGTTCTGGGGAAGTTTGTTGCCGTATGTACTGGTGCTGGTGGGGCGCATCTCTGGGACCGGATTTGCCATGATGTCCCTAATATACACGAGCTGCTGAAGAACCCCTGATTCGACCGTCTGTGAAGCCTCAGTGACGACCGCTCGGTTCATTGCGTCGAGTTGACTTTTGACGTTGGTATAAGGGTCTCCACGCATATTCACAAACACCTTCTTCATCAAAAACTGAAGATCGGCATCATTCTGGCGGTCGATTGTGTACCCGGTGGTCGCCTGAATATTTCTGATGATTGCCTGATGAATTTGTTCTCTGTTAAAGTCTGAAAAAAAAGCAGTGTCTAGCGGCGTAGGCAGATACTTGGTCGCCATTACTACTGGTTGGTATAAAAAAATAGACTCCTTGTAATGCAAATGAAGGTCTTCAAGCGTGATGGCTCTACGGAGGAGATGCTCTTTGACAAGGTTACTCAGAGGATCCGCAAACTCTGTACCGGCCTGGATGTAGCGCCCGACCGAGTCGCCCAGAAAGTCTTTTCAAATATGTACGACGGAATTCACACAAGTGAGATTGATTCTCTGAGTGCCGACGTGGCCATAGATCTTATGACGGAGAACCCTGATTACGAGACTCTCGCGACCCGGCTGACCGTAAGCAACATGCACAAGACGAGCCCCAAGTGTTTTTCGGACTGTGCTTTGGTTCTGTATCAAAAAGGGCTCGTGAGTGACGAGTTTATCAAAGATGTAAAGTTAGAACTGGATTCGATCATCCTTCACGAAAAAGATTACTCATATGGATTTTTTGGTCTCAAGACCCTCCAGAGGAGCTACTTACTTCCAGGGGAGACCCCTCAATATATGCTCATGCGCGTCGCCCTGGGTATTCACGGTCAAGATACAGAGCACGTGAAAGAGTCCTACAAGCTCATGTCCGAAAAGTACTTTACGCACGCGACCCCTACCCTTTTCAACGCAGGATCGAAGAATCCACAAATGTCCAGTTGCTTCTTGGTCGCCATGAAGGAGGATTCGGTTAACGGAATTTTTGAGACACTAAAGGAGTGTGCCCAAATTTCTAAATGGTCGGGGGGTATAGGCATTCACTGCTCGAACATCCGGGCCAACGGTTCAGTCATCAAAGGGACCAACGGAAAATCGGATGGAATAATTCCAATGCTTCGAGTCTTCAATAATACAGCAAGGTACATCAATCAGGGGGGTGGAAAACGCAAGGGATCCTTTGCGTTTTACCTCGAGCCGTGGCACGCAGACGTAATGGAGTTTTTGGATCTGCGTCTCAATCAGGGTGACGAAGAGTCCAGGTGTCGCGACCTTTTCACGGCCCTCTGGATCCCTGACCTGTTCATGAAGGCCATAGAGTCCGATTCTGACTGGCACCTGATGTGTCCGAGCGAGTGCCCTGGTCTCCAAGATGTCTACGGCTCAGACTTTGAAAAACTTTATAAAAAATATATTGATGAAGGAAAATTCATAAAGGTCCTAAAGGCCAGACAAGTCTGGGACTCGATCCTTCGGTCCCAGATAGAGACCGGGACTCCTTATATGTGCTACAAGGACTCGGTCAATGTAAAGTCTAACCAGAAGAATATAGGCCCCGTCAAGTCGAGTAACCTTTGTACCGAAATCATGGAGGTATCGGGACCCGACGAAACGGCCGTGTGTAATCTGGCTAGCATCTCTTTGCCCGAGTTTGTGACTGCAGGTGGGGACTTTTCATACAAGAAACTTCACGACGTAGTCAGGGTCATCACGAGGAACCTGAATCGCGTCATCGACCGGAACTGTTATCCGACCGAACCTGCAAAGAGATCCAACCTGAAACACCGGCCGATCGGTATAGGAGTCCAGGGACTTGCAGACGTGTTTATGATGCTCGGGCTTTCTTTCGACGAGCCAAATGCCCGAAATCTCAATCGAGCAATCTTTGAAATAATTTATTACGCGGCTCTGACCGAGTCGTGCGAGTTGGCCAAGGAGGAGGGATCTTACGAAACCTACGAAGGGTCTCCAGCGTCTCAGGGAGTTCTCCAGTTTGACCTTTGGAATCAAGTTCCGGAGATGTGCGATTGGAATTTTCTGAAGAAAAAAATCAAGGAACACGGTCTCAGGAACTCTTTGCTTGTCGCGCCCATGCCGACCGCCTCCACGGCCCAGATTCTCGGGAACAACGAGGCGTTCGAGCCCTACACGACCAACCTGTACCTGAGGAGAACTCTGGCCGGAGAGTTTGTCATGATCAACAAACACCTCGTGAAAGATCTTCAAAAGTTGGGTCTTTGGTCAAAGCACGTGAAGGACCAGATTATCGCAGCCAACGGGTCTGTCCAAGACCTCCAGGGACTTTCTGAAAAGTTGAAGAATGTGTACAGAACCTCCTGGGAAATTCCTCAAAAGAGCCTGATAGACATGTCGGCCGACCGAGGGGCTTTCATAGACCAGTCGCAATCACTCAATATTTTCATGGAGAATCCTTCGATGGCCAAGTTGAGCTCTATGCACATGTACGGATGGAAGAAGGGACTAAAAACAGGTATGTACTATCTTCGGACCAGGTCAAAGGCCCAGCCAATCAAATTTACTATAGACCCTGCAGTCCTTGCATGTTCGCGTGAAAACCCGGAAAGTTGTTCGATGTGCTCCGGTTAAACAAAATAAATTTAAATAAACAATGGAAGAATGTTGGAAGGATCTTCCGAACGATCTTGTATTTTACATAGTGGATCTTTCTGGAGATATAGACCTTCGGAGAGCCTTTGGCTTCCTGCCCCGAAAACTTTCGCCTGAAAGAATTCTCGGTCTTCATTTTCTTTTAAATTCTCACGATGGTCTCGTGTATAACATGGATACGAAATCTCTTCACATACTCAGGATACCAGGGGTCTACGTAGTACGACGACCCATAGAACTTGACTATGTGGATAGATGGGCCTGGATGTTCAACGCTCTAGAAGAATCACATACTATAGAAATTTCATGTTCTTCAGGGAGATACTGTTTTGTCCCAGACGCAAGGGATCCTTTTTATACAGAATTAAAAGTTCTCCTGAAAGGATCTGGAATGGCTACCCTCTTGTCCAGTACACTGTGAAGCGGCCCTTTTTGACTGGTACAATTTTTGTGAAAATTGTAAATCGGCCTTTTTTAGTTTTTGAATAAACATTTGGAGATTTCTTTTTTGGTGAATAAACTGTAAATCTTCCCAATTGTTTTTTTGTGTACTTGGTCGGTGAAGGAGACTTTCTGTTTTTAACAGGGAAAACACTCACAGGTGGTGAAGGTGACTCACGGATCGTATTGAGGCCAGAAGGGCGCCGAGAAAGTTTCGCAGTATAGGTACTCAGTGACTGACCTCTGTAAGTATAAGGCATCTTACTTAAAACGAACAAACAAAATAATATAAAGATGCCCAAGTGGAACGAAGTAAACATGGATTGCGTACAGGTCGAAAATGGCCGGGGTCGGCCAAAGTTTGGTCTCGACGGAGGGCCTCTAAAGTTTCAACTTCCTCGTGGAACGTGCCAATGGGGGTACAATCCCGAGTACAAGTCTTTTCAGGTGAGCATATGTGACCCTTCATTTATTACATGGTTCAGGGCTCTCGAGCAGAAGCTTTGCTCGGACGTTCCTTACCGTTCGAACCTGAAGGATGGTCAGTTGCGCATGAAGGCTGACGATTCTACTCTGTTTTTCGGACCAGACGGAGTCCTTTTGGCAGACGGGCCAGAACGCATGAAAGGGGCGGACGTTTCATGCATTATGGAAATTTCTGGTTCCTATTTTTTTCAAGATGTGTATGGCTTGACGTGCCGCGCGTCTCAGGTGCGAATTTGGAACGAGGTGTTCGGTGCAGAATCGGACTTGGGATCGCCTCCTGCTGTTATAAATCGACGGGCTCTTTTGGATGATTGAGACGGGACCATGGGTCCCAGATCACATAAGCCCCTTGGCCGTCTTGTAGAGCTCCGAGCCCTTTTTCGGGAAAGCCATCTCCCCCTTTGGAATGCCCAGTTCCTTCTTTGCCTTGATGACCGCCTTTATCCATGGGTTGGCCTTTCCACCCTTGGCCTTGTCTTTGCTGACAATCTCACCCGTCTTGGGATTTTTCTTGAGATCTTTCTTTACGAGACCGCCGGTCGTGTGATGAGCCGTTCCGTTCATCACCTGAGCGCGCGAACCAACTGCCTGAGTATGCGTCATTTATTCTTTACTTTTATTTTATTGTGGAGCCCAAGGGTGCTGGATAACCGATGCGGCGTCGCCCGCCCACCGAAACCTATCTGACATATCTTCTGGGGGATAACTTACTACGAAACGCGACTTTGAAAAAAGGGAAAAATAGACAAGAAGAAGGATAAGGGATACTAACAGGATCCTCATTACAATTACACACTAAAAATCTTACGAACTGCCCTGGCCGTCACCCCGCCCTTGAGGGAGGTGGGGAGTTGAACCCTGATTCTTTCGTCGGCAAGAACTTCTGCACATACCGCTTGTTTGTGGCCCTGGAGCTCGATGATCGACTGCTCAATGCTTGGAAGGCCCGACTCTGATTCTGCATAAATGAGCTTCTTGACCCAGACCTTTTGTGTCTGCCCGTTTCTGTGAGCCCGAGCTATCGCCTGAAGCTCCGTGGCTGGATTCCAAGCCGGGCAGGTTATGTAGACCCTTGTGGCCGACTGAAGATTCAGCCCGACGCCTCCCGCCTTGATCTGAATCAGGAACACAGGGGCTGGTCGAACTTGACTTTTTTGAAACTGCTCGATTCTCTCAGACCTCTTCAAGGTGTCGATAGAGCCGTCTATCCTGAAAACAGGGATTCCGGCTGCGTGGAGACGCTCTTGAATTTCGTCCATCTCGCCCATAAACTGGCCAAAGACGAGAGATTTTTCTTCTGGGTGTTCTCTGATCATCCGCATCAGAGTATCGATCTTGACGGACCCCCCTGTCCACGCCACCGGGTCGCTCTTTTCCTTGATGGCCATACCATCCAGGTACAACTGAGGCCAGGCCATAACCTGCCTGACTCGCAGGAGACACTCGATGAGTTCCATCTGGTGGATATTTTGCTGACCTTCTGCGAAAATCTCCTCGACCGTTTCTTGGCTCTTCCTGTAAACCTCCCGGTAAATAGAGAGCTCTTCCGGGTTCATCTGAAGTTCGACCGTCTCTATGTCGCAGGGAGGGAGCGTGAATCGCTCGCAATCCTGCTTTGTTCTTCTCAAGAGGTACTTTGTCCTGATTTCGTTAGTGTAGCACTGGATATGGTTTTTCGGGATTCCGACAAAGGAACCGAGAGTCACAAAGTCGCGAATTGAGTTGAAGATGGGGGTACCCGTCACGACCCACCGGATTCGTCCGGGAAGAACTCTGGCCGCAATGGTCGACTTTGCCTTTTGGTTTCGAACTTCGTGACCTTCGTCGAGAATGACTCTATTCCACTCCACGCTGATCAAAGGACACACAGGCCCTCCTTTTCGCTGAGGAAGGACCGAATAGGGAGCGATAGTCACTTGAGCATCAGGGTTCACACTTCTCTTCGGCCCATCAAACAAATGAACTGAAAGGTGCGGGGCAAACTTGGTAATCTCAGCCTGCCACTGCGTCACGATGGATTTGGGAACTATGATTAGAGTCCTTGGAACTGGGTTGGCTATCATAGTCGCCACGAGTTGGACCGTCTTTCCCAGGCCCATCTCATCGCAGAGGAAGCCTCCCGGGTAGTCACTGGCGCGCTCGCGACTCAGGAGCCACTTGACGCCATCGCGCTGGTGCTTAAGGAGACGACCTTGGAGAGCCATTGTTTTTTTGTAGAATTCCTGGTGTCGAACATTGTGACCATAGACACAAAACCTTTTTTCGCGGACCCTAGTAGGAATGGCCCAAGACGAGGCTCTTGTAAAACTTCTTGCGCAAAAGTTTAAAAACCTCTCACTCGGCCAAATGAAGCAAGAGATTAGAGCAATGCCGCCAGGGAATCAAGCCGCGGGAGTCGCCGCGGCCGGAGCCGTCGTTCCAAAACAAAGTTTTAAAAATATTTTATTAGAGTTTCCTTCAAAGTTGGCAGCATCTTTAAAACTTTTGCTTTCCAAGAGTTCTCCGGCGACTCGGCAAGCGCAAGAGGCGGGAGCCGAGGCAACCTTGGAAGTGGTCGCTTCACGGACGAGTCGTTTGGCTTGTACAGTTACAGGCCTCGTTTCAAAAGTATACGAACAAATAGAAAGTTCTTTGGGACACTTGCCAGCACTGTCTATACTCGGACAGACTTCGGGCAGAGTACCCATCTGGAGCGAACGGTACGGTCGCGTCACGCCACAGTTTCTCGAAAAGTTGATTAATAAGGTTGGTCCCGTAAAAGCTTCTAAATTTTTAGGAGAGTTAGGAAGTCGACGTTTTCCCAGGGTTCCGGCCCTCCCAGAGAGGTACGAGGACAAAGACTGGAAATCTTTGTCGAGCATTCTGCCACCAAATGTTTTAGAAAATTTAAAAAAATATACTCGTTCCACAACTCCGAGAGTATCTATGAATAACTCGAGATACACGGTACGATCAAATTCTCTACTCAAGAAGCTCGTGGAGGCTGGAGTGTCCCCGGATGTCGCCAAGCAAGCGTCTCACGTGCTTGCTTCGAGCGGTTCACGCATAAATTGGTCCAGCCCCCCTGTAAAAAAATACTCTGCTGACAGTAGTATAATGAGTAACGTATTTAAGATGGTATCTCGTATGCGTTCTCGCTCAGCTATACAGGCAGCCCTGAAAGAACTTGAAAATAGAGGAGTTCATCCCGCATGGGTATCTTCGATCAGACTGCGTCTCACGACGGCTAAAACACAAAACAATATTAATAAAATTTCACAAGATTTTGCAAATGCTGTAGCCAGGCAGGCTTCAGGGAATACTGCAGGTGCCCAAAGAGCGGCGGTTGGTCCAGGGCTTCCAGTAGCTCCCGGAGGGAAGATAAACCAGAACTGGTTAAAGGAGGTTGGAAATAAAAATTTAGAAAATATGTCGATAGAAACTCTCGTTGGCCTGCGTCGCAAGTACCCTTCAAAAAAGGAGGAGATTGACCGGGCCCTGGGTCCCAAGGTCGAGAGTCTCTTGAGCCGAAACAGCCGGTACGGAACAAGCGGTATAAAGACTGTTCTGAAACTCATGAAGAACGCCCCGAACCTTCCAGGAAAGGATCGAGTCTATGATCTCTTGGAGACACGGATACAAGACATTGAGTACGATGCGCGTAACAATCCAGTCTCGGCCAAGGAAAAGTTGCGTCGTTTCAAGTCGGCTATAGGCTACACAGGGGGTCTCTTTGCGAACCGAAATATAGGTCGTATTTTCTCCAATGCCGAGGCTGAGTACAACAGAAAAATAGCAGATAATAGAAGGAGAAAAATGAATGAGAACAGAAACCGCCGTGGGCTCCCGCCCCTTCCCAACACCCGTAGGATGCCCAATTATTCAGGTGCCCCTCTCGGAAATGAAGGTGTTTTCCGCCCTCCTCCAAATCAGCCTGCGCTAAATCTCCGAGCTCCGCCCAACATGGCTCCTCCTCTGAACACAGGCGAGGTCAAGGCTATCAACAACATTGGGGGTCCCAACAAGGCTCTGAACCTCGTGCAGAACGCGGGAGGCCCGAACAACGTCCTCAGGGCGGCGAATCAGATCAAAGAGGCAGGGGGGTCTCCTGAACTGGCCATAGCCAAAGGAGCCAATGCAAAAAATGTACGGATAGTTCTTCAGCTTGGAGGAGCAAATAACGCTGCAAAGGTGGCCACGGCCGTCCCAAAACTCCGCAAGCGCCGACGATCCAAAAAGGCAAAAAAGACAAAGACCAAGGGACGTCCCAAAGTAACGGCCATAAAGAAGCTCCTGCGTTCCCTGCCGAAGAAGAAGCTCTTGTCTGTCCTGCCCAAGTCAAACAAAGTGGCTCTGGCCAACAAAAACAAGGCCAACGTTGCCACCAGGGTCACAAGTTATCTGACTGGTCGGACGAAGAAGAAGTGAGGTTCTGTGCCCAGGGGCCTTAAAGACCTCGGTGGCTCTTTAACAAGAAAACAAGATGGAAGACACCTTCCGCTACATCCTCACGCTCGACGAGGTCAAGAAGGCTCACCCAGAGTCTTCATGGGTCCGCATCACGACCGTGACGATGATTGCCAAGTTTGAGAGAGACATAGATCTACCAGCTTTTCGTGAAAAATTCAAACCCATATGTATTCGCTCAAAAGGATCAAAATTTGGAGGATTCACGTGGGACATGAAAAAGACTACATTTTATAACCAAGTAACCATCTTCACGAGAGATCAATATTCCAACAAAAGCATAAAACTCTTTCCGAACGGCTCGGTCCAGGTTGCCGGATGTTCAGACCTTTTGGACTGTAGGAGAATAGCCCGCGAAGTTGACTTTATAGTGAACACTGTCTTGTCCGGTCCAGAACCGAATAGACTCAAGCTGGATACAATCAGCGTGAAGATGATTAACACAAATTTTTCTTTAAATTATTCAGTGGCCCTGAACAAGGTTATTCAGCATTTCAGCCAGGCTCGAATCCCTTCGAAAGATCCCGACGAGCCTGACGGAAACTTTCTGGTCACCTTTGACCCCGACCGATACTCAGCCGTGAAGATCAAGTTCTGCCCGGCCCCAGGAATGAAGAGAGTCACGGCCAGTATCTTTTCGACTGGAAAAATTATCGTCACCGGGGCCCAGACTCTCAAAGAGATTGCCTTGGCTTATAAGATTCTTAATCAAAACCTTGGACAGTCTATGCGCATCGGCTGTTCAGAAAAAAAGGATTCGTTCGATACAATCCTAGGCCACAAGTTTAGCGTTTGGGTCACGAAGCTTCAGGAGAAGGGCCTGAAAGCCTGGAGGTCGTGATCGGGTCGGTCTCCAGCCTTTTTTCCTCGGCCTATACTAAATGTCTACGAGACTTGGAATGGGCGAAGGCCGATGTTTGACGTCCTATCTTTCTAATAGACAGACCAACGACGTCATCATGGCTCGTAATGGTATCCAGTACGCCGACAACTACCACTTCCGCCAGTTTCTTCAGAAGGGAGGCGTGCAGTCTCTGAACCTGCCTTTCCGTGATGCTGCGTGTGGTGCTCCAGTTCCAGACGGCACCTCGGCTTTAAAAAATGGCAACCTTAATTTTAAATGAAGATAGTCATTGACGGAAATATAGGCTCGGGGAAGACGACCCAACTTCTTCTTCTCCAGAGAATCGGGGGAATTGTTTACAAGGAACCCATTGAAGAATGGCCGCTCAAGGAGTTTTACGAAGATCCGAAAAAGGGGATTTTCCCTTTACAGATGGCTGTCCTCAGGACTGTCTGTGATAAGGGGCCGGGGATCTATGAGCGCTCTCTCCTCAGTTCCAGATGGGTATTTTGGGAGTGGGCCAAGGCGAAGAATCTCGTAGAGCATGAAAAGACGTATGAATATTTTTATGAAAGGCACACGTGGTCCCCCGATCTTTACATTTTTATAGATAAACCCCCGTCCGATTGTCATAGACACATTAGTTCTCGTCGCCAGGTGGGAGATGACAAAGTGAGCCTAGAGTATCTCAAGGAACTGGACATGTTGTACAAAGATCTCTTGGAAAAGATAGAATGTCCTATTCATATTATGGATGGGACGCGCCGGCCCGAAGAGATTCATGCCGAAATTTTACATATTATAAATAATAATGAGCGCTCAGAGGTGCTCTTCTGTGACGGCGCAGGGGACCAAGTGCAAAAACTTGGCGAGCCACGAAGGAAAGTGCGCGGCGCACCTTGCCCAGACATGTGCAGTGTGTCTTGAAGACATCTCTAGGAGCTCGCAGAAACGCCTCTCGTGTAAACATGTGTTTCATACCAAGTGTATCTTCACCTGGTTTGAAACTTCTGATGAATGTCCCCTGTGTAAGACTGAGCAGGACGCAGACCCCATAATTGTCTTTAAGCATCATGTAGAGGAGAACATGCGACTAAAGTACAGAGATGCGATCAAGTCTCTCGAGACCGACTTGGCCCGAGCGCGCCGTGCCTAAGAAAACTTTATAAAGTATATATTCTATGGAAACGTGCACGGGTCTCACGGCGTCAGGAGCCCGATGCAAGATACGACCCGGGGCCGGGCAGACCCAGTGTCATTTACACAGGGAAAATCCGAATCAATGTTCGGTCTGTCTTCATGGCCTCGCACGGTCCACTCGGACCTTGCCGTGTGGTCACGAGTTTCATCTCAAGTGTGTAGACCGCTGGAAAAGAACATGCAGGGGAGATCCTACGTGCCCTATGTGCAGAGCACCCTTTGATTTACCAAATTATAGAATTAGAATAATAGTAGATCGTGTCGCCGAAGGAACACACGAGGTGCGATCGTACGTGACGTCAAACATCCAGACCATACGGGACGAGTTTGGTCTGGATCTTCGAGTCTTGGAAGCTCATGAAGAAGCGAGTCTTAATATACTTTTTGAAATTGAAGATAATGAAAATTTAGAAGAAGTTTTCAGGACGCTAGGAGTTCCTGGATGATCCAGTACTTGCAGCACCCCGTCTTACGGCGTAAGCCGCACAAAACTTTGTATAGTGAAATCCCGGATGCCATTTTCGATCTGATTTCCTCGGATCGACAATGGTTTTTCCCTTGGCATCAATCATCAGTGGTCCAGACGCATGACCCTGTTTGTGAGACCACAGGTTTACAGGAAAACGAATGATTCGACCGGGAATAAGTTTAGGCATCCCAGGGGTGTTTCGAGCGATCAACATTCTAATATTTTTATTATTTGTTGAAATCTTTCCATCGGAGTTGCTTAGGGGCTTGATGGTTTTACGGGCAGCCATAGCCACGACCGAAGGACGAACGTGGAAAAATTTGGCCAACTTGGCGACAGTGTCTCCCAGACGGACCTTGTACCTGACTGATCCCATCTGCACGTACCAATGAAAGTCCCCCGTAGAGTTTCCAAAGTCATTTGTAGGAGCCACGAAACACATTACTTTGTAAAATCCGGCAGGTGGCTTGGCATTTGGATTTCTCATTTTACGGACAGACCCCGGATTATCGGCTAGGACTCTTTTTACGATCCCATCGCACGTACGAAAATTGAGTCCGTTTGATGAAATTCCACTCTTGTTTCCAGGAACGCTTTTGGACATACGGGTCGCACTAAAACTCCCAAATGCATAGTCGTAGCAATTATCGTGCGTGACGCCTTTCGTTCCCCAAGGATCCCATGAGAATTCTCGTTCCCAGCCCGATTTAGGCAAGGCCCGAGAGCTTGTCGAGTCTCGAACTGGGGCCTTTACCATTATTATCTATAAATATTATAAATGTTAGCCATCATTCGGTCCCGGGATTCTTGCGAACGCCTTTATAACATATTTAGGCCTGTTGGTTCTCTCTTGGACACGTTCCTACTTGCTGTGGGTCTGGCTGCTTTCAAACTATAAATTTTATTACACGTCAAAGTCAGGTATTTTTACGCTTCGTCCTCGTCTTCGTCCTCCTCCTCGTCGTCCCCCGACTCTTCATCTACGAGCGCACGGCTCGGGAGCTTGTTGGCCGCGCTAAACTTCACCTGGTGAACGCGAAAGGTTGACCCGAAACCAGCGGGCGTCCTCCAAATCTGGCTGAGCTCTACAAGAGTCGTGACCGTCTGGCCCTTCTCGAGAGAATCCAGGGGCACATCAGTGCCTGAAGAGTCGTATGACTCGGTCTTGATAGATCCGTTCGCAGGATCCATAATCACCTTGAGATTCAGGATCGGTGAGTAGCCCTCCTTGCCCGAAGGCTTGAAAGGAGCCTTGAACATCTCAGACAAAGTCTCGCGACCCATCTTCTTGCCCATGATTTCCTCGCAGTGGTCAAAGACAAAGTTGAGGACAGCCTTGTTGATTTCATCCAGACGCTTGGCAACATCAGGATTGTCCACACTCAAGGGAAGGTTCGTACTCGTCACCTTGCCCGTGTTCTCGTCAGTAAAGGTACTGAGACCAAAGGGGGCTCGGAGGGGAGGAAGCTTCAGCATGAGCTTCCCTCCTGCCTTGTGGTTCAGGTAGACGACCTTGCCGCCCTTGGAATTTTTGCGCACATCGCTGAACTTGATGTCGGAGACAGAGAGATCGGAAATCTTGGTGAGTGTAAGAGCCATTTGTAGTGCTTTCTACTTATACCTAGGTTGGTGTCTTTAGGCCAGGACACAGGACCATCTTTTTTGTGTGCGTCTTGTAAGGTATGGCGGCCAATGCCAATAAGAACTTGATGTCTCATAATTTAAACAAAAATACCGAGGCTGTCGCCAGGGCCATTTGGGCCCAAGTTGACAATAAATACGTGAAACAACCAGGGAACAAAAACGGCTTAAATAAACTGAAGATTGTGAGAAACAGAGTGATAAGGGGGGGCTGGTACCCGCCGCCCAAGCCTGGATTTTTGTCAGGGCTGACTGGGATGTTTAGCTCGAAACCCGCGGCTAACAAGAATGGAAATATTTTTTACGAAACATCCACGGCCAAACCCAGGCGGTTTGACTTTTTCCGAAGATTCGGACGAACCAAAACTCCTCTTTCGCCAGCAGTTACAAAGACCGCGGTTCAACAGGCCAATACAATAGTTAGTGTGTGGAATAAGCTGACGTCTGAAACCAGTAATACGGCCCAACAAGCAAACGCGTCTCTTTTGGCGGCGAACAACGCTGCTAACCAAGCCAGGGAGGCAGCGAAGGAGATTGCAAAACAACAGGGGGTCACTACTGAACAAAAAGTTGCGGCAAATGCTAAAGCTTATAAAGCTGAAAAAGTGGCCAAGCTCGCAAGGGATCAACGCAACCAGGCTGCTAAAAGCGCGGCAGAGGCAGCCGCGCGTCTCAAAGAGGCCCAATCTAATAAAAACAAGACCGTCGAGGCTGCTCAAAAAGCATCTGAAGAAACACTTGCCCAATATGCCAACCAAGGAGAAATAAATGCCCAGAAGGCGGTGGCCTTGGCCAAGGCAAATGAGGGAATAAAGGCTTCTGTAATGAATACTAATAAGAAAATTTTACAATTTATTAAAAACGATTGGTGGCCGACTACAAATGGAAAGTTTCAAAATAAAAATAAAAAAGTTTGGAAGGCTCGGCAGAACAACAAAAAGAATGCTCTAAGGAAAAACCTTGAAGCAAAACTTAAAAAGATTAATAGTTCCTTGACTTTTAACAATGTAACAGCCGCACGTGTAAATAAAGCCCTTGAAAATAAGCAGATAGGCTGGAAGAGATTGCTGAGAAGGTACAACAACAACAAACAACAGAGGAGGAACTGGGGGCTTAATTTAATTCGGTCAAAAAACCTAGAAGTGCCCACGGCGGGCAATCAGACAATACGCAACCAATTATTTAATAAAGGACAAAGTTTCAATTTTTGGGGGATGCACGGACCGAGTCTCAACGGGCCCTTGAAGAACATCTTGACCAGGACAAAAAATAAGACGAAGCGTTTTCAGTTGGGTTTTGGACCTAAGACTATAACTCCCAGCAATGCACAGTACCAGGCCCTGAAGACGAAGAACGCCAAGGGCAGGTACTACGGAAATCTCAAATTCTGGGAGAACCCAGGCCTTCCAGCCCAAATAGAGATTAGCAATCTTCCCGAGCTTCAAAAGAATGCCCTCCGGAGAATGATCCGCTCAGTCAAGCTGAATAAGAAATACCCGGGTAAGACGCGAAATGCATCCAATAACAGAATGGAACTCACAAATAATTTGATGAAGATTGAAAATAATGCGGCGCTAAAGAACGCCCTAGTGAAAAAGATTTCAGAACAGGCGGCAGCGAATGCGGCTGCTCGCCGGCCCTCGGGCGTGCGGAATAAGATTCCAAATACTCCAGCAATCATTGAAACTCCGAAACAACTAAATACCTACAACAACCATCTCAGAAATTCTGGCAACTACTAGTAAATGATTGCCCTCTTTATTCTCTTTGCCCTTCTGGCTAGTCCAATGGCCTTCAAGAGCGTCAGGAGCATCCTGGGAACGTGGGTCTCGACGGCCGATGGCCTTCCCACGTTCGCAGGAGTCTTCTTGCATGCGTTCGTCTTTGTTCTGGTCCTCAGGCTTCTCAAGTATCGCCCAGGCCGGCGGGCCAACTACGAGGAGATGACCATCTATGACCCAAGCGTGTCTCGTCAGACCAGCTACGGAATGACCCTGGCCGCCAAAGGCCCAGACGACCTCAATAAATTTTAGTTGTCAATACTAAAATGTGGATGAAGATGCTGATTGTTGTCCTCCTTTTCTTTATCATCGCCAACCCAGCCCTGTTCAAACTGAACCGAGGTCTTCTTGGAGGGTGGGTCGCCAGCGCAGAGGGTCTGCCCAAGACTGCGGGCCTTCTTCTACACGCAGTGGTGTTTGCAGTGGTGACTCGTATAGTCATGCGGATGCTGCTCCGTCGTAAGATGCGCAAGTACTACGCCCAGTACGCCGACGAGTACGCCGACGAGTACGCCGACGAGTACGCCGACGAGTACGCCGACGAGTACGCCGACGAGTACGCCGACGAGTACGCCGACGAGTACGAGGACTACGGTGAGCCCGAGTCCTATGACGAGAAGAAGGAGGAGTAAATAAAAAAATATGTAAAGAGTAAATGCTGACCAAGATTCTGATCTATATGATTCTGTTTTTCCTGGTTGCCAGCCCAGCAACTTTCAAGCTCATGCGCAAGTTCCTGGGCTCTTGGGTAGCAAGCGCGGAGGGTCTCCCCCACGCTCCGGGTCTTCTTCTTCACTCGGCTGTATATGTTCTTTTGGCCTGTTACATCCCGGCAAAGCTCGTGTCCAGATTTGAGGAAGATTTTGAGGACGAGCAGTACATTGTCGGGAAGTACTACAGCCAAGCAACCGGACCTACTACCCAGGCAGCTTATGGCCAAAACCTAACCCCTATGGATATCTAGAACTCCTCGTCAAACCTTACAGAATCACCCTCTTCAACCATCCTCTTTGAATAATCACCGACCCTCTTTTCAAAAAAGTTTGTCTTTCCCTCGAGACTGATCGTCTCCATCCAGGCGAATGGGTTCTCGGCTCCGTAAATAGGAGCTTGACCCAATTGCTTCAGGAGACGGTCTCCGACATAGCGAATGTACTGCTTCATTTGTTCGGCATCCATGCCTATAAGTTTGCATGGAAGCGCCTCCGTAATGAAGTTTTCCTCTATAGAAACAGCACTCCGGACAATCTCTCGGACTACAGTCACGCTCGCCTTGTCCTGAAGATGCGAGTACAGAGCCACCGCAAACTCCAGGTGAGATCCTTCGTCCCTGCTGATGAGCTCGTTGCTGAAGCAGAGTCCTGGCATTATACCACGCTTTTTGAGCCAAAAGATGGCGCAGAAGGATCCGGAAAAGAAGATTCCCTCGACGCACATGAATGCCACGAGGCGCTGAGAAAAGGTCTCAGTGGCCCCCAGCCAATTCAGAGCCCACTGGGCCTTTTCTTTGATGGCCGGCACGAATTCTATGCTTCTGAGAAGCATAGCCTCTTCCTCAGGATCCCTGACAAGCTTGTTAATCATCAAAGAATATGTCTCAGAGTGGATAGACTCGTTGAAACCCTGGTAGGCATAAAAAGACCGGGCCTCTGAAATCTGTACCTCGGACCCAAAATTCAAATCTATATTTTCCATGACGATGCCGTCGCTGGCTGCGAAAAAGGCCAGTACCATTTTAATAAAATTTCGTTCTTCGGGCTTGAGCCCGTCCCAATCTTTGAGGTCCGTACTCAAATCAATCTCTTCGACCGTCCAAAAAGACCCTACTGCTTTCTTATACAGTGCCCATAGGTCTGGGTACCGTATAGGGAAGGTCGTGAACCGATCTGTGCTGGGGGTGAGTACAGGATCCATTGTGTTATTAGCTTACTAGGTTTTTAAACCCGAATCAATCTGATTAAAGTCTGAGTCCTGGAAATGAAGCTGATCTTCGTGCCTGTTGAGAGTGGCCAAGTCTGCAATTTGTGAATTAAAAGACTTTTCTTTGTAGTTTTCATGCACCTGCAAAGTAAGTAAGAGCGCAAGGGTGATAATGGCCGCGATGAGACTATCCTCCATATTATGTTTGTATAAAATAGTATGACCACGGCCCAACTAAGTGGTTTCTATGCAGCATCAAAAACAGTGGCTAATACAATTACATTTTATGTACAGACCCCTGTTCCCACTGGTGTTCAATACGGATGGACCTTGACGGGCCTGTCTGGTATTCAGGGACAGACGCGAGTCGTAGCAACGACTCTCCAAAAAGGGTCGTATCCCCAAGCAGGGTCATATAACGGTACTATTGACTTTCAGGTGAACGTCCCCCAGACTATCCAGGGTGTAAGTCAATCCGTTTCAATAACGGCATCTTCTACCCCTCTTGTATCATTGCCTCCGCCGCCCTCCCTAACTGGGGTATATTTTACACAAGCAGGTCTTTTAGTATTTTATTCAAGTCGCCCTCTCCCGTCTACAGTATCTAGGGGGTGGACACTTTCAGGACTTCCCGGGATCCCTTTTAGCCTGAATGTAGAATCGGTATCTTTTCAATCAGGAGGTATGGGAAGAGTAAATTATCTGGGTATACTCACGGCCGCCCCTATTCCTCCACCCCCTCTTTCAACACCCCCGGATCCATCCGATCTTCAAAAACTTTTATCGGTCCTTCGCCAAGTCGGAACATTTTCGGAAGTTTTGGGAGGAAAAATTATAGGACTGAACACGTACGTGTTCAGGGACCCGGCAAAACTTTCGGACTATTTGGCAAAAACAAAAAATCTTTTAAATTTTTTTGTTTCTAAAACTGGACTACAACCCCAGTCTATTCTTGCCGATCCCATGCAGCTCAAAGATGTTCTTTCGAACTTACCAGAACTTACAAATGCTCTTGGATTCAGGATGAAGACCGGAAGGAACAAGATGGTTGATGGTTTTCTTAACGATGAAATAATTCTGAGATCGCTCGGACAGGGTCGGATCCTCATGCCTGTCTTGCCATCAACAGACGCATACCCTAACGGAGTCCCTGTAAATGCGCAAGGTCAGATATTCGACCCAAATGTTTCTACCGCTTTTGTCCCGGCCCAAGTAGCAACCGTGCAGCCTCTTGTTCGGGCCCCTATCGAAGATTCAAACTTTAAGACTATTCCGAATATCTTGCGTGACCTGGACGAAAATGTCCCGGTACCTCCGTCCGCCCCTGATCCTCTCACCGAAAAGAGAAATTTGGGGTTCAATTCTGGAGGCGTTCTGTCCCTTGAAGCCTTTGGTCCTCAGGAAGAATATATTTCAAATGTTTCTGACTTTTCAGAGAGTCAGTGGACGCCGAGATACGAACAATACACAAACTCTGTACTGTACCAAGATTACATTAAAATGACTTCCGTTGCCTCTAGTACTTTTATACAGCCGGACAAAACAGGGACATGTATAGTTGAGTTACGGCCTAAAAACCAAGGAGATCTTTTGGCAAATATGTTTCTTCAGTGCACATTACCGGCACTTCCCGCCGGCACGAGCTACACAAATCAGATAGGCCGGGCCATCATCCAACAGGTTGACTTTATGGTGGATGACCTGATTATAGAGAGTATCTATGACGACTGGCTCTTTATAAAAGATCAGACATTTCTTGATTATGATGAACAAATAGGTATGTTTAATCAGGTGAATGGGGGTCAAGCAACTGGTCTCACAGGTCTGTCCCCGAGTACCCCCGTACCTCTCGTTATACCTCTCGAGTTTTTCTTTTGTCGTCGTCATAGCGGATCAAATAAAGGACGAGAGCGTCTCCGCAAGCCCTTCTTCCCTCTGTGTGCTCTATGGGGAGGTCAAAGAGTTTATATAAAATTTACTTTTAGGCCACAGTATTGGTTTACGAACGCACCATCTGGGACTATAGACATTCAGAATCCTGTACTTTTAATCGAATACGTGAAGATTACGGATTCGGAGCGGATGTATTACAAAAATACACCTCTTCGTTACATCGTGCCTGTGGTAAAAAAGGATGGAACCTCGCCATATGCAGGCAGCGTTACACAAAATATTAGTGCTAATTTCCCTGTCCAGCTGATTTCTTGGTTCATCAGAAACCAGGCATACGAATCCACATCTTCGGCCTATTACAACGTGAGGTACCTATACGGATACGCTACACAGTACCAAACAGCCGCAACACCACTTAACTTTGGCCTGACGTCCCAGACTACAACCGTAAATTACACGGACGTTATTAAATCTGTAAGAATAACAGTAAATAATCAGGATATATTGGACACGTTCGCCGATGGCCCCTATACGTCTTTCCTACAGCCTATACAGCACGGTCTGTCCGTGCCTCAAAAGAATATTTATATGTACTCATTCGGATTGAATATAACAGAATACAATTCGGGCGGGTACTTGAATTTTTCAAAAATTAATTCTCAAACTTCGAACCTTATAATTACCTTTTTACCTCAGTACGCGTCTGCACTCTCCACGTACAATATGTACTTGTTCTATTACGGGTTCTCAATTCTTGAATTTAGGAATGGTTTTGCGGGCGTATCTTATCTTTGACCATATAGTCCATGATTCCGTTGACTATACAAAATTTTATAAAATTTAGCTGGGCCACGGTCGTGCTTAGACCATGGAACTCGATTCGTTCGGTCCGACAGAAAGGATCGAACAATTTTTTGGAATATCCATCCAGACTTGACTTGTAGGCCACATGGACCGTAAAGGGACGGCCCGCGGGTGTCGTATATGTCAAGTGCTTATTCTTTGCGTAGTTCGTGACGAACCATTCAAGGTTTCTCAAAGAAATCCCTTGAGACTTGGTCGTCAAGATGTCCTTCAACTTTTCGGCATTTTCGGGCTCTTCATAAAATTTGGTGAGTGACTCGAGCAGAAGATCTGAACGAGAACTCATTAGTTGAGTAGGATCAGTAATTTTTAAGCCTCGAGCCTCAAGCCGGAGGCTTGGTCTCAGCTGATTACAAGAAAGAAACCTTACGGACCTCGAGCCTCAAGCCGGAGGCTTGGTCTCAGCTGATTACAAGAAAGAGACCCTACGGGCCTCGAGCATCAAGCCGGAGGCTTGGTCTCTAAATAATCATTCGTGGCCTACTAGAAACCTTTTCACATGCAGGACAGCCCGCCAGAAAAAAGGGAGGAAGGGTGTGTGTGTGTGAAAGGGCCGGTACCACGTGATCAGTCTCAACCTCTTTCATCCTTACGATAGGCTTTTGATCCTGATGAGATTTGCAGTATCCTTCGAACCTTGCGTGACGGGTACATCTCTTTCCAGAGCCTATGAGCCCGAGACACTGACCCGTGTTGACCTCTAGGGTCGCCGTCTCTTTCATGAGACGTTCGTACGATATTCTGTACGTTTTTGAAATGTGCTGCAAGACGGCCGAAAGACGATCTGAAACTCGACGATCAACCTCGTCATCGACGGCTTGCATTATTGTTCGCTCCATTTCCTTACTCATCACTAGGATGCCTTCTTAAAATAAGAATCTATACTTTTCATCTTGGAATCGTACGAGCCCTTCTTGTTTCCAGCAGTCGCCGCTCCAAAGACGAGACGCTCTGGATTGGAACCTACGAGAGGCTCGAGCAAATCACAGATGGGCTTCTTCAACTGGTTCAGGAAATAGTACTGGTAATCGAGAGGAACGTTATTTTCTCGGACCCACGCTGGATCCTCCGCCTTTTCGTATAGTTTCCCTTGACCCTGGACGACAACAAACTGAACACGGTCTCCTTGTTGAGGCTCGGATCCGGGAGCCCTGGATTGAATCTTGTCCCTCACGGCAACATGAGGCATAGGAACCTTGTACTCCGACCCAAGTTGCTTGCTCATCATCAATTTGTCAATTTGGACCTTACCAGATGAGAGTTCTTCCGAAGCGGATCGTGCAAAAGCTATGACCGGCCGGGGGTCATTGCTCTCGAGCATCATATCCAAAAGTTTTTTGAGAGTCTCGCGGACAAAGGGACAACTGTCTCTCCGGACCACCTGAAGACCCTTGATGTCCACCTTTTTGAAAACGACCGAATCTCCCTTCTTTTCATACATCTTTGCCGCGTAACGCTTCTTGCTGTACAGAAAGTACGGGCAGTAGACCTTCTCGAGCTCCAAGTCGTTTGGCGCCTTGAAGAGTTTCGTGCACTGCTCGGCCGCCAATTCACCCTGGACCCACGAATAGTCGATCGCCTCTTGACCTTTTCGCCCCTGGACATCAAACTCGACCATCACAGAGTCCGTGTCACCGTATCGAACCTTGGCGCCGGGAAAGTGAGCCTCCACGTAGTTCTTCGTCTCCTCGATCATCTGACGGCCCCGCATCGTCACGGTGCTCGCTATAGCCACGAGAGGAAGCATTCCTTTCCCAGCCCCCGTGAACCCGTAAATTGAATTCATGCTAATCTTGTAGGCAAGTTGTTGCCCGTTGTAGACCGCCTCCATGGGCGTTCCCTCCGCCTGGGCCATGAGTTTCTTGGCCTTTTTACGAAACGCCTTGAGGTCCGTGAGGATAGAAGGAAGCAGACTTACTATGGGCTTGCCATCAGCATCCGTTTGCGCAAAGGTATGTTCTCCGTAGGTCTCGTAGGTCACCCCTGGAAGGTTCGCATATCTCTTGTCCATCACGAGCGTCGAGTAGCACAGATTGTGGGCGACCATAATACTCGGGTACAGAGAGGCAAAGTCCAGAGCCGTGATCGGCGAGTAGTAGGCACCCGTCTGGGCCTCAAGAACGGTCGCACCTTCGTAGCCTTCCACAAGTCCTTCCGGGCGACGAATAGTAGGAATCAGAAAGCCGAGCTGACGAGCCTTGTAGGCCATCTGACTGAAGACCTTGATTTGCTGACCTCGTTCACTCAGGAAACTCAAAGGAACCCAGCACGCCTTGGCCATCTCAATCTGGTTCTGAAGTTGGCACACCTTGGCCATGATTTTGTGAGGAAGGACCGTATCCTTGATACAGTACTCGGCAACCTCCCCCAGTTTTGTGGGGTCTCCTTCCAAAAAGCGAGCAAACATCTCTTTGACGGGCATATCAATCTTTTGATCCTTGAGAAAGTGCTTGGAGCACGCATTCAGTGAGTAAGACTCGAGTTTGTGTTCGCGCTTGATATCTTGAAACAGGTCAAAGACATACCGGCCGACCATAGGGACCATCTTGAGCTCGTTGCTTCCAAGAGCGCTCGAGGCCAAGTGTTTGATGATCAACTCAGAGGGTTGGTCGGTCCTGCGACCCCAGACTGTCTCGACGCCTAGACGGCTCGCACGCACGAAAAGAAACTCGAGATCGAAGCCGAAGATGTTCCAACCCGTGATGATGTCCGGATCCTCACGAGCCAAGTACCTGCCGAAAGCATCCAGAAGATCTGGTTCGGTCGTGTAGGACTCACAGTCTGGACCGTCAGTCTGTTTTAGGCAAAGGCACTTCCTCCGAATCATTGATTCGTCATTAGACCCAAATTCTTGTGTCGTCATGCCAATCTGAAACACGCAGTCACCCGGAATCCGGGGATTCGGAAAGTTTCCTGTGCTCGAGTAACACTCGATATCGAACGACATGACCTTCAGGGGAGCCACAGAATCCTTGTCTTTGATGGGAGTCAGGGTCCCGCGAAGATTCAGGTCGCAACGAGTGTCTGGATCGTCCGTTTCGTCCGAGACTTGGATCCAGCCCGTGCTCGTACACCCAGAAACGTGCATGAACCTGAGAACAGGGTCGAGGTTCGCCTCGTAGATTCGCCACTTTTCACGTTCCAAAGAATACATGGCGCTCCGAAATGCCTTGTGGGTCCTGAAGGTCAACTTGGCGAAACGAGACCGAGCGCCGTTCTGGAATCCCCACAAGTCTTTGGCACTCAAATATTCAACCTTGGCCCCACGAACATCCGGGACTCGTGCGCCCAATTTTACAAAAAAGTACGGCTCGAAGACGGTGCTTGCAGCAACTGACTTTCCGTCTTCGGTCCGACCATAGGCCCGTACGATATATTCATGACCCTCGTCAGAGTCGTAGCCTTCCCAGGCAACGGCTTGAAAGGATACCATTTTGTTTATTTTTTAGAGTCTAATCTTTCTAAGCCCCAGTCGGAGCCAGGTTCTCGTTTGGAACCTCCACGACGTCCGGGGTCACGCACGACTCGAGGATGAGTTGGGCAATCCGGTATCCAGGGCGGATGACAAAGGCCTGGCGCGTATCGAGGTTCTGGAGAACAACCTTGATCTCTCCCTGATAATCAGGGTCGATGACGCCTGCCAGAGTATCCAGACCATGCTTTACGGCAAGTCCAGATCTTGGAGCAATTCGACCATATGTACCTGGCGGGGGTTGAACACTGATTCCTGTCGCGACAACAACCCTATGGCCAGGAAGGACGACATAGTTGTCAATGCTGAATAGGTCATAACCAACCGCTCCGGGGGTGGAACGGACTGGAAGATGTGCGTGAGAAACGAGACGTTGAACATTGAGGGCCATTCTATCATATACTGATCTCTGGTCTTTATACCAAAATCTTGGATATGAAAAAGGGAAGACACAGAGGTATGGCGCCCCAGACGGCCGACCAAAAGTAGTTGAAGAAAACGTAGTACTCTTTGAGGCTAGGGAATATCATAAAGACGCGGAATATGAAATCCAGGAATATTCCATACAGAGCCAAGTTTTTGAAGTTGACGGGAAGACCAGACACCAAGAACAGTGCGTAAAACAGGCTCATCATGCCACCTGCTATAAAGAGGGACTCTGGAGCCCCGTGCAAAGCAAAGTAGTTCTTGAGACCCCAGCCCGTCGGCCCTCCCAGACCCATCTTCACGCCAGTCTGGAGCAAAAAGTCTCCTGCGAACCCGGTAAAGCACGCCAGTGACACGAGATTCATTCCTTGTCTTGTGTTAATGTTTTATTCTCGAGTGCCGGGAGCTCGCATTTCCCATTGATGCGTTCCATTATGTAATTCAGTGGAGCCCGTACAACCTTGTATGCCCGTTCTACAAAATCCACGTGACCGCTCATCTTGGAACATCCCTTTTCAACAGCCTCCAGTCTTTTTTCAATAGTGTCAAGTTTAGACATTATGAGAGCCAGAGCCTCTGGATCCATTAATACTGTTATAAACTATTAAATGTCCCTGAGTATTCCCGCAAAAGTTGGCTGGGTACTCATTTAGTTAAAAATTTAATTTCTTTATTCTATAAGATGCCTTGTTTACTCTTAGACGTCGATGGAGTTATCGTCCGTGACAAAGTTCTCTTCGAGCACATGAAGCACAACATCGTCCGCTACGTCTCTAAAAAACTTCCTCAGTGTGAAAATCCGGCTGTCACGAACAGCGTCTTGTACATGGGACACGGGCACACGGCCCGGGGGCTCAGTAAGGTCTTTGGCATAGACGCTTCTGATTTCAACGATCAGGTCTATGACAAAAGCCTCATGTCACACTTGGCCGAGGTTCTCGAACGTGATCAGTTCAAGAAGGATGCCGAACTCGTTCATGATTTGACGACCAAGGGCTGGGACATTACATTGTTTTCTAACGCCCCTTACGAATGGCTTGCGCCGGTCGCCATAGGTATCAACGACCAGATCAAAATCAAGTGCCCTGGACCCGACCTCACAACCTCGTACTTCAAGCCAGACATAGAGTTCTACAGACAGTTTGACAATTGTAAGAGTTATTACTATGTCGATGATACGTCCATGAACCTCTGGGCCGCACGAAATCTCCCAAACTGGCGCCTTTTCCACTATACAGAAGAGAACAAAAACTCCAAGTTTGAAAAGGTCCGGTCGATCCAGGACCTTTCTCTCAAGCTCGCGAATCTTTGGAGATCCGATACATGATGTAATCGAGATCCAGAAAAAGAGTTTCTATATTTTTTGAAATAATTTTTTCATAAGAAAAACCAGGATCAATTTCTTTCGCAAGACCTTCGAGCAAAGTGTAAGACCTGAGGATAGTCAGGGTAGTGGAGTCGAGCTTGACTGGAACCATGGTCATTTTATCCTTGATTTCTGGAGAATTTACACTGAACGAACTGAGGTCGAGTGTCTCGAGGTACTTGAGATACTGTTTCACAAAAACCCGGGCGACCTCGGAATCCTGAATGACCATTCCCATTTTTTTCATATTCTCCATGACTTCGTCAACGTTAGAAGTTTGGACCCCGTACACAAAGTCCCTGATGGCTGATTTGTACTGGGGTGTTATCCTGATGACATTGCCAAAGTCATAAAGAACGAGGACCCCGCTTGCCTGGCCCACATTCCCCGTGTGAAGGTCTCCGTGAATCGTCCCCTCGTACAAAAGTTGTTCGAGGAACATGTTTATGAGACGCTCGGCTGTAAAGGGGGCCTTGATCTGAACGGAGGGAACGTAGTCCATCACAATTACGTCATCGTTTGAAAACTTTGAGTACGGCCTAGGGACCCTGACGTCCGCCCGATCTCTGTAAATGTCTCGAAAGATGGTGATGTTCCTGAGTTCTGACTTGAAATCGACTTCGGCCAAAAGACCTTTTTCAAATTCTTCGATCCAAGGGGCTACGCTCGCTATATCCAGAGCTGGGAGATACGACATGAGTCGGGTACATTTCCGGATAAGGCCAAGATCTTCCTTGATCTGGGCCTCTACCCCTGGACGTTTGAATTTTATGACGACGGAGCGGTCTTTGAGTTTGGCTCTATGGACTTGGGCGACAGAGGCGCATGCGATGGGGGTAGGATCGACATCTGTGATGCCGGGCGGAACTTTGGATGAAAGGGCGGAAAAGGGCAAGGGCGTAACTTGGTCGCGAAGGGGGGCTAGATCTTTAGAAAATTCTGTTCCAAAAATATCTGGTCTGTTGCTTACAAACTGTCCAAATTTGATGCCAACAGGCCCGGAGCCATCCAGGACCTTCCTGAGCCACTTCCCCCTTTTTTCGGGAGGAACGAGTTTGAGGCCGACCCCTATTTCGAGTGGACGGACGAGACGGGGGGACCACATAACTAATAATATTGTATATTTTTAAAGATGGTCGCGATCCACAAAGGAAACAGAGCGCAAAAAACCCTGGCCAAATCTTCGATAAGGAAAAAGGCTGAAAAGTTTTCAGAGAATTTATTTGTTAGTTCAAAGGCGAGCGTTCCTCAATATATAAGTAATGCAAACAGGCTCTATGCAATAGCAGACAATAACAGAAAATTTAGGGGGTTTGCAACAGTCGTAAAAAAACCAAATGCGCTGAGTCTTGAACTCATAGCCGTAAACACGAATAGGACCAAGCGCATCCCTGGCCAAAAGGGCTGGGGAACTCGGTTAATGAATGAAATAAAGAACAATGCGAAAAAAATGGGGTTCAAAAGAGTAATAGTTCATAATCCGGTCTGGAACGCAAAAAATTTTTATAAAAAACTTGGATACAATAATATAAGTATGACTTCGGGAGGAACAAACAGAATGGCCAGAAATCTATCCCCGAATGTCACATCAAAACGTCGAAACTCTCCTAGCGCCTCGAAGGGCTGAACCTGTGGGCAACCTCTGACGCCCGACGTCTCCCTGAATTTGGGTATTCCCAACATTTCATTACTAAGATAACAAAATTGTTCCCCCTACGATCGCCCCGATCCCCGCAATCTGCTTCGGCCCGACGCTCTCTTTGAGAATGAGGACTGCCAGAGCCGCAACGAAAATGGGAACGGTCGAGGTCAGGGCCGTGACGAGTGAAATTTCCCCGTGACGAATGAGGCTAAAATACAGAATGTTGGCCAGGAACCCAAAGACGGTCGCGGCCAAAATGGTCAGAACCACCGGTACGGCCAGCCCCCGCATCTCTGTACTCAAGTGGTCACTGTGCCACCCTATGTACAGAAGCGTCAGCACAAAGTATATGACCGAAGAAACAACCAATATCATCTGATGACTTAAGCTCTTCACGACGTGTTTTTGAACCACAACCTGAAGAGCCGTCAGGCCCGCCACAGTCAGTGCGGGGATAACGACTACGTTAACCATTAAATTTTACAAAGTTTATTTTTACTCGGCGTCCTCTACAATCTCAACTTCGACCTCGTCCTGTTTCTTGAGGAGTTCCTTTACGAGAGCAACTTCGTCATTCGCCTTTTTCTTGAGAGCCTCGTGAATTTCACGGAACGAATCCAGACGCTTAGACTCGAGAACCCGGCGCTGACGAGCCAGACGGGGCGGAAGTTTGAAGGGGGACTGACACGCACTGATCATCATTTACTACTCTTTCAGATTTTCTTTCCTGGATACATGGCACACATCACGAATGTTTTCATGTCAATATCTTTTGAAAACTTTTTATTTATTTTTTTTAAAATTTTTTCCATTTTGAACTTGTGGATGGAACACATGGCATAGTCCCTGAGAAGGACCCTGACCGTCTCGGCCGCCTTTTTTTGCGTATCCTCTGAAAAGTCTCGATCGAGTTCCGATAGGGCCGCGTCGAGACTGTTCGTCGGGACGTAAGCGTCCGTCACGTGATTACTGACGTACGTCTGAAGAGGGACGGGCTCTGACACAAAGTTTGGGGGAGGCTCTGGCTTACAAAGAAGGTACTTGTCTATGAGCTTGGAGATGATTCCGCACACTGCAAGGATGACCGCCTCCATACTAAAATCCTAGAAATTTAATGACCCTCGACTTAACGCAAAAGATCCAGTGGAAGATCTCGCCCACCACAAAGGTCCAGAGCATGACAATCCAAAAACTTTTAAAATGAAATGTTTTGAAAATTCCAAAAGCCAAAAGAATCGTCAACAGAGTGTCGACCAGAGCCACGTCAAGGATAGGAACGCGCCATTTGTGGGCTCCTTATAAGGACACGTGCCCATTATTATACCTGACTAAAATAGATGGCACCTTGGTACCAATTATTTTCGTACTGGGGGTTCATCTTGTGGCTCGTACCAGTCGTGAGTCCGACCCTCATTTTATTTTTAAATTTATTTTTTTCAATTTTGTTCGTCATGAAAAGAAAAATAAATTTTGTTTCTTTTTTTATACTCTTGACCCACGTGATTCCCGCATGGCTCGCACGTAAAGGCCCCATGGACATCATAGGGACGGAACTTATTTTTATTATATATTTGCTGAGTTTGTGGCTCCAAGGGACTGACGCGATAACGGTATACCGTCAGGTACTTGACGAGCCACCTCTTACCATCAAAGAGTACCTAAAGACAAGACGCATTTTGTAACTAACTATGTGTGGAATCTATGCATGCACGGCGGGCACAAAGCCTCCTGAGAATGTCCTCAAGCACAGAGGCCCGGACCAGTACGTTTCGGCAGACGGGCTGACTATTTGGCGTCTCTCGATCAACGGAGGTCCCGATGGCCTTCAGCCTCTCGAGCACAACGACATGTGGGTAGTGGCGAATGCCGAAATTTACAACTATTTGGAACTTGGTGGAGAGGAGGGTCGCTCGGACTGTGAGGTCATCTTGCCGACGATCGAGCAGCACGGACTCGCGCGGGCCTGTGAGATGTTCCGCGGAGATTTCGCCTTTGTGTACACGGACGCCACCAACTTTTGGGCGGCTCGGGACGCCATCGGAGTCCGTCCTCTCTTTTGGACAAGGCACTCCAAAGGTATGGCCTTTGCTTCAGAGGCCAAGGCTCTTCTTCATTTCAAGACGAAGATTGAAGTCTTTCCACCGGGACACCTGTACGATTCGCGACTCGACATGTTTGTCTGCTGGGCCCCCAATTACTGGCCAAGTCCCCGTGACGACTCTGACGAGGAATTTGTCAAGTCTCAGATTCGCGACCTTTTGACCGAGGCTGTGGATCTGCGCGTTCAGGCAGGGCGTCCAGTCGGGTTCTTTCTGAGTGGGGGTCTGGACTCGAGCATCGTGGCGGCACTCGGAAAGCAGAGTCTCGGAAAGATCAAGACATTTTCGATCGGTCTCGAAGGGTCTCCGGATCTTTTGGCCGCCCGAAAGATGGCTGACTTTCTCGAGTCTGATCACACGGAGGTTGTCTTCACGGTCGAGGAGGGCCTCAAGGCGCTCAGGGAGGTTATTTGGCACCTGGAGTCCCACGATACGACGACCGTCAGGGCTTCGGTCCCTATGTACCTCATGAGCAAGTACATCAAGGAACATACGGACGTGCGGGTGATTCTGAGCGGAGAAGGATCCGATGAATTGTTCGGAGGGTACATGTATTTTCACGGGGCTCCGGACGTAGAGGCCTTTCGGGTCGAAACAGGTCGCCTTGTTAGGGACGTTCACATGTTTGACGTACTTCGGGCCGACCGTACGACCGCTGCACACGGTCTGGAACTCCGAGTTCCGTTCTTTGACCGAGACGTTGTAGATTACGTGATGGATGGGTTCAGCACGGAACTGAAGATGCCTCGCGAAGGCTACGAAAAGTTCCTCTTGCGCAAGGCGTTCGAGGACTTGTTGCCTCGAGAGATTGCCTGGCGCGGGAAGAACGGCATGAGCGATGCTGTAGGCACGGGCTGGGCAGAGGCCCTGCGTAAGCACGGAGAACACAAATATCAAGAACTGTACAAAAGTTGTTTTCCGACTGAGTTTGTCCCGTACAAGTGGATGCCCAGGTGGACAAATGTCGATGATCCGAGCGGGGCTCTTTTGCCCGGATTTAGACCCTGAACGAAAGAATGACTATACACGTCGCGAGTGCACAAAAAAATGAATCTCTAAAAAAATTCCTGTTTCTGTACTGAACGGCGATCGGCACGAGAACCTGACTCTCTGGGTCCTGGATCATCCTCAGGCTTTCGTGGCGTGCTCTACACATGGGACACTCTAGTTTCTCCTTGAGGGCCCGTATGAAACATTCGGCATGAAGGACCTTTTTACAACATCCGAGAGTCGTGAGGGTCCCTGTGAGATCTTCTTTACAAATTGGGCACTCGTCGTCCATTCTTTAAATTGTAGAGACATTAAATCCTTTAGAATTGTACAGATATTTTATCATAGAAGCTTGTAAAGTTTCATTATAAATTCTGATAGGTCCTGCTTCCATGCTGGATAAAAAACTATTATCAGTCGATGAAGTTCCTAAAGTCCCAAAAGAAAATGTTCTAATTCCGTCTACTGAATTTGTTGTTGTTAACGTAGTGGGAACCCCGTTAATATATATAGTATAGGAAGAGCCCCGGGAGCATATCGCATAGTGATACCAAGTTCCTGCTGTTATACTAGAAGTAATCTGACCTACCAAAGTTAAAGGACTTCCGGCACTTGGCGCAGTATATAAATTTAAAGTAGAATCAGTTACATTCTGAAACGCATAATAACTCGATGACATTCCATTGAAATTATCTTTCCACGCTAAATAGACCTGAGTCGAGGCTGAACCTACAGTCAATGGTTTAAACCACCCGGTTATAGTAATATTTCCAGTAACACCGGAAATATTATACTGAAGAGTATTTGAAGATGGGGGGTTCACGAGTATATTATTTTGTAATATAAGACCATTATTATACAAAGAAAGTCCGTTTGTGTCATATACGGGAAAACCATTTGAATTTACAGGGGAGGAGGTATCGTTAGGACTATTATTATTAAATGGGACCGAAAATATGATACTACTCCTTTGATTTACTTTAACATTTACGAGTGTATTTGTAGACTGATAAATAGTCTGGACTTGGTCAGCCGTAAGGGCTGTGTTGTAAATTCCTAGATTGCTTATTGTTCCGTTGAAATGACTTGCTTGATTAATGTTTATTCCCGCGATAAAAACAGTAGTAGAAGTAAAATTTGTTGTGTTTGTAGGAAGATTATTTATAGAGTCCTCAAATGTTCCGTTAATATATATATTTAATACATTCGGGTAATATACTGCAGCAACATGATACCAACTTCCAGTAGTTGGCACTGTGGCTGAGTAAAGTAGTCGGGTTACTCCATTTACTGTTATAGAAGTAAGGAAATTTGATTGATTAACCATTAAATTGAAGAAGGCTCCTGATGTTCCCCACTGACAAATATAACTAGCCGCCGGAGACAAGGTCGAAGCATTTATCCAGCAGGCAATTGAAGTTCCTGATTTTAACAAAGTGATAGTGGATCCATAAGTTAGCCATGAGTTCACGGTTCCGTCAAAACTAGTCCCCCGGATCTGAAAACTTACATTATTATAACCAGTAGTAGGACTGAACCCATTGATAGAATCTGTTAGAGTATTTTGTAAAGTGAACAACATGACCGGGTACAGAGAGGACTTTACAAAATTTACATACGGAGGGATACCTTGAGAATAGTAAATTCCTAGGACCTGTTGGGCGTTCAGAGCCGTGTTGTACACGCGGATATCCTGAACGGATCCCTGGGCTGCAGATGATCCATTCCCACTACCAAGAGTCATATTCGTTAAAGTTACGTTAGGAGGTGAAGAAGTCGTTGAAATCAATTGACCGTTTTGATAATAACTATAATTTGTAGAAGTTACAACAAGCGCCTGGTGAAACCACGTTTGGGCTGAAACGGCTGGTCCTGTTTTGGTTGTTGTAGTACCAGAAGTACCTAAAATAAAAACTCCGGATGTAGTGTTTGTGCCGAAGCTGTAATTTGTTGTTGAACTGTCTGAAAAATATAAAAATGTTCCAGGATTCGACCCCGATGGAAAAGACGTACATTTTATCCACAAAGATATAGTCAAATTAACAGATGATAACGATGTCGAGTATTGTATGTACTGTGACGGGCTTCCTCCAGGACTATTATTAAAATTAATAGCCTGATTGTAAAGTCCTGGAACGTATGTCGGACTTCCCACAGTTGCGGTAGGACTCAGACCAGTCACGGAATCAGAAGCCGACCCGTTAAAACTAAACAAGAGGGTCGGCGACGGAGACGAAGCCATTCTAAAGAATACACACTTTTTTTTCATATGGATGATTATTTTCACTTTGATTTTTGTAGGGAACTCGAGAAGCGTCCTAGAAAAAATCCACTCGGCCAAGACTGTCACCTAGCCCCAGATGGCTCTGTGACCCGTGACGAGGACAAGATTATCGCCGCGCAGAGGATTTGGAAGGAGAGGGCCTATTCGCCACCGGGGACGCTTTTCGCTTCGAGGGGGAAGATGTATGCCCTATCCTTGAAGGACTGGGAAACCCTTTTGCCTTTAGCCAATTCTTAATTTTTGTGTTGTTGTTTCCAACTTTGAAAACAGAATTCGTTTTATTTTTGGCTGTCCAGCCGAGTCTTTCACGGACGATCCACGTGGATGTAGGAAGATTCGCCCCTCCTGCTCTAGTCTTGGAACGATTCCCTAGATTAATTCCTGTATGATAAATGGGTTTTTTCCGGGTTATTGCGTAAAGTGTCGCCAGGGCCCGTAAGGTTGTTCCCGTGCCCTTCCCTTTATTGTTGGTCTCTCCTTCGTAAATGTACACATGAGATCTATTTTCGTATATGCTCACGTAAGACTTGCCGTAACTGATAGTATATTCCGGTTTTTCATTTTTCACCTTGAAATTGGTCCCTTGAAGGAAGTTCTTAACAAACGCGTTCATTACTTTTGTTAAAGATAATTTTTGCTTCAAATCCAATGAAGAGCATCGTGACCAGAATCAAGTTCTGCGGAGTAGAGTATGATGTCGAGCGAGTCATCCATCTCGAGGATGGTACCGACTACTACGTCCTTCTAGGATCGGACAGAAAGGTCAAGGACAAGGACTGCGAGGTTGTTTCCAGAAGGCTTGTTGTTTAAAATATTTGAACTAAATAAATGAAGAGATTCAATGCGCTCGTGAAGGAGACGACAAAAACTCGTAAAGAATTGTTGGCAAATTTGCTCAAGGGTAAACTCCGGCCCTATGTCCCGACTCCTTACAAGGACCGGAAGGGACGCACGATATACAGGGCGGTTAAAGAGACGTATTTCGTCATTTCAAATTACAAAAAATATTATGGAATCAAGGCGGCGTCGCCGATCCATTTGTTGTCCAGGGCTCCCAGGGCCATAAAGCCAAAGAGCGCATAAGAATCAATGAAGGTCAAACTCGTCAGTTATTCTCAGATACCCCGAAATGACGGAGAAGAGTCTCTCCAGGATTTGATCGCATATTGTGCACGTGTATCAAATCCTGGAAATCAGAAGAATTCTGACAATCAGCACTGGTCGCCTTTCGAAATGGTCAGCATCTGCATGGAGATTGAGACGACCAGGGACATTGCGCGCCAGATTCTGCGTCACAGGTCATTCTCGTTCCAGGAGTTTTCACAGAGGTATGCGGTGGCTCCGGTCACGGATTTTGAGACCCGTGAGGCCCGACTCCAAGATTCAAAGAATAGACAGAACAGCATCGAGACCGATGACGATTCTTTGAATTTTGAGTGGCAAATGAGGCAACTCGAGGTCTCTGCGGCCTCGAAGAGCGCCTACGAATGGGCCCTCGAAAAGGGGATCGCAAAGGAACAGGCCCGCGCGGTCCTCCCCGAGGGCATGACGCCGTCCCGCATGTACGTGAACGGGACCCTGCGTTCGTGGATCCATTATATCCAACTGCGTTCTGGGAACGGGACTCAGAAGGAACACCGCGAGGTTGCGATTGAATGTGGGAAGGTTCTGGAGAGTATTTTTCCATTTAAGAACACTGAGAACTAAAACCTCAATGGACTGTAACGACGAAATCAAGGCTCTGATTGCCGAGCGTATGGAAAAGGGCCGGAAACAATACGGACACGGACTTGTACAAAACTCGGGCTACGATTGGCTCCAAGAGGCGCTCGAGGAGTCCTTGGATCTTTCAATTTACCTGTCCGCAAAAATAATCGAAGTCAAGAAGCGCATCACTGATTCGGCTGATAGTACCCCCTCGAGTTCTTTTTAAACTTACTACTTTCATAGAAGAACGCAGCTCCTACGCATAAAGGGGGCAATCCCTTCTCGACCGCCGCGACCCGGAATCGCGCCAAAAATATAGTGAATCTGTATGGAGTTCCAAGAATGGGTGGTGGCTTCAACTTTCACCGGAGATGAATTCGTGTTCTGTGCCTGACAGGGTCCCGTTTTTCCCTCGAAAGTCACCAAACAAAGACAAGCCCTTCCAAATGGATCCCAATTTCATCACTCGCCTCAACACACTGATGGTCAAGCGCACCTTCGGGAAGCCCATGTTTCGGCGCGAGTTCAAGGACTACGCCATCATCATCTGGCTTCGCGAGGATGGCTTGTTCCACTTTACGAAGTTTGACCGCAAGACCCAGAAGTGTCACACGCTAAACTATTGGAGGGACAACGGCAAGACGACAAACCACGAGTGGAGCTACCTAGAGTCTGTGTAAAAATTCGTGTTCTGTGTCGTCAATAACTTAAACCCACGGAGCCCCAAAAGAGTAATAACAAATGGAACCAGTTATTATTTTTATTTGTGTTTTTGCTGCTGTCGGTATATCTACAGTAATAGCTGCTTGTGTCCGTGATCTGTTGCTAATAAGAAAGAATGCCCTTGACAGAAGGTCTGAAGTTAAACCCACAGAGCCCTAAAAGAGTAAGAACAAATGGAACACGTGATTGCCCTCGAGGCAGTCTGGCCGTCCCTTTCAAAGTCTGATAAAACACAAATATGTAAACGAATTCAGGCTATGAAAGGAACTCCTCAGAGGTCGCACAAAAAATGGACGCCCGAAGAGTCTCTTCGTATGGAGGAACTTTGGGTATCGGGCCTGCCCGCCAAGGTTATCGCTCAAAGTATGGGTCGAACAGAACTTTCGATCAAGTGCCACTTGTGGCAAATTGGTCAGCCACGACAGCCTGAGGTTGTCACGATCGAAAACGCACAAGTCGGTGAAGAGGTCCTCAGGGGTCCAGACCTATTTTTACCCAAAAAATACATTCGAGGAAGAATCACAAAGATTATCCCAGAATGTGAAATGGTCAAGGTTCTGTGGGAAGGCCTCGACCGCGAAATATCGGCCCGAATAGGGTTCGATAACAAGTTCGACTTGTTCAAGATTCCCTAAAAATTCGCGTCTCACCTTCATAACTGGGGCGTGCTCTTTTGACAGCGACTCCTCTAGTTCTTTCGGCAGTTCTTGTAGGGCGCGCAGCTCGCACGCATCGTAAATCCAGAAATCTTTTTCAAAAGACAATTGAGTTTTTTAAATTTTCTTGGAAGACTAAAGACTTTCCTGTTGGATTTTCTCACGCACTGCTTGTTCTTGGGGCCAGACTTGCAGCAGGTTCTCATTACATTTTAGTAATTTTAAAAACTTAGAGACTATTGAATGTAATGGAAGTTTCTAGTACCTTCAAGTGTCCTTGTCGCCCCGAATTTACATACAAAAACGCACAGGCCCTAGCGAACCACAAAAAGACTAAATTGCACTCGGCGTGGGAAAAGACACAAGAGGTCAAGGATGTCCGGACACAGTCAAAAAAGTTTGAAAATGAAATTGAAAGACTCAAAAATAAATTGATTCATAGAGAACGAATCGAGGCCGAACTCTTGGCCAGAATATCTAGTCTGGAAAGCGCCGTGCGTTATTGGAAGAGCCAGACTGAAATAAAATCTTCCTAAAATTTAATGAAAAGCAATGCTCTTTGGGGAAATTACAAGCGTCTCGTGGCAAACAGGAAAAAGGCTATAGAAAATTTTCGTAAAAGTGAGCAGAGACGTCTTAATATACAAGAATTCGAAGGTCTCGTGAGAAACCTTAACCAAAAGGCTAAAAATATAAATAAACAATTTATAAATGCGTACAATGCCAAGCTCAATACACTAAAAAAGTCTATTATAGACGAAATTAACAAAGAGGAATCTATGGGTCACAGCAAGGCCAACTTGCGTAGACTCGTGACGAGTACGAGCCGAAATACTCTCGCGCGTTTTGGCGAGAAAATGAGGAGTAATTCCGCAAAACACAAAGAATTACGTACTACGATAGCTGGGTACAGAAAGTCCGCAATGAATAAATACCCCGCCATGAAAAGGAAACGTAACGAACGACTTGTTTCGCGGTTCTTAGTTAACCGTCTGTACAGGCCCGGCGGGTCAATGTATCGCAAGGCCCTCTCAAATTTTGAGGTTCTGAGACCAAGCATGAGTAGGAGACCTAGTTCCATCAACAAAAATGGCAAAGTTCGCAGTCATCGCTCCTAGTTTCTCGGGGGTAGCGCCCTACCTGTGGAATTTTGAAAGTTACAAGGAAATCTTTGACTTTTTGTACGAAAATCATCTCGTGGAAAGGAGAGACTGGGACTATGAAAATCTCTACATTTATATGGGAACCAAGGTCGTCCTCTCTTCAGGAAAAAGAGTCGACCTCTATGACGACCATTTCGACCTCAGGCTCATCGGGTCCCTGATGAGGCAGATTATTCAGTTAAAACAGTAGAACATTTTATTCTCAATGGAACTGAGCCTCAGAGCTCCAGTCAGAACCGATTTCTTTGCAAAAAGAGACGAAAAAGAACAGGCCCTTAAAGAGGCCATGGGTCGACTCGAGGAATTTAAAAAACGAAGGCCCGAGTCTTTGTATCCCAAAGAAATTTACGGACTCGTCACGAACCCCAGTATCATGTACGCTTCGGAATATATCCGGCTCTTGGAAGACGCAGTCAGGGCCAAAAAGTCTCTAGAAATGATGGACATTGTACTAGAAGGACTTATGCACGAACGAATCAAGATTCTTGAAGATCTTCTTAATTAGAAGGGCTGCGTTTTCTTTTATGGGAAACTGAGGGCGAGGCCCGGCGAACAGGAGATGCGCTGCGCGTTCTTCGGACACTCGTCACCTTTCTCGGGCTCTTTAAGTTTTTGAGATTATTTTCAACTGATTTTCGTCTATTTCTTAATATGTTTTCACGGGGTCTGATAAATTTTTTGCCGTAGTGAATGTTTGCCATGTGGACATTTGCACGAGACCCTTTAAAGACAGGTACGAACGCACCAGGCTTGCTGTACATGTTCGCCGTATTAAAATTTCCTGTTTTACCCATCTTCATGTAATGTGTTCTTTCCGTATTTCCTAATGGAATTTTTGTAGACCTTCCAAAATCTATGACCCACATTCCCGTTATTCTTCCAGCCGAATCAGCCGTCACGAGAATGTTTCCTGCGTGGAGATTCCCGTGAGAAATTCCTCGGACGTGCATCTCTTCTATGAGAGAAAAGACTCTATTCTGAATACGAGACTTGTTTGTGTTTGGAAACTTTTTGAGGTACTGAAAAAGTGTCATTGCGTCACCTCCACCTACCCTCCCCATGATGAATATAGTCAGGATACCTCCTACGCGTTTTTTCGGGATATTTAGAGTTTCTGCGACGGCGCTTCTCGTTTTTTTTAGGGGAACGGTAAGTTTCATTTGATTTTCTTTCCTGAACCTAGGCACTACACGGGTCCCTTGAAGCCTCAGGAGAGATTCCCATTCTTGGGGCGAGTTATTAGTGACAATCTTCATGTATCTTCCGTTGTTCGTCTCAAAAACGCGGCCGTTTACTCCTCCTCCGATGTACTTTACAGGCAAAGGCCATTTGGGCGCCAACCTCTTTATGAGTATCTGAACGCCCTCTACATCAACAGGCATCTTATTACATAAAGAGATTAAAATCAGTACTCTTGGAGAGGAGAAATCCTCTCTGTCTCGCTCCTATAACACAACTGGTTAGTGTGTCGGTCTTATGAGCCGAAAATCCGAGTTCAAGCCTCGGTAGGAGCAAAAAGTTCCGTCCTTTGTTTATTTGTCGGTTTTGACTTTGGGACATCTGGATCCGTGCTACTGTACCATTTGTCATCCACATGGGCCATCCAGGGCATTCGTATCCGGTCAAGGGCCTTTCGGCAAATAACGCAAGGCATGGAACACCCGGGCTGTCCATCTTTTCTGGTTCTCTGAATCACGAGAGCCCCAAATTTTCTATAGGTCCAATGAACAAAACGAGACGGGCTGACTCCCTCTCGTTTTGCTTGTTGCTGAAGACGCGCCAGGACTATCCGTTCCGCACAACACAGAAATGAGTTTGGTGTAGGCCCATACGGGACACGGGCCCCGCCCGTGCGGGGCCTTAGCTGGAGAGCAGACTATATACATTACTTGAATAACGCGTGACGTTTTTAACCCCTGAGATCTTGGTCCGGATCAAACTTGGTTGCGTACCAGGCCCTGGGAGCCTTTTTCTTCGTGACGAGGACGTATTTATATGTACGAGCAACCCCCCATTGATTTGCCGTCATTCCAGGCCGACTCCCGCCCGTCTGCCAGGCCCTGCGCCCCCTATTGTACACGGTGTTCAGGGTCTTCAAGGGAATTCCTGTTCTCTTTGAAATCAGGGACTTGTCAAACTTCAGCCCCGGGTAGACCCTGTGAAACTGAAGTGTCCACTTGGACTTTCTTGGCTTTGCAAACGAGTCAGATTTTCTCAAAACAAAACTTTTATTTTTTTTTCTTTTTAAAAGTTCACGTTCGCGAGTAAACTTGAGCATTCGGCTCAGACCTCCAAAGTACCGTTCGGGCCAGGTTCTCTTGAGGGTGATGTGGCGCGGGTGTCTCTTTGTCATACTATAAAAAAGGTTTTGTTTCAAGGGGCCTGGGGCCAAAGTCAAAGACTTTAAAAATGTTCAGACGTCCGATCGTTCGTAAGCAGAAGCCATCCCCTTGGGTGGAAAAGGTCCTGAAAATGATTGAATGTGGAAAACTCGTCCAGGTGGAGACGGACGATCGCGGCCGCCCTGTATATAAAATACATGACAAAGAGTAAATGACCAGTAGTAACGTCCAGCTTCAGCAGCTCCAGACCCAGATTAACCAGCTCGGGCCTCCTCCTAACCCAGCGGTTCAGAACCAGATTACCCAACTCCAGGCTCGTATAGCGACCATGGATAAGACGAATATAGTAGCTTACTCTACGGCCCTGGATCAACTCTATTCCCTCCAGACCCGTTATGCCTCGTCGAACTCGGCTGCGCTCCAGGACCTTCTCACCCAGAAAATTGCCCTGCTGCAAATTCTTACTCAGCAATAGTAGATGAGGTGTATGACTCGACAGGACAACCCTCTATACGTGATTCTGCCCTACTTTAATTATTGCGGATTCAAGTCCCGTCGTCGTCTATTCATAGAGTGCGTAAAACGTCTTCAGAAGACGCCGGGACTTCGCCTGGTCATCTCAGAGGCTCTGGGCCCAGCACCCCTTCCGTGTCTGGCCATCAACGGAGCCCATTTCAAGTTTGAGATTAAAGACCATATATGGATCAAAGAAAATTTGGTAAACATGGTCGTTCCTAAACTTCCTGCAGATTGGCTATACGTCGCTTGGATAGATGCGGATCTCACGTTCCTGAATACAGAGTGGACCCAAGAAACGATCAAGCAACTTCAGACAAACGAAATTGTTCAATTGTTCCATACGGCCGTAAACCTCGGCCCCCGCGGAGAGGCCCTGAAGATTGATAAAAGTTTCGGGTACATGCACAAGGATAGCGGGACGAAATATATGAAAACGGACAAGTACGGATTTTGGCACCCAGGGTACGCATGGGCCTGTTCGCGCTGGGCCTGGGAAAGAATGGGAGGACTCATAGATTGGGCGATCCTGGGGTCGGCCGATCGTCACATGGCCATGGCCCTTATAGGAGAAGTGAAGAACAGTTGTCCCGGGAACATTCATAAAAATTATAAAATTCTTTTGGAACTTTTTGAGAAACGGTGTGAAAAGTTTAGACTTTCCTACGTTCCGGGAACGATCCTACATCATTGGCACGGGAGTCTCGTGAACCGCAAGTACAGAGAACGATGGCAGATCCTTACGGATAACAAATATGATCCCAATGAAGATCTAGAAACAGACGCTCGGGGCCTGACGCACCTTTCAAAAAAAGGAAAAAGACTCTCAAAGGATATTTCAGACTATTTCCTCGAGCGCAAGGAAGATGAGTAATGTGTCCAAGGGGCTGAGGGCCCTGGGCCAAGTCCTTAAATTTTACAAAATGTCGACGCTCGCACAAATCGAGTACCTCCGGAACGCTCGCCGCGCGGTCCTGATTACCCAGAATTCTATGAGTACGTACCATATCGACTGGGCTCTTTCGTACTGGAGAATGTACCTCAAGTCTTCAGGGACCAAAAATATGAACAAACTCGTCACTGACCTCAGGGACCGCCTTGAGGCCAGGGACACAGAGGGGGCTCTCAGAATTGTGAGTTCTGTGGGCACGACCAAGCCAAAGGCTTGTGACTCTACGAACTGGCCACATTCGCTACTGAACAGGAAAAACTAGGGACCGTCTTGTCCTGGGTCAGAAATTTGTACCAGGACAAGATGTTTCCTACACGGGACGAGTTTAACAAGGCGTACGAAGAAGGAGCCTTTGAAGATGCTGCGAGAGACTACAGGAGTAATATATGTTTATTAATAGTACGAAATGGAATCCATTCTCCCTCTAGTCTCAGTTTGCATAGGAAGTTTCGCTCTTTGTTTTCAGATATTCGTTCTTTATCCGTGGCACCTTGAACTATCTACACAGTTTGAGGATCTTCAGAGAGCTTGTATGACGTTGTAGTCGAGCGGAGGCATATAGTTCACGGCCGGAATAGCATCTTCTGAAGAGGCTTCTCCTATTGGGATGCACACGCGAGGGTTACCTCCAAAAGAATTGGGTCCTGGAACGAGGTAGTAGCCACGGGGGCAAACTGGACGCGAGGCGCGAATTCGAGGTTTCAAAAAATACAAAAAAAGTATCAAAATAGCCAGACCGGCAAAGATCTTTCTCATTAATGTAGAGCGAGAAAACTTTTGATACGAGCAATAATCTTCCGTAATATTCCCAAGATTCTTTCACGTATAGTAGGAACATGAACCCTGACGGTCAACGGGCGCGTGGACCAAGACTTGGTATCTTCATCGTAGCAAACCTCCATTAATCTTCTTCGGGCTTTTTTCCTTTATTAAAAAAAGTGTAATAAATGACCATTCCCAGAATGAGAAGAACTCCAAATATAAAGGCCACCGTGGGTGCCCATGTTGCAAAAAGACTTGGCGATTTCGTTACCACTGCAACCCCTCCTCCAGTCACGGCTGCTGCCGTGGCCATGCCAGTGACTGACGTAGGAGTCCATATCGGCTCCGGAGGCTCCTCTGGCTGAGGATCGCCTTTTGTTCCCGGCCAATAAATCCGTTTATGGAGAGAGCCGGTGTGGACGCGGCCCGTGACTGGGGTTCCTATAGGCGCCTGCATACCCGGACCTACGGGTATTTCGGGAACGCTCGTAACTCCCCCTAAAGCTGCGGAGGCCCCTGGAAGAGCCGCGGGTAATCCTGGTACTTTCTGAGCCAATTTTCCCAATTTTCCAGAATTCCGCGCGAGCATTTTTCCGGCTAATGCCGCCATCTACTAGTATCAACCTTTTTTATTCCACCCCAAGTCTATTGGAATTGCGTGAAGTCCTTTTTCATCTACATACCCCCGTTTTGACTCCCACTCAAAAGAAAACCAGTCTTTTTGGGGCATATTTACAGGTCCTTGGCCAAACGTGACGTGCCAGACCTTCTCCATGATGTATCCAAACTCAGTCGTAAAGTCTAGATTGTTGTTGAATATATAGTACCATCCCTCGTAGAGCTTCTTTGGGTTTGCCAGGATGCGCTCTCGGGAAACTACAAACTGGGATCCCAAATCAAAGATCCAGGGAGTCCCCTCGAAGGGAAACTCCCCGTTGAGAGGAATGCACAACCTTCTGAAAAATGTGTGAAATCTTATGGGCTCTTTGTATGTGACATATTCGTCTGTGAAACCCTCTGCCCAATGAGTGTTCCCCAAAGGAACGAACCCATACTTTTGCCAATTGGCCCCCTCTATGACCTCGAGCAAAGGCCGGTCGTGATTTTGATGCGGCGCCGTCTCGTGTCCGTGGATGAAGGCTACGGCCTCTGGCAAATTGTCGTAATTTTCTATAATGTACTTGAGGTAAGCAGTCGACTCGCGGCCCAAATTCGGAATGACATGCTGAGGAACAAACGGACTGGGATCCGCGCCCTCCTTGTCAATCAGAACTACGGGAAATTTTGATTTCAGGAGCCAGTTGAGATCCTCTTTCCAGTGATTCGTCACGATCGTGAGGCTCATTAAAGTTTAAAAATTTTTTTTAATAGAAAACAAAACGCTCCTCGACCGCGTACGCCTCTGCCTCAAAGGGATGTTTCACGTACTCACGGACGTCCGTGATGCTAGAAGGGTTTGGTCCAAAAAATCCCCCTGCCGGAACTCCTCCCTTGTACCAGACCTTCCCGTCAGTATCCGGATTGGCCCGAAGATTTTCTATGTGCTGGTCGGACAGAACGTAGCCTGGAGGAATACGAGGTCCCTGTAATTTCTGGCCTATGTGAACCATCTCATGTACGAGTGTTCTCGCGGTTACAACCTCTGAAAGGAAAATGACGTTGAGACGGGTGTGCGGAAGTCCATCCTCGTAGTAAGCCTTGGCGAACCTCCACGGAAGCCCTGAATAAATGGTCGTCTCTAAAAACTCCTGGGCCAGTTGGGCCTGGCGCCATAACTGATCCTTTTCTTCGGGTGTCCATGCACTTGCCGAGTTTATGGCCAGCGCTTTGTATTCTTGTCGGGTCCGACAGTGACGAGCCTTGAGATCGTAAGGGCCTAGACGGGCGATAAAGCCGTCTGGGTCAGCCGCCAAGAATTTTTGGGTCTGTGTCCTTGTGAGGAACTCCATCTAAGGATAGCACTCAAAAAAATACCAAGATGTCTTCACCAAATATCACCTTTCTGCTCGATTGCTCTGGATCCATGGAGTCGTGCTGGGACGACGTCCTAGGAGGCTTCAACGCCTTTGTGAAGGACCAGGACCCTCAGGCAACCTTGACCCTGATTCAGTTTGATCACGAGTACACAGTCTCGTATGAAAATACAAAAATGTCCGAGGTTCCACCACTGACCCGTGAGACGTACAAGCCTCGCGGGTCAACAGCTCTTTTGGATGCCATTGGAAAGTTTATTTCGGGTCCTACGAGTCCTTCGGTCTCGGTCGTAGTAGTCATCTTCACGGACGGTCTTGAGAACTCGTCCAAGACCTACACCAAGGCTCACATCAAGGATCTCATCAAGCAAAAAACCAAGGATGGATGGACCTTTGTGTATATGGGGGCGAACCAGGACGCCTTTGCCGAGGCGGGATCTATGGGAATTGCGGCGGCCCACACGATGAACTACGACGCGAGCAGGACCCCAGAGGCTATGGGTCGTCTGAGTCAGGCTGTGAGTTCTATCGGGTCTAATTAGTTTCCTTGCGCCGTTTTCAAGGCTTCCAGCGCTTCTTGTGCTTTTTTGGCAGACGCGGCTGCCTTCACGTTGGCTGCTCCTACCTGAGTGACCAGTTCAGGATTTTTTGAAGCTTCTGTACGTAATAAGTTTGCTGCTTCTTTATTAATTTTTGCTTGCTTACTCGCTTCCTCCAAGGAATTTCGTAAACTGTTTAATTCTTGTGCAGAAGCACCTCCCAAGTTTTTGTTGGCTTCTTTAGTCCCCCCTCCCCTCAGAGCCCCAGACACATCAAACATCGCAAGAAGAAGGAAAAGCATGAGCATGTACAGAGTCTGGCCCTTGGCCGACGGATTCACCTTGGCCTGAGCTCCGTTGTAGCCAATAGACCCGACGATAAATACATACATGAGTGTAATAAGACCTCCTTGAAGTCCTCCCATTTTGTCACCCATATTAAACCCGATAGAGAAAGCAAGTGTCACGAGAGCGAACAAGAGCCCCGAAATAGGAAAAGCCTTTGCCCCGCCGCTCTTGGGATCTTTCTTGAGAGCGACCATCCAGGGTGTGAAACTGACTACAGTCAGAAGGACCGCCATAAGAGCCGAAAGACCATAGAACTTTCCCCCTCCGAGGCCAGCCCGGTTCGCCATGTCGAGTGAAATTGCCAATGACATGAGTAATATGAGGGCAAATGCGGCCGGCTTTCCCTGGGAAACAAGCCAGCCAGCCCCAAAGCTTGTTGGGACCTGGCCGAGCCAAGACATTATAAGAGCAGGAAAAGCGCCCATTATTATATCCATCTAAAAAAATTAAACAGAGGATCCACTAAGTGATGCATTGGTCGGCCCACCTCCTCGCATCCTGGAGAGTTGTGCAAGTGCTCCTGCTGCAGCCCCAGAAGCTTTCGCCAATTTATATGAGAACCACAGAGTCCAAAATATGGAGAATATAAGACCTATAACCTGGAAACCATATTTGCCGCCCTTTCTTCTCTTTGCATTTGAAATACCTATTGAATTGATAATGACGAGAAACAACCCCAGGGCTATACACATAGTAAAACTCATTACGACGACTCGCGGAACGTTGGGAGCATTGGTACTCATTATTACTTTGCACGGAAAATAATACGGTGTCCAAGGACCTTTTCGGTCTGCTTCAGTGCGGCCCGAAAGCTCGGCCTGGACCACAAGAGCCACCTGGACCAGAACCCGGCCGTGTATCTCCCGGCTCTCGTCCAGTTTTCCCGCTTTCTGTGCCTCGACAGGTACCTGTGCATCCTTTCTTTGTCCTTGTGTTTCGTGTAATCCGAGTATCCTTTGCGGCCAAAGTGTACCTTTGAAACAATACCCCCGGTCTTGGGCACGTACGCCACAAACTTGTGGATTCCGTCACGGTCTGGGGTCAAGACTATCATGGTCTCAAGCTAATACGTATAGAGATATAAATTACGAGAGCCAAAGTGAGGACGTTGAAAGCCATCCAACCAATTATATAAGGCATGAACGCGTTATTTTCGAGTATCATATTTAAGAGCTGACGAGTAAGAGAATCATCATCCATGGATCGCTTTCTTAAGACTCCGCATTCTAAAAAACATCCACAAGATTTCGCGTCGGCTAACGTCATATGTATATGGGGTCCTGAAGGAATAGGTAAGACCTGGTTGGCCGAAAAGACTGGAGGTGTCCACCTGACTGAGGATGTCCTGCGTTCTAAACAATCCACCCTAGAATTTATGGCTCGTATGAGATCGAGTGATCAAGCAGTCATCATGGACGATTTCGAGTCCCTGAAAGACTTTGTGGGCATCCGCGAATTGACCGGAAGTCCGTCGCGGGCCCAGATGTTTATCACGGCCCGGTCTCCCGTTAAACTCTCGTTTCCTGTCCTCAATCACGAATACCCGATCCCGACTCCTGAAAAAATAATAAAAATAATTAATTTTTTAAAACCTGTGACGGATGAGAAACGACTCCGAAAGTTGGCCGAAGAAGCCAAGGGGTCCGTGAGGTACGTACTGCAAGGACTCGAGTTTAATTCTGACCAACGGGACTTTTTCCAAGAACCCCGCAAGGACCTGGAGGTTCTTTTCTGTAAGGGTGCCTCGGGTCAAAAACCAACTTTTATACATGAACACGGGTTTTCGTGGGCGGTCGTTCAAGAAAACTACCCAGATGGAAACCTTAGCCTGGACCAAATTGCCGAATTGGCTGAAAACATGACCGATGTCGATATCATTGATGAAAAAATGTATCGAGAACAGTCGTGGTACATACTCCCATACTTTGTGTCACTGGCTATATTCAAACCAGCGCTTTTAGTACAAAAGACTTTGAAAAAGTTGAGACCAGGATCGCTGTGGACAAAGTTTCAGAACGAATGTATGAAACGAAAAAAGATAGAGGCTCTAAAAAGAAAGTACAAGGGTATAGAACCCGAATATCTTTCTCTATATTCACTCCTTTTGACTGAAGCAGATCACCAGGATATTTCCTTTATGAAAAAAATATCTACATTTTGTAAATGAAGTTGGCACTGACTGTCGCCATCATCATTATTTTGTTTTTGATTCTCAGACCTGTCATCATCGAGGGATATTATGATTCAGAGGCTGATAAGGAATACAAGGATCTCATGATGGCCCAACTTCGGTCTATAGGCGAAGGAAAACCCATAGACGAGAATTCACCTCCCGATGTCATGGTAAAGGTGATGGCCAGCTGGCTCGCCGGGTACAACAATTACGCGAAAAAGACTGGGGCTCCTCAGGCCAAACTAGAGGATGCCCCGGAGATGTTTCCAAACTCTTGGTTAGATGAATACAATAAATCAGTTACTACAGAGTGATATGAAAATAGCAACGAGTGCAAAAGTGAGAAGGGGTGCGTCGGACGCTTCGAGCTGCGGAATCAAGCCGCCGCCCGAAAATTCCTCAGTGTACTTGGCTCTCCCAAAAAAGCCCTTTTTTCCTGTATTTGGAGGCATACTTTTATCTGTTTTCATTGCTTGTTGTTGATTTTTAAACTTGTTAAAAAAGCTTCCCCCCTTTTCATCGCTTCCCCCCTTTTCATCGCTTCCCCCCTTTTCATCGCTTCCCCCCTTTTTTTCGTCGGCCATCGTATTATTTGTCATACCCGGGGTACCAATCTCCTCAGAGAATACACCTGAAGAAGCGGCCATATCTTTACCCGAAACCTGAATGTTTACTCGAACGGGTGGGTTATTTATGGTTATTGGACCAGACCCTCCTCCTGGTAACCCCCCCATCATCCCTCCTCCTGGTAACCCCCCCATCATCCCTCCTCCCGGT